GTTTATATTTAAAATATATGTCGTTATACTTTTCAAACAATTAAATATCAGGGCAGGTTACGTGTCCTAAGACCTCTTAATGTTAATTAATTAATGTTAAGAAAGGTTAATGTAACGGAGATATAATGAATGGAAAAGATTAATTCCATCATATAAATATCAACTTGCCAATTCTAGACATAAATATACTGAAGAAGAAAAAGAGAAATATATCAGAGACAATCTAAAAAATTTGATTCAGTATGAGAAGGAACATCATATTGCGAATGATTCAGTAGAAATGTTAAAATTATATAATAAGAATCAACTTGAAGAAGAAATTAAGGAAATGATACAAAAAGTAGAAGAAATAAAAAATATGATTAAAGAAGCATCAGATTTGATTACTGATACAGAACTCACAATACAATTTAATAAAGTATTTAAAAAAAACTCAGAATATAAAAAAAACTCTAGAATATTAAAAGAAGCAAAACAGATAAGAGAAAAAAAAAAACAGGAACTAGAACCGCTATATGATCGTCTTCGTATCTTTTTAAATCGTTTAAGAGAATTAAAAACACAATTAAATCAACAAATAATTGCTAAAAAAAAAAAAAACTTGTAATAAATGTTGGTGGTAAAGTAAAAAATTTAGAAAAAAGATTTAAAAAATTATTAACTTCATGTTCTTAATTTTAATTAATATTATTTTCATATAAACGTAATAAATTTCTTTCTAACATTGCTATTGTCATTTTACCAATTGATGCAACATATTTAATACCATTTATTTTCATAACTTCTTCTTCATCAATATTTTTAAAATGTGAAAAGTTTATTAATACCGTTCCTTCCTGGACGTTTTCCAAAGGTAATTTATATTTCTCAACAGGAACTCCAGTAATTATTATATCACATTTTTTTATAACTTCATCTAATTTATATTCAATTGATATATAATCATTATTGTCCTTTAATTTATAAATCGTATCTATATCAATTGAGTATACTTCTGCCCCATCATTATGTAACATAGCTGCCAATGGTTTTCCAACTATTTCACTTCTATTAACTATACCAATAGTTTTTCCTAATAATCTTTTTCCTATTAATTGTGTTCTATCATAAGATAATTCCTCTAAAATTTTTACAATAGATAATGCTGTACAAGGCAATAAGCATTTTTTATTTTTTTTTTCATCAATAAACCTAATATTTCTATAAAGATTATTACGATAAAAGAAATTTAATCCTTCAACATCTTTATTTATAGATATTGTATCTCGTAAATAATCATCTTTATTATTTCCCATAAACGTTTTAACATCCAATCCATAAATAGGATAATATACAATAATTCCAGTTGTAGTATCATCATTCATTTGTTTATATATTTCAGATATTATATCATCTTTTGAAACATTTACTAATTCATAATTAATATTGTCTTTCTTGCAAGAACGACCTGTCCATTTGGAATACATTTTAGCACCTGCGTCATCCCCAGTCATAATACCTACTAATTTAGGTGGGGTTCTATCTTTATAAAGAGTTGCTATTTTATCACGAATTTGTTTCTTATATTTATTAGCATATTCCGCAATATTAATTTTTTGAGATTCCGTCGTCATATTTATAGAATGTTATTTATTAATAAAATTAAATAATACTTATTTGTTAAATAAATATTAATTAATTTTTAAATAGAATTAAGAATCTTATAAAATATAAACAAAATTATGAATAATTATAAGAATATTAAAATTACTCCAGTTATGATTGTTATAATTGGATATGTCTATTTACTAATAGTATCTATTTTTTTATATTCAATTGGATTTGGTAAAAATAATAAATTTTTTAGATGGGGAATTCCTGTAACTATTCTAGGTCAAGAAATAAATGATGAGAAAACATTTTATTCAATATGGATAATTGTTTTATTTAATACATCTATTAGTACAGCATTTACTGAAATTGTATACTCATGGATGTTAAATTGCGTTCAAGATCCAAAATCAGTTGATACAATATATTCAAATAAAGTTTCTTTATTACTTGTAGGATTAAATTCACTTTATTATTCTATTCACATGTTAGTATTTATGAACGCAATAATGACTCAATTTTCTTTCTTTATAGCAAGTTTTTTTGGAGGAATTATTGTTATTTTATATACAAATTGGCAATATATTTTGAGAGTAAATCGTAATAAAATTAATTTATTAAATGAAAATAATGAAGAATATTTATTAAATTAAAATTTAGAAAGCCGTTCTTGCCTTTGTCATAATTTATATATTTTAAGTAATAGTATAATAATATATTTAAGTGTATGATTGTATAAATATCGTGGTGGAAGTTAAATACTTCAAAATAAAATTGATTATAAATTATATAAGTTTAATAATGAAAAAATCTTTTAGTATTATTAAACTTAATCAAGAACCTTTGGTCTATGTAAAAAAAAGTACAAGACCAAATGGTGGAAAAGGCTTGTTTGCTCAAAAAAAAATTAAAAAAGGAACGCCAGTTGTAATTTATTATGGTAAAATGACTGATTCAGAACAAATATTTGATTATTATACCGATGATCCAGATAATTATCTTAAAAATATTTTCCCTTATGTTAGAAATACAGAACGTGAAAATATTGTAATTAATGGATATTCAGCTTTAAATCATAAAAATAGTAATGTTTTAGGTGTTTATGTTAATGATTATGATAAATTAAAAAATACAAATATTCAAGAAATGAAACGATATGCTAAAACTGCTAAATTATGTAATTTAGAAATTGTTGAAACTGCTGATTTTCCTATTTATTTTTCTAGACGAAATATTAAAAAAGGTGAAGAATTATTTGCTCACTATTCTGTTGGTTATTGGCTTCTCTATCTTGGTACTAAAGCAGAAGATATGGAAGAAATTTATAAAAAAACTGAATGGAATAAGTTTTACAATTAATTAGATAGCATACTATCAAACTTAACAGGACTATAATTGATTGATTTCAAAATCTTGCCAGTAGATTCATTATATACAACATAATATTTCTTATCATCAGATAAACGATAAGCAGGTGTATCATAACGAGATTCATTTTCTTTATACCATTCAACTGTTTGAATAGCTTCTTCTTCTGTTTTACAGAGTTTTGTCATATTAGAGTCGTGAATGAGAGAAAATGCTTTATCTAAATCAATTCCAAAGGAAGTTCCTGCACCATATACAACATATAAAATATCTCCTAAAGCATCAATAACTTCAGTAAAATCTCTTTCTTTAATCGCATCTTTGAGTTCGCCAACTTCTTCTTCGATAAGACTTACTCGTAAGTCTACTAATTTTTTATCGTCAAATACTTCTGTTTGAGGTTCTTCTTTATTGTCAAGACCAAACGCTTTATGAAATTCAATAATTTTTTGAAAGTTAGATTGCATATTATTCATTTTATATTTTAATATGATTTATAAAAACTTAATTCAATTTTATAAAAATTTAATTTCTTCTATTGTTATTTCTATTGTTATTTTTCCTATTATTATTACCATTATTACCATTACTTAAATTACCAAAAATTTGTTTAAGCATGTAAGCAAAAGCAGGTAAAATTGTAGCAGTAGCAAGCATAGTTGGAATTTCACGCGATAGTCCAGCATCTTTGATAGGACAGAAACGTTCTGCTGTTTTAGTCCAACGACGATATTGGTCACAAGAATGGTCATCTCCATACCATGCTTTATTTGATACAAAATTTAAAAATCCATCTGTCCATTGAGTTCCATCATATGAACCTCCACGACAATATGTTTCGTAATTATATCTTAACCACTCACGAGAAGGACAAGAAATAAGAGTAACAACTACGAAGAAAATAAACCACATCTGAGCCAATCTAAAAATTGCTTTTGGAATTGACTGCATTTGTGGTAAAAATTTTTTAAACGTAGTCGTTAATTCATTACGATTATGATTTTGATGATTTCTATTATTTCTATTATTTCTATTATTTCTATTATTTCTTAGTTCTACTACATTTTCATCTACTACAACATTATCATTGTCACTAATTTCAGCATTATAAACTTGTTCGTCTTCACTCATCTTAAAGTTATTAATTTTATTTTTATTAAATTTATTCAATTTTAATAAAAATTGAATTTTTATAATTTTTATCATATAAAAATACTAAAAAAAAATGACGAAATATGACGATCCATATAATTATTTAAAAAATGGCTTTCAACTATACAGTTCGCCGATTGAGGTAACTGCGAAAAGTCCAAAAATATTTAAATGTCCCGAATGTGAGAAAGATACTAAAAAATTACACAGTAATAATAAATATCATACAATGGGATTCATGTGTATAAGATGTTGGAATATATTTCATAAAAGATTATTAAACTATATAAATAATGAATAAATTGATTTTATATATTTTATAACATATATAAATTTATGTATGAAAAAAATTTTTGATGAATTAAATGAATATTTGATACCAGATGTATCAAAAATTATAATATACTATTTATCCACACCAATTGCTGATGATATTTATACATTAGTAAATCAAAAAAATGAATTGAAATATCATCGACAATTGATTGGTATCTATCCAAAACGTGTAGTAATATCTATAAGTTTACAAAATTCATTAACATATATTGAATATCAATATAAAAATGATGATAATATTTATAAAATATCTAATTTATTATCAAGCAAATTTTTTATTCAAAAATAAATTAGAGTTAATTTTAATAACAAATATCAAAAATCTTTGTTATATATTATAAAGATGGTAAACAAAAAAATAAATTTAAATATTTCTGCAGATTGTAAAAAATTAAAAAAAAAATTAAAGGATGGAAATCTTCCAGAAGAATTATCTGACTTATCAAATAAAATTGTAGAAAATTGTTCTAATATGCAAAAAAAATTAAATGATATATCAGAAACTATTAGTGATATACAATCAATATCTCAAAAAGGTGGGCGAAAATCTAAAAAAGTAAGAAAACATATAGGTATTCATCAAACTGGTGGTAATACTCTCGTTTCACCTACTCTCGATAAAATATGGGAAGATTTATTTTCTTCCATAGGAATTTATAAAACAGAGAAAGAAAAATCTATTACATCCGCCCAATTTCGTATTAATGCTAATAATTATAATGATAAATATGATACACTAGGTAAAAACGAAAGATTTCATTCATTAGGAGTAGAAGCATTCGGTGATAATTATGAAACAACATTAAATCAATTATATGCAAACTCTTTTAAAAAAAATACTGGAAAAAATTTTCCACTTCGATGGAAAAAAGGTGGAAATAAATCACCAAATGATTTTAATGTATTATCTTTACAAGAAAAAGAAAGTATATTTATAAATTTTACAAGTGAAAGGGGAGCAACAAACACTGTATTACATTATTGGCTATTATATTGTACCATTGTAAAAGAAGAAAGAAAAATAGCACATCAAGCAATTAATAACTCAAATATTCAATCTGATATAACAGAAGATGCGGTAGGAATTGTAAAATCATATATTGGGGGGAAAAAAATAAGAAGACACAGAGGTATTCATCAAACTGGAGGTAAAGTAGGTAAATTAAAAAAAGGGTACAAATATTCTGGTAAAAAACTTAAAAATGGATTACCACAAATTGTTAAAGCAAAATCTAAAAAAAATAAAAAACAAACTGGTGGAAAAGGATTACATCCACCACCTTTACCACCATATCCATATCCACCACACCCACATCCATATCCATACCCATATCCATATCCATATCCAGTGATGGAAAAAAAAACAGAAGTAAATAAATAAAAATAATAAAAATATAAAATGCTTCCAATTGAAATTTTAAATATTATTTTTAAATATTGCCAATCATATTGTACATTTTGTAATAAATCTACATCACAGAAATGTATAATATGTCATAAATATATTTGTTGTAACCATCGTATTTCAAACGAAATATGTTTAATGTGTGTACCACAATTTTATTAATCTATTCTTAATTTTCCTTCATTATATAAATTTCCATTTGAGATGTTGTAGATAATCCAGGAATGTTTCCACCACTATATGTAGAAATTATTGTTGCAACAGCGAAATGCCAATTACTAATTCCAGGACTACCATCAAATCTAGAATAAGAATTATAACCATTTACACACAATCCACCCCAATAGTTACCAGAATCATAAATACTAACTGCTTCATATCCACTAACACTATTAGATGTTGTAGTAAAATTTGATGTTTGTCTCCAATCATTAAATCTACCAGCAGAAGAACTATTACCTGTATCAAGATATCGTAATCGATATTTTCCATCTGTATTTTTATAAGTATCTATTTGATCTAAAATAGAATAATTGTCATTATCAGGATCAGAACTATTTAAAGATAATGATTGAGAACTAGTCCACCAATATCCGATAGTTTGTCTAAATAATAATGTCCATGTTGGTATATTCCATTTTTTACCCAAACGCATATTTATAGAACGTATTTGTGAATTACTTAATGAATCGTTAAAAACAATTTGTTCTCTCATATAGCCATCTAGAAAATCATCACCACTCCAAGTAGATTCACCAATATAATTAAGAGTCGTATTTCTATCTGTTACTGTGGATGTTGTAGTTTCAGTTGGGGTCCATTTCATACCATCTGACCAAAAAAAACATTCTAAATCTGAATTATCATATTTCATAGTATATATTTGCCAACTAGTACTTGCTAAACTATTAGTTGAACTGTAAGTGATTGTGGGATTAAATGTCCAAAAGTGTGTTTCAGACGAGGTTCCATTTTTAGCCCATAATACACTATCCACTAAACTACCATTACCAAAATCAAAAAATCTAGACGAGTTTTGACTACCTATATTAATAAATTTAAAAACACAAAAAGCAGTTACTCCACCTGTTCCACTTCCATCACCATCTGTAAATTTCCATTTAATTGTATTTCTTATCTTAAAGTATTGTGATTGTGATTTATTAAAATAAACATAATAACCATCTGAGTCATTACCTAAAGTTGGTCTGCTACTACCTTTACCCACAGCATACTTAAAAGCCCTACCACTAGAATTTCTCCATCTTCTTATTTCACCAGAATTAGAAACCTTTTGATTTGCATTAATAAAATTTGCGTCTAAATGCCAGAATGGTTTAGAACCAAAATCAGCAAATCCTCGTAAATGTATAGCATAAACATACTCATTCACGTGGGGACCATCCATACCTGGAGTTTCTCTTAAAATATATTTAGCTCTTTTACTTGTTAATCGCCTACAGTGAACTCGAGCACTATCACCACCATCAACTGTTGCTGAATTCATAATAATTGGATTATGTAATGGTTTAGTATTAGTGTAAATTGCTTCCAAATCTTCAGAACACACAGCCGAACCAGTAAACATATACATTTTTTTGAAAACATTAGTACTTGTCATAACAAAAAAAGCAAATGTTTCACTAGAACTTAATGTATATGTAGTGGTAACAGGTTTATAACCTACTTTTCCAATATACCATTGTGTAGCTGAACTAGTTCTTGAACTATGTCTTCCCCAAAGTGTCAACCCATTATTTGCTGTTTGTTGATTACATAAAGGAACTGGAGTTCCACTAATACCACTATAAGTATGATTATGACTTGATGTCCAATTATTTCCTGTATTCCAAAGTGTACAAACATAACTAGCACCATAAATTGTACCAGAACCAACTTTAACCGCCATCCAATGAACGAATGGATCCATAGTAGTATCTGTATTAGTTACTGTAAAATAAGTTGTTGTTACTCCTGTTATTCGTACTGGTGTTCTTGTTTCACTACTATTATTTCCACTAGCATAACTAAAATCTCTCCATTGATGTGTAACAAATACTCCTGGTGTACTTGCGAATGAAGATGGAAAATATATTGTAGTAGAACTATTTGCTGCTATATAAAATTTTCCACAATACATAGTTGGACTTCGCAATAAAGCTAAACTTTTAGTGCCAGATGCAACATCTGTTATATCATTTAAGGCTTCTTGTAATTGACTAAATTTTATATCTTTTTTTGAATTACTAAAAATAGATTGAAAACGTGGTAAAGGTAAATTTCCAAATTCACTAAAACGAATTTCACCACTACTACTAATATGATATGGAACTCCATAGAGTTTTATTGTATATAATGAAATATATTGTCCATTGCCCATTGCCTGGAACCATGCAAATCGAAAATCAGAATAATATTTAGTTGTTGATACTGTCCATGTTTTTGTTTCACCGGATGTCCAACTTGATACTGTTTCTGTTTGTATATCTTCCCAATCAGCACCATCTCCACTTCTACCAGCAAGAGTCCATTTTTTAGGTGCTTGATAAGCCTGATATCCTGGTCTATTTTTAACTGAATAACTTGTTAATTTTATTTTTAGAGGCATCTCTAATCCTAAATATCCAGGATTAGAGTTATCTGAACTATTAGAATAAGTTCTTCCTGTATGATATGATAATCTTGTATGTGAGTCACCTTCATCTTTATCAAATGCTCCACACGCTGGCCATTCACCTGTAGCAATTGTTGTTCCAGATTCATACCCAGACCATGTATCAGTAGTCCATGCTTTATATGCTCCATTTCCATAAGGGGCATTTTCAACAACTGTTTTATATGTAGATAATTCTTGTGTTGTTGAAGTATTACCATCATTTCCTGTAACTGTATCCTCATCATCTTTTAACCAATTATATGATGTATCAATTCCGACTGGTGGAAATTCTAAAGACATTTTATAATTGTATCAAATATAAAAATCTTGTAAAAAATACAATTATACTAAATAAACTTAAAATAAAATAAATTTTCTTTCATTGCGTAGTGCTTTGCTGTAAGAATAATGGATTTTTTTGTCTAAATACTAGTATGATTATTAATTAAAGAGATAAATTAATTATTTATTGGAATTCCATTTTTTCAAAATATTTTTTTGTATCGTTAAATCCCATTAAAAATATATACTCTCTCTTTTCAATTGGTGGAGGTCTATAAAAATATATCGGGTTTATAAATTCAGACGGATATATATGAGCATTAAAAAAACCGGTTATACAATTTATTTTTATAGTATTTTCATCATGAATAGGTTGATTATTTGTAAATGCTCCATCTATATTATGCTTACTAAATCCAACCATTCCTGGAACACGCGAACTTCTAATCAAATTTGTTTTCAATTCTTCTTTAGAAGAAATATTACCAACAAGATTATTTTCAAAAATAAATCTTGTTATTTCTATATGAGTTGAAGATATGTACAAATTCTGTCCAATTTCTTGAATCACATCGTCATCTATATCACGAAACGTATCATCAAAGAAATCGTTAATTATTTTTTCACATTTAAACGGATATTTTCCAACTTCATCAAACAATTCATAAACTTTTCGTTTAATTGTATTTAATGACATATGATTTCTCAATTGAATTCCTAACGAAGCCCATGAGCCAGCAGATGCTCCTAATGTAATTATATTATCATCTTTAATATATGTATTAATATACGACATACAACCAAGATAATAGCACATTCCTAACCATGAACCTCCTGAAAATGATATTGATAGAACCATTGAATAAAGTTAAAGTATATATAATTTAATTTTATTTTAAATTTCAATTATTTCAAGTTTTTCTTGTCTTTTTCTTTTTTTTAAATTTAATTCATTTTGCCAACAAATATTACCATTTTCATCCATTATTGGCAATGGATCAGATGTATGTATCAAAAGATTATTTGTAATATCATTAGTTATATCTTCATTAGTTAATTCTTTATCATCATCATCATCAATAATATAAATATCTTCATTGGTTAATTCATCATCTTCAACGTGGTCATCAATTGAATGAGTATTATTATATTCTTTATATAAAACATGTCTATCCAAGAATTTTATATTTTGAATATTAGTCAAATTTTGGACAATATAAAATAGTACTTCATTTAAATTTACATTATTTTTGGCTGAAATATCAAAATAGGTCAAATTTAATTCTTTTGCCATATTTTCATGTACAATTCTCGAATTTATTAAATCAATTTTATTTCCACACAAAATTATCAATGAATTTGGAGAAAATTTTATTATATCATTATACCATTTTATCATTACATTATTATAACTATCTAATGATGTTACATCAAACATAATTATAACGGCTTTACATTTAGAATACCAACTAGATCTTAATGTTCCAAATTTTTCTTGACCAACTGTATCCCATACATCTAGCATAATATTACCATAATTTGTTTCAATAAGAATTGGATGAATTTCGGCTCCAAGTGTTGAAATATATTTTGTTCCAATATCGTATCCAGATGATAATATCTTTTTACAAACACTTGTCTTACCAACGCCCCCATCGCCGATTAAACAACATTTAAATCTTAATTTAATATCATACATTAAATTTTTTTTCTTAATATTTTGTATTTTTTTTTCAATTTTATTTTAAGTTTCATAAAATAAAATTTAAAATAGATAATTAATGTAATAAGATAAGCAACATATAGTTATATAATCAAGATGATCAATGTCGGCGTACATAACTTGCAATTTTTTTGCAAAAATGACATACATAAATATCAATCAGAAAAATTTTCACGATATTTGAAAGAGGATTGTCCTAGAAGATTATATAAACCACGTCAAAATAATGAATTACGAACTACAATGCATTGGGGGCAAAGAAAATTATTAATGACAGAAATAGAATTTTTAACACAATATTCAAAACTTGGAGATTTAGTATTATATGTTGGGGCAGCACCAGCTATTCATACACCAATATTATCTAAATTATTTCCAACTATTAAATTTATTTTAATAGATCCTATGAAATTTAATATTAGAGAAACGGAGAATATAGAAATTCGTAGAGAATATTTTACAAATGATATGGCGAAGGAATTTATTGGAAAAGATTTTTTATTTATATGTGATATACGAATTTCAAATGATCAAAAAAAAAATTATAAACCTAGTGAAAATGAGGTAAAAAATGATATGTTAGTTCAACAAAAATGGGTTGAAATTATGAAACCTCGATATAGTATTCTAAAATTTCGTTTACCTTGGGAAGATAAAGAATTTTTATATTTTGATGGTAAAATAGTAATTCAACCATGGGGACCTCAAAGTAGTACAGAAACTAGATTGATTGTTAAGTCACCATTTAAAAAGAAAAAATGGAATTGTAGAATGTATGAGGAACAAATGTTTTATTTTAACACATTTACACGTTGTCAATATTATGAACATGATATTGTTACTACTGGTATTGACAATTGTTATGATTGTGCTACTGAAATATTTATAATAAGAAATTATTTAAAGAAATTTAATCCTGATAAAAATAACAAAAAATATGTAATGAAATTAATTCATAGTTTTTCTAAATCAATTACACAAGGAAAGGGATGTTTATCGGGATATTATTATTATAAATATTTAAATGGACGACATCATAATTGTTTAAATAAAAGATATAATCTAATAAATTTATTACAGGATTTAAATAGAAAGGGGTTAAAAAATAATAAAAAGAATTTTAATAAATACTTTGATAAAATTACACAACTTTTATCAAATAAAAAAGATAAAGAAGAATTACCATATATTTCAGATGTAAATTAAATAGTATTTAATGTATTAGGGATTTAATACTATCATTCATTAATAATAAATAATTATATTAAATGTCAACTGAAGAAAAAGAAGAAGTAAAAATAAATAAAGATGATGGAATTGAAACATTAATAATGTCTGAAACAGATAAACTGTCTGAAATAGAAGAAAACTCAAAGGCATCTAAAAAGAAAGAAGAAGAAGAAGACGAGTTAACAAGAGTAGAAAAAGAGTTGGAAAAATTAAAAGCAGAAGAAGACGAAGACGAGTTAACAAGAGTAAAAAAAGAGTTGGAAAAATTAAAAGTAGAAGAAGACGAAGCAGCAGATAAAAAGGCAAAAGAATTAAAAGAAGCAGCAGATAAAAAGGCAAAAGAATTAAAAGAAGCAGCAGATAAAAAGGCAAAAGAAGCAGAAGATAAAATTAAAAAAACAGAACACGCAAGAGAAAAATTAAAAAAACACGTATCAGAGCGAAATGAATTTATACATAGAATGATGATGATGCTTAGATATAAATATGAATATTATGAATTTTGGAATCTACTTATAAATGTTGTTATAATTCTTTGTTCATCGGTAATTACTTTTCTTGAATCGTTAAGAGCAAATATTACTCAAGATGATGATTTAGATTTTTGGTTTACAATCATAACACTTTCATTAGGTTTTATTATAGCATTTTGTTTATCTGTTTTTAAATTTCTAAAAATACAGGATAAAATGGAAATAATCCAATCTGGAATACTTGGATTACAAGCTCCATATAAAGAAATAAGTCAATTTTATAACGAGGTAGAGACACATTGGAAATTAGAAAACATAAAAAAAGAAGAAGAAGATAAAAATAAAAATAAAGATGAAGATGAAGATGAAGATAAAAATAAAAATAAAGATGCGACGATTGAAATAGATGAAGATTTCAGAAATGATAAAGATGTGGAAAAAAAATGGAAGAAGCTAATAATCAAATCAGTACATCCAGTAACACTTGCTGATACTATTATTAGTAGTGGAGAATATTATATATACGAGAAAAAATATAAAGAAAGTCGTCAAAAAATTAAAAAAATGCAAGATAAAATAGACTTAGAAACATTGGCAAATAAAAATTTAAAAGAAGCAAGAGAAGTTATTTTAGGGGATATGGTAAGACCAACATCTGAACTTTTTAACAAATTTGGTCCAATTGAAACAATGAAAATGGCAAATGACATAAGATTAGACTATTGGGGTGAAGGAGTTATAATGTCCAATAATCTACAGGATAAGCATGATAAAATTCTTGGAATTAAATCCCAAGATAAATGTTTTAATAGTTGTATAGATCTTTATTGCTGTTTTTGTAATTCTTGGTGTAAAAAATTTTATAAAAGTATTGGATATTGTTTCATATGTTGTCGTCCGCGTTGTTGTTCAAATAAAGATAAAAGAAAGCATGAATGGCGAAGGGAAACAGAAGAAGAAAGAGAGGAAAGAGAGGAAAGAGAGGAAAGAGAAGAAATAGTATAATTTTTATATATAAAAAAATAAAATATATTAATATTTTATATCATGAACTATTGCGCCCAAGTTCAAATATCTGAAAAAATAAAAACTGATAGAATGTTTTGTTCTTCATCAGGTAAAACTGATGAAACTGATAAATCTACTCTAACTAAATGGGAGGAATATTTACAAAAAGGTAGTCCAATGAAAAAAAAAAAGACTAAAAAGACTAAAATTATCCCACAAAAGAATATAGATGAAGAAAATATAGATGAAAGAAAGGCACGAAATGAAAATATGAAAAGATTAGCAAAAAGAATTCAAGAAGAGAAGGAAAAAATGAAAGAATTAAAGATGATTAATGAGCTAAAAGAATTAGAATTACAGAAAGATGAGAAAGATGAGAAAAAAGAATTAGAGATGATTAATGAGCTAAACGAATTAAAGAAAAAAAACGAAACAAACGAAACATCGTGTTGTATTATTTTGTAAACAACGTCATTAAAATAGTAAATTAAAACAAAATAAAAACGAAATTAAAAACGAAATATAAAATTGAATTTAGTTGTATTTAATTAAATTTAAAATTAATAACTACTTTAAGTGTTACAAAATTTAACTACAAATTAATAACAAAGTTTAACTACAAATTAATTATGTCTAAACAAACGAATGAAGAAATGTTAGTTCAGTTTTTTACTGAACATAAAGAACAAAAAGGTGAGGTTGTTTCTCTATTGACAAGAATTCTTGCTCAATTAGAAATGAATGCAAATACCTCAAAAAGTGATAATGTACAATCGGATCTTAGTCTAAAAAGCAAAGATGCTGATGTAAGTTCTATTCGTAAAGAAGTTATTGAGAAAATTGCTCAGAAAGAATATTCTCAATCTCTTCATAAAAGTTTTAAGTTTAAACAGCTTCAACGGGCATTTGTTACTGGAAAAGGTGATTTAAGTTGTGTTCAGGTTGCTTACGAAGAAGCACTTGAACGATGTGATGAACCGGATGTAATTCGTTCAAAAATTCAAAAAATTAAGGATGACCGAGAAGGTGGTAAATCTATTCAAAATAGAGGTGTAATTGGAATTTTTTCAAAAATCTCTTCTGTTGATTGGCTTCATTGTTTAACTGATAAAGATAAAGAGATTTATCATGCTATGAATTTATTCTTAAAAGAGAATTGTGTAAAATTTTATGATGATAATGTAGATTTATACAAACGAGTTCGTAACAAGGATTCTATTATCAAAGATTTTAGAACAGCTGTCTGTAAATCATGGGCTAGAAATGGATTAGATATGGAATTTACTGATAATACTAAACTTCAGATTCCAGAACTTTCAAAAGAGGAAATTAAGGAATGGATTGATAAATTAAATTTAAAGAAATCTACTACTGAAGATGAAGTTGAAGTTGAAAAGGAAACTGAAATGGAATTAGATGTTAATTCTGAAGATGAGACTGAAGATGAGACTGAAAAAGTTCCTACTCCAAAACCGGTTAAGAAAAGAAAGGCACGGAAACCTAGTTCTAAAAAGAAATCTAGTGCTAAGAAATCAACTTCTGATACCGAGTCAAAAAAAACTCCACCTAAGCGTCGTGGTCGTCCTGTAAGAAAGATGGCGGAAATGAGTGATAGTGATGATAGTGATAGTGATAGTGATAGTGATTAATTACTAAAAAATTATATTAATAAGTTTTTGTAATTAATAAATTATTTTTTCAAAAAATTAATAATTTATATTAGGGACTGGAACTATTTTTTTTTGTTTCCGATATGTTGTTGTCATTTTAACATAGGCATCTAAGTTTTTAATAGTCGAGTCTTTAAATTTATGTAAATCGAATAAAATTCCATTTTGATTTTTTGTAAATTTTTCATTTTGATTTTTAATAATATGATAAATCTGTATTTGTTCAAATTTTTCTAATTTTATAATATTAGCAGCTAATTTTTTTTTCATTTGAAAAGTATAAATAATATTTTCTTCATTTATATTTTCTTCCTTTATATTTTCTTCATTTATATTTTCTTCCTCTATATTTTCTTCATCTATATTTTCTTCCTTTTTGGGTGAAGGAGATATTACATTAGTTTTTACAATTATTTTTTTCTTTTCTGGAATAAATAAATTTTTAAAAACATCATTCGTATCTTTTACTGACATATTTTTGTATATTTTATTAATATGATTAAATTCTTATATAAATAAGTTTAGTTTTCATTATTTTTGTCTTGGAAAATTGAATATAAAAAATAAAATTGATTATTTATTAAAAATAAATAAGAATATTTAAATAATAGATTTATATACAAACATGAGTAATCTTACAACAGACAACATTAATACTGAAGATAATACTGAAGATAATTTGGAAAAACATATTGGAATTACAAAATGGTTTAGTAATAAACTTGGATATGGTTTTATTACATATATAGATAAATCTAATACATCTCATGATGTATTTGTTCATCATACATCTATAAAACCAAAAAAATCTACTTATAGAACATTAACTCTTGGAGAATATATTGAATTTTCCTTAACAGTATTAAAAAATAATGATAAAAAACAAGCTATTAATGTTACCGGGGTTTTTAATGGTCCATTACTATCTGATAGTTTAGATGAATATAGAAATGAAAGAAATACATATCATAGTTATAATGATTTAAGGGAATTAAATGACTTAAATCAAAAAAGAATAAATGATGCTATGAGAAATACAGATACAGATACAGATACGGATAGAAATAGATATACAAATACGAATAGAAATACGGATAGAAATAGATATACAAATACGAATAGAAATACGGATAGAAATAGATATACAAATACGGATAGAAATACGGATAGAAATAGATATACAAATACGGATAGAAATACGGATAGAAATACGGATAGAAATACAGATAAGGCAAAAAAATTTAATATTGTTCCATTAAGAAATACTACAAGATTAGTTCCAAATACCAATTCTTCTATTGGTTGGAATGTTTTAGTAAAAAAATCTCGGGAACAAAATAAACAGGACTAGTTTTTACGTATATAGAATTATTATATTTTTAATTAATAATTTAAATCGAAATCACTCTCCTCAGAATCATCGATATCTATTGTAAAAATAGGATTATATTTAATTGGATTTATTTCACAAATTGAATCAAAATGGAAGCAAAATAAGCATTTTCTAAATTTATTTTTTAAATTTTTAAAAAAATTCATTTTAAGTTTTATCATTCAATTTATTAAATTATTTTAATAATTTGATTGATATATATTAAAAATATCAATTTTATATATTGATTTATAAGGCTGAAAAATTACAAATTGCTTTTGGATCAAAACCACCAATACCATCATCAATACCTCCATTCATTACTCCTTCATTTTTATACTTCCACCCAGCATTTTGAATCATTTTAAATTGTTTATTTGCTGCACTTTCATTAATATCATTACCAGTTGAATTTATAAGAGTAATATTATCACTATCACTTGATGCTGTTTTTAAATTATATTCGGTTGTTTTTAATTCACGTTCAATATCTTCACCAAAATTTAAATATCCGGGTGCTTCTTGGACATTTTTATTATCTTTTTCTAATTCAATTTCTGAATCTTTAGAAAAAATAGTTGGTGTATTATTTTTAGATTTTTTAATAAAATTTAATAAATCGCTTCTTAAATCTTCATCATTAATTACATCAGCATCATCTGTTGCGATTTTATTATTAGAGACTGCTGGTATTTCTTTTTTTTCTTCTTCTTCTTCTGTTGTTTCTTTTTTTTCTTCTTTTTTTTCTTCTTTTTTTAAATCATTATTTTGTTTCATTTCTTTATTTTCTAAAACAATTTCATTAACTTTAATTAAAGCGATGTGAATAGCAATTGTACAAATCAAAAAAACTAATACCGATTTAATATTCATACTATTATATAAATATTATATAGATAATATTTCATCAATTAATAATTAATTTTAATTAAAAATCATAATTAAAATTGAATATTAGAGAACGTATCAATTAATATAAAAAATTATACTATTATTAATATAATGGGTATTCAAACATTTTTTTCTACTATAAGAAATAATAAATATTTATGCAAATGTATAAGTGAAAGAAAATCTTCTATACATAAAAATAAAAAAATAGCAGGTTTATTCTTGGATTTTAATGCTATTATTCATGATATTAGTTTTAAATTACTTGAACAATTGAACTATGAGTATTTACAAATATTAAAAACTATTAAGAAACCAAATTGTTCTCAAATTAAAAGAAATATTCTAAGAAATAAATTAAGAAACTATACTGACAAATATGAGATAGAATCTTCATATAATGAGGAAATGATGTTATCTGATTTAATAATTTACGAAGTAGGTATAGGTATAAATGCTATATTATTTGATACATTTATTAGTGAGGATATTATAAAAATAGTCTACATATCAATTGATGGGGTTCCATCAAAAGGGAAAATGGTAGAACAAATATCTAGATCATATTCAAGTCAATTTGTATCAAATATGGATAAAATTTTGTTAAAAAAATATAAAAATACTTTAAATACAACTGATGAAAAAAATAAGTATAATAAATATGTTTATGAAACGACAAAATTTCATTGGGTTAAATATCATATTCAACCAGGAACAGACTTTATGGGAAAATTAAGTTTCTCATTACGAAATGAATATTTTTTAAAAAATATTGTTTTAAAAGATTTTAAAAATAAAGAATTATATTCTAAAATTTTATTATCTGATTTTAGAGAGGTTGGTGAAGGGGAAATAAAAATTTTGAACTATATTCGTCATTGTATTAAATATAAAAAAATAGACAAAGATGATATTATATCTGTATTTAGCCCAGATGCTGACGTAATACTATTATCTTCTTTAATTCCATTAGATTATATAAAAAACATTAAATTATTTAGATATGCTGATAAGCGAAAAAATTTTAGGTATTGGGTTATTAATATTAAAAATTTAAAAGCATTATTATTTAATCATTTACAAAATATATCTAATATAGAACTAGATTTAGAATATCTCCAAAGATATATTGATGATTTGGTATTTATTTTTAGTGTTTTTGGAGATGATTTTATTCCTCGTATTCAATCATATAATACGTCAATGCATTTTGATTATATTATAAATTGTTATACAAATGTTATTTCATGTGATAATTTTATGACAAATACGAAAATATTAACAATTAATAATAAAATTTTTCATAATTTTATGAGAATGTTAACAACTTATGAAGATAATGCTTTAGCTGAATGTTTTCTCTATGATACATTTGATAATTTTAAAAAGTGGGATGGATATGGATTACAGCAAAAATTATCTAAATATGATGAATATTGGATGATTATATTAAATAAATGTATTGCTTGTTATAAATTAATAAAAAATATTTTTGAAAGTAATATTAATGAAAAGGATGTTAATGATAATTTAAAAATTTTAAATGTAACACATTCAAAATATATAGAAATTTTATATAATGAATTAATCATAACAACACCATCTAAATTTGATATTAATTATCATAATTGTGATATTAATTTAGACAATGAAGTAAAAAGAGATAAAAGTGAAATAACAGATATTTTGAAATATTTCAAACAATATTATATTTATTATATAAAAATGCCTCGTATAAAAACATTAGTTTTAAAAAACAGACAAGTAAATAATGAAACAAGTAATAAATATCAATATTCATATGATATAGTAAAAAAAACATTTATTGAAATGAAAGACTCAAAGTATTTTAATTGGACAAAAAATTTAAATAAATTTGAGAATTTGACTACTAAGCTTGGATATATTGATAGTTTAAAAAATATTTCAAACCGAAATTTACCATACTATTATTTCTCTGATGAGATTTATTATGGTAAGAAATTTGAACGAACAAAAAATATATATTATAAGAAAAAGCTAAATATAACTTCAAAGAATGAATTAAATAGATGTATCACACAATATTTGAATGGATTAATGTGGGTATTTTTTTCATATAATGATGTAAATAATCCACTTATGAACAATTGGACATATGGACGTCATAATTCTCCATTATTACAAGATGTTTCGCAATTTTTTGTAGAAAATCCACAATTTGATATGAATTCTTTTAAAACAACATTTCAAGAAAACAGTATATTAAATACTAATCAATATTTTACACCATTTCATAAAATATTATATACAACACCAATTGAGGGTATAATAAAAGTATTACCTGAATACAAAAATATAATGGAAAATATTTCTAATCCAGATTTATTAAAAAGAGAATTAGAAAAACTTGGTATTAATGATACTCAACTTCTAAATAAGATTATAACTATTTTATGTAATAAAAATTTTCCACGAATGGAAAATACTGCTCAAATAGTGTTTAATAATAAATATAATAATATGATAGATTGTACGGATGCGATGTATATTAGTAAATCTAAATTTGAAATTTTAAAAACATTTCACAAAAATGAAAATTTCGACAATGATTTTATTTTTGTTATTAATAAAATTAATGAATTTCTAAAATTTAACGATAAATCTCTAAACAATTCTGTAATTGCTGATTTTTATTCTGAATAATAAAAAATATCAGTCCAGTAAATTATTTATTCTTGTTCAATAAAATCAAAGTCATCAACAAATAATGATTCCATAGCATCTTTAGTTTGATCTATTTTTTTTACAAATGTTGATACAACCTTTAATATAGGCATAGCATATACATATCTTGTTGCCACAACTTTTACTAAAATTTTGTCGCCTTGTTTTAAAGTTCCTTTATCTTTGATTTTATCAAAAATTACTACTATAAATAAAGGTCCTTGTTGAGCAATTATATCACTTTGAAAAGTTGATAATTGTAATACATTACATTCAATTACATCATTAACTTTTGGGGAGCATACAAGAGCTTCATATTTAACCTTGAAAATTACATCACCTGAAAAATCACCTTCATATATAATTCCTTCACCAATATTATCAATTTTTAAAATTTTATGAATATATCCATTTTTATTACATTTTTTCTCTCTTTCTTTTAAACTATTTAAAATAAAAGCAGAATAATTATCCAATTTTGAAGGTGGAATTCTAACAGATTCTACTAAACTATCCTTTTTAAAAATACGATAAGATGTTTTACAATTTTCCATTATAATATAATTTAAAATAAATAAATCAATTTTATAGTTATATAAAAATTATTTTATAACTTTAAGTTAATTTATTCTATTCTATCATTGAAATTTTTTAATAATGTATTAAAAACATTTGTTAGACATGTTATCTTATGAACAGAATATTTTCTAAGCATACTATCTTTCAATTTATCAAAGGAGTACCATCCTATTTTTGATACTTCTCCTAATTGATGTTGATTTGTTTTATCGATTTTTAGTTGTTTATTTGTTGAATAAAGAGCTAAATAATATACCGTTTTATAAGAAATATTATTTGAACCAATATGTTGTTGAACAAAAGGTGGGATTGCCTTACAAATTTCATAATCATTTTTAGTTAAATTTGTTTCTTCTTGGAATTCTCTTTCAGCACATTCTATGTCATTTTCATAACAATTTCTACGACCTTTTGGAAAATTCCATTCAGTTTCCTTATATTCTGATGAGGTTGTTTCTAAAAGTGCATTAATTGTAATAAATTTAGAATTGATAATTACTCCTTTTTTTAAATCATCATATTTTTTAGATGCTCGATTATATTCTGTTTTATTAATTTCTTTAAATTGAGAATTAATCCATAAACTTTCCCATAAAATATTAAATGGTTCTGTTTTTATTAAATCTCTTTCAAATATGGTCATCCTTGAGAATAAAATACGTAAAAATTCAATATCAGTATATTTATACTTACCACGGATAAATTCTACATAGCTTAAAGTATTACGACGTCGTACTGCTAAAAATTTAATATTTGATGGAAGTAATTTTTGATTATATCCTAATGGGAACGGGGTAATCTGAATACATATAATACCATAACTGGTTATTGGATACTTACATTCTCTAAAATAATGTCCATACTTACCACAATTGTTACAATATCTTCTTTTTTTATAAAAACAGACACTATCATTTTCATTTTCATTTTCTACAGATTTCTTTGTTAAATCATCTGACATTTATATTTCTGGTATGTTACTTTATAATAATATTTTAATGTTAATTCATATTTGATACAAATTTATTTTTATGATATTAGTAAAATGCGATATCTTATAATTATCTAAATATTATTATGTTTAGATAATTATAATCAAAAATTTATAAACTCTTATATATATAAATATAATTGGACTGGAATAAATTTAAATTTATTTTTTTTTCATTTTCTTTAATATTTTATAATTTTGTGTTTCAAAACTTGGATATACTGAATACATAAAAACATTATTTAAAAAAGAAATATTTTGTTCTGAAATACTTAATGATTTATTTGATGATTTTAAATATTTTTTATAATATTTTTCAAAATTATTATTCTTCTTTACAGAAAATAAATTAAAATTTTGAAATACTATATCTAAATTTTTCTCGAAAAGCATTGGTTCAGCGATTTCATTATTCCATCCCCAAATTGATTGCTTAATTCCAATCATTTTAGGATTTTTATCCCAAAAAATATCATAATCATTTTCATCTCCATTAATCATATTTTTACCATCTTTTAAAGTTATTCCATAAAATGGTTTATTATTATCATCTCGTTGAATAAAATTAGTGAAATCATTTCTCATGTGATTCATAATATGATGTCCATCTAAATATGAACCAATAAACAATCCTTTTTTTTTATTTAAGTAGTTAGTTACATTTTTCATAAATACCTCAAATCTTTTTTTATCCAAAACATTTTTACCCTTTTTCATAGTAGCAAACATATAATGAATTACAAACATGATACTTATTGTATCAAAACCTTGCCATTTTTCTTTTTTGGCAATTGAAAGAAAATTTAATAATTTTGTTTTCTCATAGTCATTATATCCAGCCGAACCAGTTTTAATATGTTTTGTTGCATCTCCCCAAATTGGTGTTATATTAATTTCATTATTTTTATAATTACCTTTATATGAACCATCTTCCATTTTAGTAAAACCCTTCTGTTCAACTCTTTCAACTAATCCTGAAAATCCTTCAGAATAATGCCTACCATAAATTTCACGTCTTGAAGGATCTATTGCTAAAATATCTGTATATCCTGACTCTAACCATTTATTTAAATCTCCACCTCTTCCGCTTCCGATATCAAACAAATATTTTCTTGTTTTCCTAAGTTTTACTGAGGATTCCTTAAATAATTGTCTCTTTACAAAGTTTTGGAAAAATCTCCAGGTCATTCTTTTATCAGATGAACCTTTATTACTTACAATGTCATAATGTAATCCAATTGGATCAATATTTGTACAACTTTCTTGACACATTTTTTCATATTCTGATTCTTCATAAACTAATTCACTTAACTCATCTAATGTTATATTTTCTTCAATTGCTTTTAAAACACTTAAAATTGTTAAACGTGCGTTAGGTTTATTTTTATCATCTCTACGACGTAAATACACCCATTCTTTTTTATCATAATCATATTCGAATTCAGCAATATCTTCCATATTTTGTAAAGTCCTAATTCTACCATAAACTCCTAATAAACCATATTGATTTACTAATTGTAAATTTTTATATGATTGGTCATTTACTTTAATCCAATGTTTATAAATATCATCTCCGTGATATCTTCTCCAAATATTCGTAATTTTAATTTGACCATTAATATTTCTCTTTTGAGGATATCCATTAGCATGAAATTCTGTAAAATTATTTCTATTATTGTAAATAACTCTAACGTCAATAGAATGTTTATCTTTCCATTTCAGCGTTGGAATACTACTAATATATGCAGAATTAATTGGTGTATATATCAATCCATCTAAGTGATATTCAAACAATTTTTCCCTATCATCCCATAATTTCTTTGTTTTTTTGAAAATATTCTTAAAATAAAATTTTTTAGGTCTTACTTCGATGATTTTTGAAATACCTTTTTTAATGTTTGATATAATTTTTTCTAAACATTTTAATCTATTAATTAAATTTTTATTTCGACAATCCTCTCCATTCATAAATAAACAATCAAAACCTAGAAATAATTTTTGTGTTTCTAAAAATTCACCATCAATTACTGAATTTTTGACCTTTGTTTTGCCATCTTCATAAATTTTTATTTTCTGGAAAGTTCGTGGATTTACAAAATAAAAAACTCCATTATTATTAATATATAAATATTTTCGTTCCCCATCAGCTTTATCTGTAACGGAATACGGAGAATTTTGTAGAAATTGAATCTTATCTCGTTCTAAGGTTACAACTTGATTGGAAATATCTGTTTCTAATAAATCTTCTATTGAAATATCTGTATTATTATCAATATGAGTTTTATACTGTGATATTAATTTATTTACATTTGATATCATATCATCTACACTTGGTTTTTCAGCCATCTTTGTATAAGTTTCAACATCAAATTCGATTTCTACTTCGAATGATAAAGATAATTTATATAAATTTGAATCATTTTCATCATAATTAACTGATATAGCAATAGTGCTATCAATTCTCCATACTTCATGTTCTAACCAAGAATAACGAAATTTGATGCGTTCTGCTTCAATATTTTCCAAACTCTTAGCGAATTGAACTAATCCTTTATTATTATTAGAAACTGATTTAACATATTTATCCATTAAATTTTTCAGTGAATGTTGTTTCTCAATTGCAAATGTAACTCGAAGATGATTTACATTATCATTGGTTGTTTTTTTATTTTTTGATAAAAAAATATTACGAAGAGATATTTTTTTTTTATCCAATTTAGATTGAATATTATATAAATCTTCTTTATTTAATGTAAGAAAATTATTATAAATATCTTTTAATATTTTTTGAACAGATACTCCAGTATATGTAGATCTTTTAACAATTTTGTTATTATCATCATATAATCCTTCAAAATTTTTATACCTTGTATCAATAATAAAATTATAGTTCTTCTCAGAAGAACTACTTTCTAATATACTTAAAAAAGCATTTCTATTTATATTTGGATAAAAGCTATTATGCTTAAAAAAACCAAAACGAACTTCTAATTCATAATCTTCATTCTTATTTTGATCATTTAAATTGGATGTTATAAATTTAAGTCGCTCTATTAAAGTATTATTAATATCCATTATAATTATATATATATTTGATATATAAAAAATCAATTTTAAATTATTTTTTAGATAAATGATTCATAATATCTAAAACTAATTCAGATTTTGTTTTATTCTTAAATCCCTTACCATTTTTTTTACTTTTTTTAGTATTAATACCTAATTCTTCTGAAATATTTTGTAAAATTAATAATTTTTTTTTCAATAAATCTTTAGAATTATATTCACTTGATTTATCTTTATTTTCACTTAATTTATCTTTATTTTCACTTGATTTATCCTTAATTTTTTCTGTAATTACTTTATTTTTTTCTATAACTTTATGAAAAATTTTTCTATTTATTGATGAATTATTAGCAATATTATTTAATTTAGTTATAAAATCTTTTTGAATTTTATATAATAGAAGTCTATAAATAAATGATGTATTAGAAGTAAATATACTTTCACCATTAGACATTATGTAATATTGATACATATCTCCATCACATTTTTCTACAATGATTGTAGATTTATAAATAGAAAAATTATTATAAGAAGAATAAAATATAATATCATTTTTTTCTTTATCTGGTATAACAACACAAATATTCATTTTAAAATAATCACATAAAAAAGAAATGAATAAAGGATTATCTTCAATTTCATTTCCATCTTCAAAAAAACTTCTCAAAATCTTTTTTGTAAATCCACTTCTTTTACGATATTTATATTTTTTATATAATTCGCAAGTATCAAAATCTGTTAATAATTTTTTTAATAGAATAGATTTAACATTTGAAGAAACATTAACTATGGATTTATTACCACAACAAGAAATAAATACATCTAAAAATTTAGATGGCTTACTTTTTATAAAATCATTTTCAAAAATGCTTTTAAAAACTGATACATTAATGTTGTGATTAATGTTGTGATTAATCTTATTATTAGACTTATATTCTTCTACTATAAGAGGTTGTTTATTTAAGAATTTTTTTTTTTGTCTATTTGAAGAATAACTATGTAAAAAATTAACTTCTTTAAAATTTTCATCTGTAAAATATAGAACTGAAAAAAGAAATTCATAATGATTGTTATTTGTATCATAGTTATTTCTTAATTTATTTATAATTTTATCAATATCCATTTTATTCATTAATTAATAATATAATATAATTTTTAATAAAAAAAATCAATTTTTTTATTGTCTTTTTAATATAAAAAAACCAATAAAAAAATTTAATCTTTTTTTTTTCAATATCTATTAATTTAGTTCTCGTATCCATATTTTATTTGAAATATTAATCTCTTCAAAATATTTTAAAATTAGATATAACAAATTAGCTACATCTTGTTTTTTTAAAACTAATTTAAATCCTTTTGGTTTTGTCATTCGTAAATTCCACCATTCATATATATCACTATATTTAGCAATATCATCTGCAAATTTTATAGCCTTTTTATCAGTTGTTTCACGTATTAGAGTAATAATTCTAGAAGAATCAATTAATGATTTAAATTCTTCTGTTAAAATATACGTTTGTATAATACATTTTAATTGAGACAAATTATAAGATAAACTAAATTGGCCAAAACTTTCTCTTTTACCTTCTTTACAAATCATTTTCTTTTCTCTTAACCAAATATGATATTTCGGTTGTCCCCATAAATGTGATGATTTTTTATGATTTGCGATAATTTGTATATTTAAAATTAAACCAATTAATGGAGCATTTTTCTGTTTTTCATTTTCATCAGATATTGAAATATCTAACTCTTTAATTAATTCTGTTACTTTTTTGACCTTTCGTTTTGTTATTTTTGATATATCTATTACATCTAATTCATTTCTAGATTTTTTACCATAAATAATTTCTTGATATTTAGTTTCAGATATTTCATTCAATGATGTAGGAACTGACACTGCTTGTTCAAATCCTGTTTTTTCATACATTGGCGAACGTTCAAAATCAGATCTTAATGTTTTTTTAAAAACATCATGAACATTTGTTTGATTTTCAAATGGTTGGAATATAAACATTCCACCAGAAAGAGTATTTCTACCAAATATATATCCATAAATAAATCCACGTCCAATTTTCTTCTTTAAAATATTTATTTTTTTTCTTTTTTGTGTTGGGATTAAACTATATAATGCAGCACGAATTATATAATTATTATTTTCAAAATATATAGGGTTACCTATTAAATTTGGATCATTTAATATATCTTCAAAATTTAATATATAAATACCTTCATCACTTTCAAATTTTGTTTTTATTAAATTTATTACATATATAACATATGGTTGATAAAAAATATCATCAAAAGTACTATAATCAATATCCTTATCGTATAATTTTATATCTTTTTTGGTAAAATATTCTATTTTACCAATATCATCTTCTTCAAAATCAATCTTTTTCATACACTGATACTTATCTTCTGATTTTAAAGTATTAACATTAATCTCTTGATTAAAAAGGCAATCCATTGCTGTTTCTTTTAAAACAGACTGAACATCGATAATTAAATTATTTAAAATTTGAGATCTCATATACATAATAACATCATAATGAAGAATATTAAATTTGGCCATATGAGAGGATACCAAATTTACATTTGATATTACATCTCCTGAAAATTGTTTAATAAGAGTTTTTATTTCTTTTCTATCTATATTACCATCATATGCTTGATTATCAATGTTTGTATTGTAAGTTGATATATATTGATATATATTAACATTTCTTTCTGATGGTAATAATTGACGATGAGAACAATGTCGTATTCCTCTACCAATTACCTGTTCTATACGTGAACGATTATGCCATGGTTCAAGAATATGAATTTGCCGAACATTTAATAAACTTATTCCTTCTTTGAAGACACTTGAACCTAACATTATTTTAATATCTTCACCATATTTATTTGTATCGTTATTAAAAGCAGTAATTATATTATCTCTTACATTTTCTTCAATTTTACCAATAATACATACAAATGTCATTGGTTTAAATTCATGCATCTTATTTTTATATTCACTACGTTTTTTACCATCTTTATAACATATTTGTTCATCCTTTGTAGGCTGACTAAAAGAATGTCCTAATAAACTCTTAATTGTTTTGGCATCGGCAAAAACAATTTTACCATTATTGTTAACAACAACCAAACTAATTCCATTTGCCAAAAGTGCTTGAGCTAATACCTGAGTTCCATGTTTAATATAATAACTAAAAATGAAATATGTTCCATTTGAGATATCGTGTAATATATTATATATTAATTTTCCTAATTTACATGATATACTGGTTTTTTGGTCTATTAATTCTGATAAAACCAATTTCTTTTGCGATATTCCATCAACATCTAATATACCATAATTACCATATTGAATTAACTTAGTTAACATATCACCAGCAATTATTCGTTTTTTGTAAAATTTATCATGTTTTTCACTCATCTCGCACGGAATTACTTTAATAATATCACTATAATTATTATTACGAATTGTTTTTTTAATTTTATAAATTTTTTTTAATTTCTCTATTTTATTATTAACAAAACTATGAATTGGGATTGAATCTGGATAATGTCTTTTAGCAAAAGTATATGGATTTTCGGTTCTAACATATGATACATATCCTTGTGAAATTACACGAAGAATATTTCTAGCTTCTTCATCTTTTATATTATCATTTTCAAAAATATCAGATACGACAACTCTGTCATAATCATCATTAATTAAAAGTAAATTAAATAATGATATAATTTCACGAGGTTTATGATACATGGGTGTAGCACTTAACATAACTAGTTTAACATTTCGTGAATATTTTAAAATTAGTTCTAAAGCATCATATGGTTTAAAATCCTTAATTTTTTTAACACTATTTTCAGAAGTAAGTTCATCATCATCATCATATTTTTCCAAAGTAATTTCTTCCTCACTATATGTTTTATACTTTTTTAAATTATGAACTTCATCTACTATAATTACTCTATTAGAAAATATCAAGTCAATCCATTTGATTAATTTCGCAGGAATAGGTTGATTAAATTGATACTTATTAATACCGTATGTTTCTAATTCTTTAATAATTTCATTTCGGAATTTACCAAATGTCATTAAATCATAATATTTATCAATTAATGATAAAACATTTTTTTTCTTTTTATCCATACTTGAAAAGAAATCATAATTTAAATAATCAGAACCAGTACATTGATTATATCCTCTAGCTACATCATGTATTTCGTGAATGAAATTACTTTTAACTGATTTTGAAAGTATTACTAATACTTTTTTACTATTTTTTGCTACTAGAGTTTTATAACTTTCTGCAATAGTAATAGAAGAACAAGTTTTTCCTGTTCCAGTTCCATGAAAAATTAATAATCCATTATAATATGTATTATGAGAGAGATAACCTTTGATTAATTTTTGATGAGATTGTAAATTAAAATTTTTATTTTTATTTGGACATAATTCTTCTTGAATATCTTCAAATTTATCAGCATTTATAGGTAATTGTTTATTTATTTGAAATTCTTTTTTTTTATATAATTTTTTATTAAAATCAAAATCTGTTATCATAGGATAAAAAACATATTGACTGTGTTTATAATCTAAAAATTCTACAAGTCTTTCCCATGGTTTTTTAAACATTTTTAATTCATTGTGCGTAAAAATATGATTTTTGTCTTCATCATTAATAAGTTCATTAATATATCCTTTAAGTTTATTATACTCTTTTTTATCATAGAGTTTATTTGCAGGTTTGTTACCATTATCATAGAGTTTGTTTGCATAAGGCACTATATGCCCATTCCAAATATTTCGGAGAAAGTTATGAAATAGGAAATGATGTTCTTCTCCTTTACGTTCTTCTTCCTCAACTTTTGTATATAAATCACGTGGAAAAAGAGTATCGTGTTTTTTATAATTTAATTCACTATATATATCCTTTTTTTTATTTTTTCTATTCATTGAAACAATATATATTATATACTTATAATATTAAATTAATTTAATTTAACTAATTTATTATACAATATCAATTGTTGTAAGTGAAGTTAGTATATGTTCTAACATAGGAGTTTCTAATTTTGATATCCAATTACCATGAACCCATAAAATATTTGTTTTAATTAAATTATATTCATTTAAAACTATTTTACATAAATTTTGTGTTATATAATTATCAGTTGTTTCTAATAACATATTACAATCATTAAAACGTTCGGTTGTATATTCTGTATTTCTTAAATTATTAATTAATTTTAATAAAGTTTTATAAACCAATAACTCATTATTATTAGATAATGGTTTTTCAAAATATTTTTCTATATTAAAAACTTTTGGTATATCATAATAATCTAAAGAAATAATTCGTAAATATTTTATTAATAATGATGATGGAGTTCTAGTAGTTAATAATAATTTTTCTTTTGGAAATTGATATCGTTTAAGTTCATTTGCGATATAATGTTGGAGTGGAATTTTAGGATTATATTCTACGGACATTTCCATATATTTAACTTCCTCATCTGGATTAAATCCATATCTTCTTAATAATTTTTTGGAATCATAAATACCATAATTTATAAAAATTTCTTCACCAATTTCGTATGATTTATAAGTCATGTATTGAGATTGACCTTCAAAACCAATGTTATTAGTCTCGTGATATTGGGCAGTCATTTGTGAATTACTTTTATGATTAAACAAATCCATATAAGGAACACAACCATGTATATACCAACCTCGTGTAATAAATATAACATAAGCCCATTTAACTAAAGTTTTTAAAATATTTTCTACATTTCCAAATTTTTCTAAATCAATAATTGTAAATTCCTTATTCTGTGTTGAGATAAAATCTAATAAATTTTCATATGCATCAAAAGTAGTTTGAACATCATCTGCGAATGAAGATGAACACTTTTTCCAATCACTCATATTTTTTGGAGTATTATTAAAAATGACATGATTTTTTAAATCAGTTGATTTTGGTAGAGTTCGAATAAAAGGGTAATAAAAAGATTTTTTACCTAAACTTTTTTCATAAATAAGAGAAATTACTATTCTATAAAATAATTGTGTTTTAATCATATTTTTTGAATCATTTTGTATCCATTTGTCAATATTTGGTATGTCATAAACTAAATTTGGATGAATTTTACATTTCAAAGGAATTCGCATTAAAGATTCATTTTTTTTAATGTCATTAATTGTATATATTGAGCGTGATGTTATATCATCAATATTTGAAGAAACAACTTTTATTGATGGTGAAACAAATCCATTATTTTTCCTGATCCAATTAGCCATTTTATCAAAAATATTATTAGTAGTCATTATTTATATATAATAAATAATATTAATAATTTTATAATTTTTACTTACTTTCTTATAATATAGTATAATAAAATGAACACCAATTTTTTACAAAAAAAAAGATACTATTTCGATAATATAAAATATAAATACCAATATTATTTGTTATATAAATTCGAAATAAATTTACAATTTAAACAAATTTTATATAAAAAAAAAATTACTTCGAATAAATATTTTGCATTAAAAAAAAAAATTAATGCATTAAATACACAAAGTTGTCCTAAAAATACTAATTTTATTGTATATGGTAATACTAAATGTAAATATTGTTCAAAAGCAATTGAATTATTAATAAATGCTCAAAAAAAGTATTGTTATATAAATATGAAAACTTTACCAAATGAACAAATTATTTTAATAAAAGAAATTATTAAAAATACAACAAATAATTATCAATATATTCCAGTAATTTTTTATAATGGAGTTTTTATAGGTGGATATGATGATTTAAAAATTTTTTTAAAACGATATCAAAATTCACATTTATCTTACTATAATAAAAATGATATTAAAATGCTTCGTAAAATAAATAAATAAATAAATTCATTATATGAATAATGTAAATAAAACAAAGTATAAGATATATATGCCTCTAGTAAAACTACAATCAGAAAAAGAAACTGGAAATATAGAATATAAAATACGACTTTGTAATGACACAGAAGAGAAAATTAATCAATTAGGAACACAAATGTTATATCGTTTATATCAAGGAGAAGGATACGTTATATATTATCTAGGTGTATGTGATAATGGAGATATTATGGGAATTTTTGAAAATGATTTAGATATTTCATTCTCTTTATTAAAAAGGGTATCAAAAAAAATCGGAGCAGAATTAATAAAGTTTATTAAAATAAATATTGATGGAACTGACAAATTTTATATGAAAGTAATTCTAAAAAAAAAATTAGATTTAAGTTTAATCGATTTATAGTAATAAACATTGAAGATACAAAAAATTAATATAAGAAATAAATTATTAAAAATATTAATAATGAATATTAATCAACAATCAAAAAAAAAATGGATATTTAAATATAAGCCAAAGGATTTTGATGATATTATTTCTCATAATGAAATTGTAGATATTATTAAAAATAGTCTAGATAATTTACCACATATGATATTTTATGGTCCAAATGGAATTGGTAAATCTTCTTTGATTAATATTATAGTTAATAATATATATATTGATGAATCAATAAAACAAAATGTATTGTATTTATCTGCCTCTGATAAGCGAGGAATAGGAACTGTACGTAAGGAAATAAAATCATTTGCTCATCAAAGTGTATTTTTGCAAAATTCTACTTTTAAAATAATAATTTTAAGTGAAATTGATTGTATGAGTTTTGAAGCACAATCAGCTTTGCGACGAATTATAGAAAAATATTCTAAAACAACCAGATTTTGTCTTATCTGTAATTCTATAAACAAGATATCCAAACCGATAATATCACGATGTGTTAAATTTCTATTCAAACCAATACCTGATAATTTAATACAAACTAAATTATTATCTATTGCGAATAATGAAAATTTGAATGAAAATATAAAAAAAATAATTCCGGATATATCTCAGATTAGTAAAGGTGATTTAAGAAAATCTATAAATTTATTAGAAACATTATCACTATCGTCAAATATTTCTACAGATGAAATCAAAAAATATTTTTATTTTTTAACAGATAAAATTGATAAAATATATATACAAGATTTATTGAATGTAATGAATGAAGGAAATTTAATAGGTATTAGGGAAAAAATAAAAGATATATTTTATCAAGGATATTCTTCAAAAAATATATTATATGAATTATATTCTTATATATTAAATGATGAAGAGATTAATGATAAAAAAAAAAGAAATATATTAAAAATATTAGGGGAAACTGACTATAAAATTACATTTGGTGGTAATCAAAATTTAAATATATTAAATTTTTGTTATAAATATACATTATTAATTATATGATTAATATAATATAGATATGGCTGAATTAGTTGCAGCAGGAGTATTTGCTTTTTTATTAAATGAATTTGATAAGCAAGATGAAAAACGATTTAATGCATTAGAGGTAAGAAAACCAGCAAATTATTCGCAAGAAGTAAATAATATATTGAATCTTATAACTACTGATTCGAATGTTTATCCAGTTGGTAGTTATAAATATAAGGTTCATAAATATCCTGGTGATATTGACATATTTGAAACTTTAAAATCATGTTGTTTATATAGCGAAGCTCGTTTTGCTATTACAAAAAAAATACAAAATATTGCTAAAAAAATTTTAAAACAAAAAGATGTATTTTTAGGAGATTTTAAGGCTGGTATAGACAATAGATGGAAAATTTATATTGGAAAGATGAAGCAAAATAAAATAGTTGATTATGATCGCAAATTGATTAAAAGAACAATTGACAATTTAAAATCACAAAATATTTTAACACAAAAAGAATATAATAAAATATTAAAATTTTTAAAAATTAATATTAAGATAACTGATTGGGAAAAATTAAAAAAATTTATTAACGACAAATACATTATAAGATGGAATATTGATGAAATTATTAAGGGTGAAAAAAAATTAAGGGGTAATAAAACATTATATTTGGATGAAGCAATTTCTCAAGATGCTACTTGTAAAATAGATATTTGGGCACAAGTAAATAATAGATACATTGAAATAACTAATTGGTTTTTAATAGTTCAAAAAAATAAAGACGGGAGTGAAAAAGTATTAGGAATGGATTTAGGAAATTATATATCTAATATTGAAGAAGATATATATAAATATTCTTCAAAAGAACATAGAAATTCGTTAAAAGCTGCAAAAAGATTATTTAATAAATATAAATTTTTAAACAAAACAAAAGATGATAAATATGCCAAAAAATTAACTAAACTATCACCTCTTTTCAGTAGTGATATGGCAAAATTATCACAAATAACTAGTGAATCAGAAGTTCTTCGTTTTATATTAGAAAAAATAGAAAATCCTCCACTTATGAATATATTAACTCAAATAAACGAATTTTTAAATAGAATATCTGATATTAAATTATCTTTTGATAAAGATAAAATCAAACAAATTATTTCTAAAATTAATTCAACAAAAAATTTTAGCAAAATTATAAATTATTTAATTCAATTTGAAAAAATAATAGACAATATTGTAGAAATAAATTCATTTGAGTGGATGAGAAAGGAAAAATTTCTCCTAGAAAGTGTTAAAAATGAACCATTAAAAAAAATTTCAGGAATTCCTAAAAAAATTAATATAGATAAATTAAAAAATTTTCTTCATAAAGATTGGAAAAAAAATAGTAAGTATTAATAATAAAGTAAGTATTAATAATAAAATTTTTTTATGTAACGATAATATAAAAATGTTTGAATTGATTGAAGATAACAAAAAATTATTATTAATTATATTAATATTATTATTAATATTTTCATCTGTATATATTAATCTAAATTCTACAAAAAAAATGAAAATATCTCAAGATACTTTAACAACATATGAAAATATGTTAAATGACTTAAAAAGAAAAAATATTCAACAATATCCTCAATATAAACCACAATATAAACCACAAGTTTATCAAGATAATGAACAAAATTCTAATGGGTATAAAAATAAAATATCTAAAAATAGTATTGAAGATTTAATCAAAGGTATAAAAAAAACAAAAAAAAAGGATTTACCTACCAATATTGAAATTGATAATCAATCAAATAAAATAGGAAAAAATAATAAAACTATGAATTCTATTTTAGAATCTGATAAAAATTTTAATAGAATAACAGATTTAATTAAATTTAAAATGAATCCTACACAAAATCGTTCTCCTGATATGAAAAATAATATAAGTATGATTAAAACTGGATGTAATAAAGATACTAATTTTGAATTATCTGGTTTTAATGGAAAATGGGACTGAACTGTTTTTCGTATTCTTATTCAACTTTACGTATCACTAAAAATGAAAGAAAACGAAAGTAAATCAGGGCAGGTTACGTGTCCTAAGACCTCTTAATGTTAATTAATAAAGGTTAATGTAACGGATTGAATATTAAAAGAAATAGAATTTTTATTAAAGTAATAATATCTAAATTATATGTATATAATTTAGATGGTATTATATGAAAGAACATATACATTAAAGATAAATCTAATAGGTATAGTTGGAAATACTGAACTTCAATATTCTGATATGTTAGAAAATATTCATGTTAAAAAAGTAAAAACAATTACAATATCTGTATATCAAAATGATACACTTAATATTATTAAACAAAAAATATGTAATGAATTATTAAAATTAATTGAATATGAAAATGATTCTAAAAATACTGATATAAAAAAAAAAACATGTATTTATTGTTTTAATAACAAAAATAATAAAATTATATCTTCAAATGATTCAAGTAATTTAGATATTGAAAGTGATGATGATTTATTTGAAGACGAAGATGAATATTATAATATGAGTAATGAATCTTTTGTAATTCAATGTAATACTTGTAAAAAACAATATAAATATCGTTCGGGATTAAATTTATCAAAAATAAAAGATAATAAATTATTCTTATCCCAACCTTTACCTGTTCCAGAATTTTTATATTTATGGAAAGATGACATTATATGTGGCCATTCAATATGTGATAGTAATAAATCTAATATTAAAGAATCTTATAATTGTAAAAATTTATCACAAAATTTAGAAAACGAAAAAGAAGCATACAATTATATTAATATATACAATTTTCTAAATGAAAAAAAAATTTTAAAAGACATATCAGAAAAAAAACATATGGATTATTCAATTTTTACAAATTATTGGGCAAAATTATCATCTTATCGTAATAATAATGTTGGAAAATATATACAAAATGTATTAAATATTGAAACAATAAATGAAAAAAAAAATATTGGAAATCTTTTAAAAATAGAAGATAAAATTAAAAATATCGAAGATATGAAAAATCCAGAAAAAAAATTAATCGATTTTAGAAGTACACGTTATAAATTATTGGATAATATTTATAAAAATACTATGATTATTGATAAAAATCGATTAGATTTTGAAGAAACATTAAGTAATTTTATTGATAGTAATACAACTGAAATAGAAATAAATATGGCGTATTTTCCAGATTTTTATATGTATTACAATTACTTAACTTCAAATGATAATATAAAAAAAATGGAAGAAGTTATTGGAAAAAAGGCAATTACAAAACATTTATCTAATTTTAGCAAACTTTATTGGCCATTTCTTAATTTTGCAAAATTTGATAATTTTTTTCAAAAAGATGATATGTCTTATTTATATACTCAAATAAATAATTGGAGATTTAATATTAAAAATTATGATAGTATTATTGAACAATTTAAACATATTGTTCTCCCCAAGAATTTTAATGAAAAATTAGATTTTGAACAATATACTCATAAAATTTATGTAGAATTAAATGGTAATTCAAAAGATATTATAAAACCATCATACATAAATTTACAGAAAGTTATTCATTTGTATCCTATTACTGAAAATGTTCCATATATGACAATGTATCTCCCAAAAGAATCTAAATTAATACAAAAAATGACAAAATTGGTAAAAAAAAAAGGAATTCATCGTCAATTAAAATGGAATTTAGAAGAACCAAATGTTATTCAATTTAGAATGTTAATTCCACATAAATTAACTCGAAATCAAGAATTATATATTCAAATTCAGTTATATGATACCAAAATTATACGATTTACTATTAATTTATCATCAAAATCAAAAATATATATTGATCAAATGGGAATGAAATTGATTATAACATCTATTAATAAATTTATAAAAAAATTAAATAAATATAATATTGGTAATTTGGGTATTAAACTAGATGATACAAAGATTAAACTAGCCAATAGTGATGTGTTAAATTGGAATTCTTTAAATTCTAATGTTTCTATTCAATCAATTAATGGTTCTGTATTAACAAATAAATTAATTGATGAGGATGATATTAGAGATAAAAATATTATTAATATGTTATACCCATATATAAAATTAGATAATACTGGAAAAGGATCTATTTTAGATTTTCGTTTTTTGAGATTAGAACATTTTCGTGGAAATGAGATAAAAAAGAAAAAAGATGTAATGATTCATCAAATTTTAGACAAATATTATAGAAAATTTATTGATAATGATGATGATAATAAAGATATTCGAACAGAATTGACATCAGATGAAAAAGATAAGATAATTGAAATTATGCAAATAGAATTTACTATGACACCTTCACAAGCAATCTATGCATATAATCATTGGAATCAATATAAAGATTTATTATATGGAAAAGCAAAAGGTTATGGTATTTTATATCAATTAAGTAAAACATCTAAAATAAAAAGATGTGATTTGAATAAATGTTCGTCATCAGATTTATTAGAGGAAAAATATCAATGGTGTATAATGGGATTTAAAAGTTTTAGACAATGGGAATATTTAGTTAATTTTGTAAAAAAAATGATATATTTAATATATAATATAAAAAATTTTAAAGATATAGATAAAAAAGATAAAAATTATGATATAATTAAATATTTTAATCATATTTATAATCAATTTGATAATAAATTTATAAATGATGATGATGATAAAGAATTTATTAAAAATAAAATAGTAGGATTTTCTTTACTAAAAAGACTAAAACAGGCATATGATATTTCTCTAAAATGTCCAAATTGTGGTATGAAAATAAAACATACTGCGGATAAATGTCAATTTTGTAAAATCAAATTAGACCAAAGTCAGAATAATTTATATGCAAAAAGATGTAGTGTTAACAGACAACCAATTGGAACTGGAAATATAATAAAGAAAAATGCTCCAAAAATTTTGACTATAAAAGAACATGATATTAAATATATTAATAAAAATGTTAATAACCAAATAGGTGGTGCTACGACTGATATAAAATGGTTAATTTATAAAAGAGACCGAAAATTACAAAAATTAAAAAAATATAAAGAAAGAAGCAAAGAAAGAAAGGATAAAGAAAAATATCAATTAAAAATTGATGAAATTGATGAAAATATTAAGCAATTGAATCATTATATTTCTATAAATACAAGAAAACAAGATCCTAGTAGATGGTTAGATGATTATAATCAAAATGAATGGGATGACAAACAAATTACACGTATACTAATTGAATTGAAAATACCAATTAATTATATTTTAACAAAAATACCATCAACGCGAAATAAAAATAATAAATTTAAGGAAATTTTATTAAAAATATTTACACCAAATAAATATAATTCTACATATCGACAAAGATTTATTAAATTTTATGGTATCGAAGATGCTGTATCATCAATTAAAAAAAGATATACTCCTAAAGATGCTAAAATTAATATTGATAAATTATTACAATATCATATTTGGAAATCAAATAAGTTTATAAAAGATAGTAAAGGTAGAAATCCACCAGGATGGCAAAAAAAGGAATGTCTTTTAATTTGGAATTTTTTAAATAAAAACACAAAACATAAGGCATTAGATAAAATCACATTATATTCAAAAATTGTTAAATATTTTGAAAACTATGAAAACTCTATATTAAAATTTTTTACTAAAAAAGAAAAAGAAGAACAAGTGGAAATAAAAAATCCTTTAGACATAGAATCATATAATACTAAAATTGGGAAAATTTTAAAACCTTTTGAAAATGGAAATATATTAGAATGGGAAGGAAAAGTGATAAAATGTCCAAATAAAAAAAAATCAAAACATATATATCCTAGTTTTTTAGATATTCCTGTAAGTAAATCAAAAAATATTCCAAATGATGTAGAAATTAGTGAATCTGATACTAAAAAAAATGTTTGTCATCCATGTTGTTTTATTAATATGAATAAAAAAACAAAACGAAATTTATTATATTGTACTGGCATAATTGATAAAAAAACTCATACTGATATGATTAAAAATGAAATAAAAATCGATGATTATATATCTAGTAATACTAGTAATAATTTGGTACATACATTTGGATTACTACCAAAAATTTTACATAAAGTATTTAATCATTATACAAAATTTGATAATAATTTTACTGCAAATATAATGAAATCTGAAGGATTTGTTTTAATGGGTGTTGATAAATGTATCAAAGACTCAAAAAATAAGAAATGTTCTGAAATTAGTTTAACTAATGATAAATATTTTTGGCCAGCAATTTTAAATTATACAAAATCGGATTTTTTTGAACTTTTTAAAAATATTACAAAGTATTTACAAGAAAATAAAGAAGAATTTATATCACTTAATCAAGGTAAAATATATTCAAAATTCAAAACTAGAGTTCAAAGAAAAAACAAACAAGATATTAGAAATATTAATATAGAAGAAGTAATACAAGAATTTTTATCATTTATTGATATAACAAATCCTTCAACACTAGATTTACCATTTGATCGTAAATATTTAATAGATTTATTATCTAAACCAGGTATTATTCACAGGGATGGATTAAATATAGTTATCTTAAGACAAGACCCACATAAATTACCAAATGATAATTACAATCTGGGTAATGTATATACTTCTTGTTTATCCGATATTTTTATAGAAGATTATTATAACATTAACAAAAAATTTATATTTTTATATCAATATGAAAATAATACTTATGAACCAATCGTTCTTAAAAAACCCAAAAAAAAGATGGAACCATTACAAATGTTCTTTGATTATAATGATCCGAAATATTCAGAATTAATGAATTTGATTGGTATATGGTATCAAAAAGGATGTAGCAAACAATATATTTCTAGAAAGATTAAACGAGTTTTTTATACAATGTTTACATGCCAACAAACTCTTAAATTATTTGAAAACTTAGGCGAATATGATAAAAACTTAAAACCAATTGGTGTTTTTAAAGATTATTTTTCAAGATGTTTATATATTTTAACTACAGGAAAATACATAATACCTGTTAAACCGTCAATATATAATCTTGGTAAATATCCAATATTAGATTTATCAGATAATTTAAAAAAATATACAAAAAATATTTATCAAACAATATCTTATATTGAACATATTAATGATATAATTGACAAATTAAAAAAAAAGACAGATAAAACATCTTTAATATATGGTTCTGGATATGAAATTAATGGAGTTTCTATTACAAATTCAGAAATAAATTATTTAGTATTTGAATCCCAACTTAATATACCAGTCAAAACATTACCATACAAGTTGACTAAAAATAATAAAATTAAACTAACTAATCATAATAGTGAAATTAATATAACTGATATTAAAATATATGATAATGAAACGAATAAATTAATTACTGATGGGATTGAATGGAATGATTTTGATGATATTGAAGAAAATATCATCTCTCATGAACGATATGAAAGACTAGTTTTAGAATTTTCACAATATTTAAATAAAGATTCGCAACAAAAAATGAAAGAAAAAATTATTTCATTAATTAAGGAAACACTTGACAAACAAGATAAATATAATATTTATAAACATAATAATATTTTAAAAAAAAAAGAAAAATTATATGAACTCATTTATCATATGTGTTTCAATATTACTACAAAAAACAAATATAATATTACAAAATTTAAGGATTATAATGAATCTCAAATTCGAATACCTTGCGCAGATATTAAAGAAGAATGTCATTCAACGGAATATTGTGAAATATCTAATGGATGTAAATTGTATGTACCCAGAAATAAATATAAATTATTTATTGGTATGATGGTAAGTGAAATGCTTAAATATGGTAAAAGAGAATATTTATCATCTGGAAAATTATCAGTAAATGTATCTGGGCGTATATTAGATAATAATGTCAATTATATTGTAGATATAGATAATTTTATTGATAGTGTAGATGGCGTTTTTGAAAGAAAAATTCCGCATGAAAACTTATTATCAAAAATCAGATTAAATAAAGATTTGTAAATATTTCTTTTATTTAAAAAATATAAGAACAAGGTTCTGCAAATTTTGGTAATTCTTGAATATAATTTTGCTTTAGAATGTTGTCTATTTTATTTACACGATTATTTAGATAATCTATTTTTCTATCAATATTATTAATTTTATTAGATAAATTAAGATATTGTTCATTTAAATTTTTAAATTGTGTTGTAAATGATTTAATAAGATTTTCAATACTTAAATTACTTTCAAATTGATTATTGAAAATTCTTCTACGCTTAAAGTTCGGTTCAAAAAAATTTCTATTACTATCATCTACACAGTGAAATTGACGTTTTCTATTAACTTGCTGACTCATTAAAAGATATATAAAAATTGAAAGATTATTTATAATTATATAAAAGAATTCAATTTTTAATAATGAAAAAACCTAATTTTGTTAAAACATTACAGGATAATTCTATAGAACAAAGAACTGAAGAATGGTATAAAAAACGAACTACGATGATTACCGCAAGTGATTGTGGTACCATATTAGGATATAATAGTAAATTTACAACCTCAGATGATCTTTTGACTAATAAATTAAATAATGTTAGATTGGATAACGTTCATTTACGACATGGAAATCATTATGAACCAATTGCGATTGATATTTTTGAACAAAAATATAAAGAAAAAGTTTGGTCAGTAGGATTACTTACTCATAAAAATAAAAAATATAAATTTTTAGGTGCTAGTCCAGATGGGGTCACTTCTAATCATTGTCTAGTTGAAATTAAATGTCCAAGTAGTAGAATGATTGATGGTTCAATTTCTTTACATTATTATGCTCAAGTACAATTACAATTAGAAGTATCTGACTTTGAATTATGTTATTTTTATGAATGTTCTTTTAAAGAAGTTCGAACAAAAGGGGAATGTAAAAATAAAGAATATTGTGGTTATAATGAAAAAAAGGAAAATTGGTGGTATTTAGCTTATGATTATTTAAGACCAATCAAAAGAGATAGAAAATGGTTTGAAGATAATAAAGAAAAATTTAAACAATTTTATGATGAAATGATATATCAACAAAAACAACAAAAACAAATTAATAAAAACTCTCGTAAAAGAAAACTACCACCAAGTTTATTGAATGGAGGACAAACAAAAAAACGAAAAAAAATTAAAAATATTCCTTGGATTAATGAAGGGAAAATTAGAAATTATTGTATTGGTGATACTCTGTGTGATTGGTTAGATATGTATGGTGCTAAAAATAATTATCAAAAAGAACAAAATAATCCATTCACTTTATTAAAATTTAAAAAAACAAATCAATTTAAATCTATCGTTATGAATACAATTGAGAAAAAATTTAAAAATGATTGTCAAAGATTACCACAAAATTATGGAAATTATACATATGATCTTATACGCCTAACAAATGATTATATGAATAAAGGAACCAAGATTATTATTAATGGAATGTTACAAGATGAAGATGATAAAATTTATACAGTATTTGATTTATTAGTTAGAAGTGATTTCATAGAAAAAGTTTTTGATAAAAGAAAATTTAAAGCGTCTGTAAAAAAACAATTTAAAGCAGATTCAACATATAGTCAAAAACACGATGAAGAATGGTTCTATATATCAGTTTCTATAAAATACAAAATTTTACCATTTTCTAGTAATGGTATGACATTAACAAATGAATCTGTAATGAAATTATATAAAGCACAATGTGCTTTTAAAAATAAAATTTTAACAAAAAATCAAGTTCATCAATCTGATATTACATTTATAATTGGGAGTGGATGGAAAATGACTAAAAATGGACAAAAATTTAAAAATCATAAAAAAAGAGATTGGGAACGACCTGGTTATATCAATTTAACAAATCAAGATATAAAATATGTTCAGATGATTGACGATGCTTTGATATGGTATAGAGATGTTGAAAAAAATGGAAAAAAATGGAAAGTAGAACCAAAACCTACTAGAAAGGAATTATATCCTTTGATTTTAAGTAATAGTCCAGGATATTGGGGAGCCGCTAAAAAAAAAATTGCAACAAATTTAAAAGAAATTTCATTATTATGGCAAGTTGGACCAAGTAATCGTATAAAAGCACATGAAAAAAATATTTATACCTGGGATAATCCTAAATTAAATCCACAAATATTAGGTTTCAAAAAAGAAACAAAAAGAGCAAAAATTTTACAAAAAATTATTGATGTTAATAAAATGAAAAAAACTAAAATATTACCAAAGAAGATTGAAAATAATTTAGATAATTGGAAAAACCCTAATAGAGTAGAATTTTATGTAGATTTTGAAACTTTAAATTCACTTTATGGAGGGAAATCTATAATTTATTTGATTGGTTTAACTGTTGTTATTCCTGATAAAATAAAGAAAAAATTTAATACTAATAATAAAAAAAGATATTATGACTTTAAAGCAGAATCTTTAACCAAATCTGAAGAATATAGAATAATCGAAGAATGGTTAAACCAAATGAAATCAGTTCTTAAAAAATATAATTTAAAAAGAAAAGATGTTAATTGTTATTGTTGGTCTAATGCTGAAAATAGTTTCCTTAATGCTGCTAGAAAAAGACATGGAAAAGAAAATTCATCTAAATGGAAAGTAGATTTCACTGATGTAATGGAACTAATTAAATCGGAACCAGTTGTTATTAAAGATTGTTTATCTGGATTTGGATTAAAATCTGTATCTGGTGCCATGAATAAACATGGAATGATTAACAAGAAATATGATACAAAATGTAGTTCTGGTGAAGTTTCCATGGCTTTTGCTATTAATTATTATGAACATAAGTCTCAAGAAGTAATGGATGATATAGTTGGATATAATGAATTAGATTGTGATGTTATTTATGAAATATTGACATACTTAAGAAAACATCATACATAAAATATATTTTTCTCACTTATCATTATATATATAATGTCTTTTCAAGTTATACCAATTATTTTAATTCCTGTTCTTATTACTACATTTTTTCTTAAAATGCCTAAAAATATATCTCAACAGAAAGTTTTCACAAATGTTACTAAAACTCCTAAATCGATTATGGATTTTAAATTAAAAGACAAACTTGATGATTTTGTAGAAAACCATTTTGGAAAAAAATATATTGTTGATACTTACACTATTGTTAATTCAAATACGAATGTATTAACAAAAATAACTGATATCAAAATAAAAGTATTTATAGTGAAAAAAAATTCAAAGGCATGGAATAATTCTAATAAAATTATTCTTATGTCTATTAAAATTACCCCAACTGATATTAAAATTTCACATATTTTGCAAAATTCACATCAACTTGGAGAAAAAATTATACCTCAAAATTCGAATTGTTAAAAATAAATTACACTTTTTATATTTTATATATCTAAATTCCTATTGTTTATTTCTTTGCTTTTATTATATATTATAATGTCTAATAAAAACATAGATCCTTTTTGGTTTAGTGACTATTCTATTATATTTAATAAAAATAGATTGACTGAATTTTTTCCAGCAAGTGACATGGAATATACTGAAAAATTAAATGCTATTTTAAGATTCTCGATATATATAGCAATTATTTTATTTGTATATAACAGAAACATTAATGTTATATTTATCCCCATTGTTTCTGCTTTAATAACTTTGTATTTATATAGATACTTTAGAGATGAAAATACTGGAAAATCATTAGAAGAATTAGGAAATGTAGAAGATGTATGTATAGCCCCTACAAAAAATAATCCATTTATGAATGTATTAATGTCTGATTATACTGAACAACCTGAAAGATCAGAAGCATGTAATATTAAAAAAGAAGAAATTCAAGAATCAACTGAAGATCATTTTAATCATAATCTATATAGAGATGTTAGTGATGTATGGAATAAAACTCATTCACAACGACAATTCTATACTATGCCTAATACACAAATACCAAATAAACAAAAAGAATTTGCTGAATGGTTATATAAAACAGATAAAACTTGTAAAGAAGATCCTAAACAATGTATTCGTTTTGAAGATATACGAACTAATCGACCTATATCTATAGAAGATGCTAAAAAACAATCTTAATTTTTTGTAATATCTTTTAAAAAAACATCTTTTCTTACTCCTTCACTTTTTCTTATATCATCTATAATATTTGGAATCTCTTTATTTGCTGAAGAATACTTCTTTAATAAATCTCTTATATTATTAAAATTATTATCTATTTTTTCAAGTCTTTTGCTTTTTGTATATAAAGTTTTTTTAATATATTGAATATTTTCTACCATATATTCTAATTTTGATATTATCTCTGTTTTTAAATATTCATAATCTTCTGGAATTAATTTATTTACTTGTTTATCATATGATCGCAATAATTTTATTATCTGTTTGTAATAATTATTACGATTATTAATTTTATTAAATTGTAGTTTAATATGTCCATCTCTCTCAATAATCTTTGTTGTAAGAGATTTTAATTCCTTTCGAATTTCCTTTGCTTTTTTATTTATATTAGATTTCTTTGATTCTAAATCTTTTATTTGTTTCTTTAATATTCTAGAATTTTCTTTTAATTGTGTATAAAGTGTAATTAATTCTAAAATAGTTTTCTGAATATTTATAGTAATTTCTGGTAATGTTTTTAAAGAATCGTAATTTTCTTTAATATTACTTTTAAGATTATCTAATGAACTATCTAATGTTTCTATCTTTTTACCTAAATCATTTATAAAAGAAAACTGATTTTTATATTGTTCTTGAAGATTATTTATCCTTTTATCTATATTTCTTATATTTCTATATTTTCGATTATCAGTCATCACTTATTATTATATATAATATATTATTATTTTAAATTTCAATTATTTCTTGAACATCCAATTTCTGTTTTTCTAAAATAATTTCCCATTCTGTTTGTAAATCATTATTTATCTTTACAATACGTTTAAATGAATCAGCTAATACTTTTGCATATTTTGTTTCATCACTCTTTTCATCATTCAAAATTAAATATAACATAATCTTTCTATCAAAAGGATGTTTCATTTTATAATAACTATATTTAACTCTATCATCTTTTTGTAATTCTTTAGATAAAATATTACCAATTGTATGACCTTCCCCCTCAATTATAAAACAAACGCCAACATTACAACTCTGATTATCAATTTCTATATCTTTATTTTGTAAATCAATAATTTTTTGATTAAACTGATACAAAATTTTTGAAAAAATAATATATGGATTTACCAAATGTGATTCTAATTTAAACGAATATACATACTTTTTATTATAATACTGATCATTAAAAATAACTACATCTTTATTCTCATCTTCATCCATAATACCATTATCTGATAAATATTTTTTTACACCAGTTACTATCTTATTTTTAGTATTTTCATTAAAATTCTTGAAACCATAAGCACCTATACTATTATCATACAAATAATGATCACCATCTAATGATAAAGTCTCTTTACAATATTTACGAAAGGTTTTTTTACTTTTTACACTTAATTTATCCCATATATCCTGTTTAATACGAACATCTTCATTTATTTTAAAAGAACAAACTGAAACTGGTTGAAATTTAGCATGTTTCTTACCATTACCTTTAATTGGATACATTTTTAAACTAATTTTTTCTCCATGTCGTAATTCTACTAGTAAAATATTAGGTATAATATTTATTTTACCAGATATTACCTTTAAATCTGAACTAGTTACAAACTTTTTATCATAATCTGAATTACTTACTTCCAATTCTACACAAATATTATCAATATCATCAATATCAATTTCTAATGGTATTAATGACAATCTATGAGATAAAATCTCATTATTAATAATTGATGTATTTGTTTTTATAATTATCTTGTCAAAAGCATTACTAATAACATCTGATAAAACTATTCTACGAAATGAATTCACTATACACGTATCCAAATTGTAAATATTCATTTTAAGTTCAATGTCATCATTAATTTCTATATTTTTAAAATGATTATTCATTATATTAAATATATAATTTGTAATTTGTAATTTGTTATTTAAATATTAAATCAATTTTTATTTAATATTTATATTTCGTTTACATTCTTATTATTTAAGTATCAGAAACATATATAGAATGTATCGTCAAAAAAATAAGAAACATTTAAGAAGAAGAAAAAAAAAACAACAAATTGCTAAAGATTTTGATTTACCTCCCCCAAATAGAAATCCAAATTTAAATACAGGAGGAGAAAATAAAAAATCCTTTCCAGTTACTACTCAAACTCAAAATATTAGAACACAACAAGCTCAATGTTACTATAGCAATCAATGTAAATATTGTAAAGAATTACTTGAAGAAATTAATCGTTTTAATATCAAAAGTGATAAAATTATATTAATTAATATAGATAAAAATAGAAAAAATTTACCACCACAAGTTCAACGTGTTCCAACAATACTTGATAGAAATGATTCTAAAATATACGTTGGAGAAGAAGCTTTTACTTTTATTACTAATATTGTTAAGGAAAGTACCGTTAATGTAATGGCTGTAAATACTGGAGTAGCGGCTAGTTTTTCAGAAACATTTGTTTCATTAGACGGAGATGGATTTAGCAATGACGCTTGCCTAGATTCAGCAAACTTTAGTAGTATTAATGATATGTCTCATATTAATATAATTAATGAAAAAAAAGAAAATAATCAATTTAATGGAAATGATTTTGCTCAAAAATTAGAAGAATTACAACAAAGCAGACAAAATGAAATTAAGCAATTTAAACATTAATTAGTTTTAATTTAAAGATTATTTAATTTATATTAGTATACGATGAGTTACGTTAAGGCATTTAATAAACAATGTTTAAATTTTTTGGGAGAAATGGCAAAAACATATCCAGAAAATAAGGAAATTTTGCCTATAAAAAACCAATATCTATTAATAACAAAAACCAATGAAAAATGGGGAATACAAAATTTTATTGAAACATGTTGGAAATTCTATCCAAATATCAAGAAAAATGATGAAAAATTTTTTATAGAATATGATTTATCTGGAACTATTTTAGATGATTTAAATTTAAAAAAAATTTGGAAACATGCTACAGATAATACAAAAAAACAGATTTGGTTATATATTAAAGTAATTTTCAAAATTGTGGAAAAATATATAGATTCCCAAAAAAAGAAAAATTCTGCGTAAGGCTTGTTCTTTTTATTTGTATAGTAAAATATATATTTTATAATGGAAGAAGGATTAAATACATTTAAGATTTGTTATTGTGATTTTATTAATCAATTAGTATTATATGATGATCAAAACAACACTATAAAAACTTATGTTGATAAAATTAATTCATCTGATAATTTAATTTCCGATATACTAAATGATATGATAGACGAATTACCAACATATATTGATAGAATTAAAGAAAATGATTGGACAGTATTTGACAAAGATTCTGAAATTAAATTTTTAAATGATATAAATATAAAAACTTTTTGGGAAAATATTGAAAAAAAAGACAAAAAACAAGTTTTCTCTCATATTGATTATTGTTTTACAATTGGTAAATTTGTAATGGGAAAAGCAACACTTAATGATATAAGAGGATTATATAGCATAAAGGAAAATTCTAAAGTAGAAGAAGTAGAAGTAGAAGAGGTAATAGAAGTAGAAGTAGAAGAGGAAGATAATGAAAATATAGAAATTGAAGAAGCAACTATTGTTGATGAAAATGGTAATGTTATGGAAGAAGCAGAAGAAACAGAAGAAACACATGTAATTACAGAAGAAGAGCAAGAAAAAATTATGCAAGATTTAAATGGTATTACAAATGATTTAGAAGAAATTGAAAAAATGTGTAGAAATACGCTAGGTGATGAAAATTTAAATAAAATGCAACAACAAATTCAAAATATGATTGGGAATATATTTACAAATAATACTGAAAACACTGAAAACACTGAAAACACTGAAAATACTGAAAACAATGAAAACACTGAAAACAATGAAAACAATGAAAACACTGAAAATACTAATCCATTAGCGGGATTATTTGGAGGTAATGGAAATGAAGAAAATCCATTAGCGGGATTATTTGGGGGTAATGGAAATGGAGAAAATCCATTAGCAGGATTATTTGGAGGTAATGGAAATAGTCCATTTGAAACTATGGCAAATGATATTAAATCTAAAATAGATAGTGGTGAAATTGATGAAAATGCTCTTGAAAAATCTGGAGAACAGATGATGCAAATGATTGGAAACTTATCTGAATCATTAGGACCTATGTTAAGTAATATTATGGGAGGGGCAATGGGAGGATCTACTGAAAATAATCAAAAACAAGACCCATTAGGAAGAGCAATGGGAGGAATAATGAATGCGATGAGTCAAAAGGAAGATGGAGAAAATCCATTTGCTAATATTTTAAGTTCTTTAGGGGGAACAAAATTATCTAATGATGAAAAAAGTAATTTAAGAAGAGAAGAAAGATTAGATAGAAATCGAAAAGAAGCTGAAAAAAAATATAAGAAAAAATTAAGAAAAAAATTAAGAGATAGAAGAAGGAAAAAAAAACAACGAGGAAAAAAATAAAAACATATCATAAAAAATAAAATATATAATTATTAATATATAAGATGTCTAAAGAATCTATTGATACATGTACATTACCAGCTAAATATTTTGGTTCTACAAATGAAAATAACATTAATTGTAAAATAACATTACAGGATCAAATTCAAAATGATAGTGATGTTAGTCGTATTTTAATTATAGTTTTAACTTGTGTTTTACCAATTATATTTTTATTATATGGCATTCGTAATATTTCATCTTTACAATTAGTTCATTATATATTATTTTTTGCAATAGTAGCATTATCTATTATAACTTTATGTTCAGTTGAAGGAATTACTATAGATAAATCCTTCATTATCTACCCAAAAGAAAAAGACTGTAATACCTGTAAATTTAATTCAAAATTATCTTTAATTGGTGTTGGAATTGGTATAGCATCTGCTATTATTATTTATTTAATTGATTATATTATTTCCAATTTTTTGTAAATTACTTAACTTATTTAATTCTAATTATGATTAAATTATATTAAAATTAGAATTATTCTATTGATTTTGGTGCTATGTAAAATTTTATAACTCCAGACAAATTATCAATCTTATATTCTAATAAAATTGGTGATCCTTCTTTTAAAAATATAGAAACTTTAGAACTAAATGTACTTGACTTAGCATATTTGGTCAAGTAATCAATTGAAAATGATAATGTAAAATCTTTTGCGAATTTTAATTTTGTATAATCATTTTTTATCATTCTTATACAAGCGTCACTATCAATACCTGTTGACTTAAAGTCAATTTTATTTTTACTCTTACTTACATCAATTTTTACATAATCTCCTATATATGCTAAATTTTTTAAGAGATTTTGAAATTCTGATGATAATGTTTTTATACGACATTGATAATTTGCTTTCGGAATATTAATATCATGAGCATCTTGATCTATTAAACTCAAATTAAACTCCTTATGTGCATCTGTATCTAAATTATCAAATTCCCATAATATTTTATTATCGTTTTCTTTATATGATATAGTAATTTGTTCTCCATTATTTAAACATTTCAAAATATTACTTAAACTTTTCATACTAACTGACAAATATAAATCATCTTCTCTTTTTTTATCAAAAATAAATTTATCAAAATCTTCTCTATTTAATAACATTTGAATAAAACTAACATGACTTGAATCTAATGATTCTAATGAAATGCCATCTTCATTTATTATTAAAATTCCTACATCTAAAACTTCTTTTAATAAATCCATTATTTTTTTAAAAATATTACCATCTTTAAGACAAATTATTGTAGTACCATTATATTTATTCCCTACTTCTTCTTCTGATTCTTCTTCAGATATTTCAGAAGTAGATTCTAATTCTGATTCTGATTCTTCTTCTGATTCTTCAATCTTATCTTTTTCATCTATCTTGACTTCTTCTTCTAATATTAATTCGATTAATTTCTTCTTCTTTTCTCCATTATATCCATCAATTTTTTTACTTTTACATATTTGCTTTAGTTCCGGACATTTTTTTTTATTCAATAATTCTTTAGTATATTTTTTTACAATCACTTTTTCCGATTTAGGCATATTAAATTATATTAATTATAATTTAAATAAATTCAATTTTTTTAACTATAAGTTATTTATACTTAAAATATATTGTATAAATTATATAAAATGGGTTGTTTTCCTTGCTCTACTATAATACCAATTTTTGCTATTGTAATTATAATTATTTTGTTTTTTTTTCAAAAAAAACACGAAAATTTTGACAGCGAACCTTTCCCAGCAGACAATTGTAAAAGTTTAAAAAAAAAAAATAATATAGATTGTGAATGCGTTAGAAAATCTGATAGTCATAATCAATGTACTACGAAAGTTAATTGTGTAGAATCTACTTCTGAAATATCTGGTTATGAAGAAAATTATACTCCTTTTAATCCACCTGTCCAATTTACTAACTGGATTAAAGAAAAAACAACTGACAGATATTTAGATACTAAAACAATACATACTTATATCCCAAAAGAATGTTTATATAAAAATGGAATATTTAATCATGGAATTATTGGTGAAACTGATATTGATGAAATTAAACAAAAAAATATTAGTTATCCACCGGATGTACCAAAGGAAAATGTAGTTCAATCTAATTATTATTCTTGTAGAATGAATTAAAATAATTTATAAATACGACTAGATATAAATAATAAAAATGGAACTAATATACCTGCTAGAATTGATATTAAAAATAAATCCTTTTTAAAAGTACATTGTGTTTGATTTTTTGCATATTTAACAAGTTCTACATCATTTGGACAAAATCCTAAAATACTACATATATTTAATGAAAATAATGTTATAGAAAGTCCAATAAGTCCAAGTGTAAATAATGATATATTTTTTAATAAAACTGTTAAAATACAAGCAATTATTAATATAAATGTAAAAAAAATCAGAAAATATTGCGATACTTTTATTGCCATTATGTTATATAATATTATATACATAATAGTAATATTTAAAACTAAATTTTTTAAAATAATTTTTTTATATTTTTTATGAATGAAATTACTATATCATATGAAAAAATAATATAACTTACAAAAAATCCACATAATAAAGCAGTAAAATACATATTTTTTGTATAATTACATCTTTGTCCTAATTTTGTTCGCGACCACATAGTCTTTTCTGTATTTAAAATACAAAAATTTCCTATAGCACAATGGCATATTGTCGTAAGAGATATAACTAATGATAATAATAATAATGTATATATATTTACTTGTTTTGTATAAATAAGTAAACCCGAACATACTATTGCAATTATAGTAAAAACAATTGAAATAATTTTACCAAATTCATTTGGTTCAGTTTTTACTATATTTTGATTTTTAATTAAAATAGATTTATCTTTTACTTGATTTGCTTTCTTTTTAGATAAAACAATTTCTTTCTGAGAAGAAACTATATTAACTTGTTTTTTTTCAGGTATTTGTTCAGGTATTTTTTCAGGTATTTGTTTTTTCAACAATAATTTATTTGTTTGATTTATTAATTTATTAACTTTAGAATTTAATTTACTATTGGATTTAACATTTTCTACTTTATTTTTTTTTAAGTTTTGTGTATGTTCTTTCTTACTTGATTTTAATTCATCGATAGAACTATTTAATAAATCTTTATTTAAATTATGTTTTTTTTGTAATTCTTTTAAAGATATATTTTGAAAAGTTTCAAATTGTTTATATTCCATATTATCTATTCTTATACATAATAGATATATTTTTTATTAGTTTCATTTTTTTGGTATTTGTTTTTTTTTCCGTAATGGTGTTGGAGTTCCAAACAAAACATTTTTAATAAAAACACCAAAAGTTGGATCTTTATATGGATCTTTGCCATGAGTATATGTTCTCCATAAAGCATTATCCAATCTAATATTAGTTTTATCATTATTAAGAGCATTTAATGCTTCTTCTCGGCCATTTTTGATTTCAATTGCTTCTTGCATCATTCCTGTATATACTCCTCTATTATCATTTAATATTTCAATTGCTTTTTGTTCTTTATTTAATGTTTGTTGCATCATATTAGTATAAATATTTCTATTTTCCTCCAACATTGATAATATTTTTTTATTAATATTTAGTGATTCCTCAGTTAGTTCTTCTAATTTAGAAACACGCTTATTCAATTTGCTTTGATCTTCAATTATTTTATCAACTTTATTAGATAAAATTTGATCCATTAATTCCCAGTCCTGAAAATTTTTATTCATTGTAGTAGTATTTATGTTATTCGACATATATTATAATAGTTTAGATATTTTATATAAAAAAAAACATCTATTTATTCTTTTATGTATTTTTTATTTATTTTTTATTTTTTCTATGTACTTTATATCTTAAATTATTTAAATAATCTTCATCTAAATTTAATGAAATTGATTTTTCTAAAGACTTAGTTTTATTCCATATTTTTATGATAGCGACATTTGTACGCGGACTTAGAGATATTCCATTAATATCATTTCGATGTTTATTATCACTAGTAATTATTTCACCTATCATTTTTGCAGACATTTCAATCCAATGAGAATTAATATCATCTTTTTCAATAATATAAGACCAGGTTCCGCCATTGCGATTTTTGGCATCTTCCCATAATGGGAATACACCCTCTCTCATAAGAAAGTACATATTTGTTGAATAATCGGGAATTGCTTTGTAAAATTTCCAAAATCCTTCAATTGTATTAAAAGAATAGATTTGTTTATAACTTTCCTTAAGCCAATTTTTATCATATACTTTGTGAATCCAAACAATCCAAGTATTATTTAAAGAATTTGTTTGTTTTACTATATCTTTCTTTTCCATTATTAGTTTATTTGATATTAAAATTATAATCTTATTAATTAATAATTATAACAATATGCTTTCTTATACATCTAAAAAATCAATTTTAAGTTTTTTTACTTCATATATATATTCACCGAGTATGTCTATATATAATTATTTCACATCACTTTATAATTCTTATTATTCCGATGAAGAAATTAAAGTAGATATAGAATCAAAAACAATAGAAATAACTTTTTGTACTAATGATAAATTATATAAAATAAAGACAGACTTAGTTAATAATAATTTAAAAGAAATTTGTCAAAAACTTGAGATAGATATACAAAATGAACTTTCCATATCCCAAAAAACATATTTATCAGCTATAATAAATGATGATTATGATATAACTGATGTACTTACACAATATAGTGGGCCATTTGGTGATTTTTATCAACGTTATGGTTTAGATATGAAAGTAGATTATATTGTACCAACTAATTTAAAAGAAGATTTTGAATCATTAAAAATAATTGATGATGAAGCAGAGATATATGAATTTAATAATTTAAATGATATATTGAGAACCGGTTACAATATAAATTGGTTTAATAATTTAAGTAATTCTGAAAAAATAAAAACAATTAAAAAATGTCCTTACATCTAATAAGAACATTTAGATACATACTCTTGCCATGATTTAATTTCTATATTATTTTTATTATTATTATTATTGAATAATGATGATATGAATAAAGTAGCATTCTTTATATTCGTAAAGAGTGGAATATTATTATCAATCGCACATCGTCGAATCATATATCCATTTGTTTGTGATATATATGACCTTTTTTTAGGTATATTTACTACTAAACCTATTTTTTTGGATTTTAAATAATTAATTACATTATCTTTGTCATTATCTTGAATTTTATTCAATAATATACTTTCGATATTTTCATCTTTTAAAAAGTCATGAGTTCCTTTTGTTGAATATAATGTATATCCAAGCAATACTAATTTTTTTACAGATTCCAAAAATTCAGCTTTAAATTGAATAGAACCAATTGATATTAAAGCACTTTTAATTTTTGAAATATTTATTCCAGAACTAACTACAGAATTTAAATATGTTTCATATTTGTTACTCCCAAAACAAGCTACTTCTCCAGTTGATGACATTTCAACTTTTAATACTGGATCAACTCCATCTAATCTTGTAAAAGAAAACATTGGACATTTAATCGCAATATAATCTATGTCATAAATATCAATTGGAACTCTTTTAACATCATATCCCATCATTGATTTAGTAGCCAACTCAATAAAATCTACATTTAATGTTTTAGATACAAATGGAAAAGAACGAGATGCTCTTAAATTACATTCGATTACTTTGATAGCATTATCTTTGGATAAAAATTGTATATTAAATGGTCCTGTAATATTTAAAAATTTACATATTTGTTTAGAAACTTTTCTAATTTTTTTGATTGTTTCTATATATAATTTTTGAGCAGGTAAAATTAATGTAGCATCTCCAGAATGAACACCTGCGTTTTCAACATGTTCAGATATAGCATAATTTATTACTTTTCCCGAACATCCAACAGCATCAAATTCAATTTCTTTAGCACCTTCAATAAATTTTGATACAACAATTGGATATTTTGAATTAATTTCTGATAAATTTTTCAAATAATTATTTAAATCCGTCATAGAATAAGCAACTATCATAGCAGAACCACTTAATACATATGATGGACGAATAATAACTGGAAATTCAATCTTATTAGCAAATACTTCAATATCCTTTATGTCAATTAATTCTTTCCATTTTGGTTGATCAATTTTTAATGTATCCAATGTTCTTGAAAATTTATATCTATCCTCAGCATTGTCTATAAATTCTGGTTGTGTTCCTAAAATTTTTACACCATTTATTGATAATGGCATTACTAATTTATTTGGAATTTGACCTCCAACAGAAACAATAACTCCACTACTATTTTCAATTTCATATATATCTAATACCCTTTCTAATGATAATTCTTCAAAATATAATCTATCAGTTTCATCATAATCTGTTGAAACTGTTTCTGGATTATAATTAATCATAATTGATTTTTTATGAATTTTTTTTAAAGTTTTTAAACAAGATACAGCACACCAATCAAATTCACAAGAAGAACCTATCCGATAAGAACCACAACCTAATACAATTACACCATTATCATTAAAATCTAAATCACTTTCTGTACCATTATATGTACAATACAAGTAATTAGTTTTAGCTGGAAATTCAGCAGCCAATGTGTCAATTTGCTTAACACATGGAATTATATTTTTTTGTTTTCTTATATTTCGTATCAAACTTTCATTAAAATTTAATAAACTTGATATTTGCTTATCCGAAAATCCACATTTTTTTACTTTTAATATTATATCGCGATTAGTCAATACATCATTCTGCTTTTGTAACCATTTTTCTGTATCAACTAAAGATTTAAATTTATTTAAAAACCATTTGTTCATTAATGTATAATCACTAATATCATTAACATCCATATCACGACAAAATGCTTCAAATATAACAAATATTCTACTATCAGTTGGTTTTTTTAATTCTTCAATTAATTCTTCATTTGTCATACGTTTTAATCTTGGAGTAGAAGTTAATAATGATATAAAATCATCATTCATCATTCTCAAACCTTTCATAAAACATTCCTCAAATGTTCGTCCTATAGCCATAATTTCACCAATTGATTTCATACAAGAACCTATAATATTAGATGAATTTGTGAATTTTTTATTATCCCATCTAGGAAATTTTACTACACAATAATCCAAACTTGGTTCAAAACAAGCAATTGTCGATTTTGTAATCATATTTTTTAAATCTATTAAATCTTTTCCTAAAGAAATTTTAGTAGCAATATAAGCTAATGGATATCCAGTTACTTTTGATGCTAAAGCACTTGAACGAGATAAACGGGCATTAACTTCTATTACATAATACTTATCACTTTTTGTATCTATCGCAAATTGAACATTACATTCTCCTACAATATTTAAATGACGAGCAATTTTGATTGACGATTCTCTTAATTTAAAATATTCATGATTGTTTAATGTTAATGATGGTGCAATTACAATAGAATCACCTGTATGAACTCCAACAGGATCTATATTTTCCATATTACATACAACAATACAATTATCATTGTTATCTCGAACAACTTCATATTCTACTTCTTTCCATCCCTGTAAAGATTTACTTAAAGTTACTTCTGGAGATTTACTTGAAGATAATTTAAACATAGTTATTAATTCCTTATCATTTTTTACAAATCCACTTCCTAATCCACCTAAACTATAATTAGTACGAACTAATATAGGATAACCAATATTATTAGCCCAATTAATAGCAGAATCTTCATCATGAATAATTGTTGTTGGAATTATTGACTCATTTATCTCCTCTAATGTCTCATTAAATAAAACCCTATCCTCTGTAGTCTCAATTGTTTTTATTGAAGTACCCAAAACACGAACATTATTTTTTTCTAAAATACCACTTTTATTTAATAAAATTCCACAATTTAAAGCGGTTTGTCCACCAAATTGTAATAAAATACCATCTGGTTTTTCTTTTTCAATTATTTTACTTACCGTATCTAATGTTACAGGCAAAAAATATGTTTTATCAGCCATATAATTAGATGTTTGAACTGTTGCTATATTTGGATTTATTAATACAATTTCTATATTTTCTTCTTTTAATGCTTTAATACATTGAGAACCAGAATAATCAAATTCACCTGCTTGACCTATAGAAATTCCCCCAGAACCTAAAACCAAAACTTTATAAATCGGTTCTTTTGTTCTAAAATTAATTGTATTTACTGGAAATTTTTTCGTATTAATTAATGAAGAAAACGTATCAAATAAAAAATTTGTGTCCTCTGGACCACCATTACCTTCCGGGTGAAATTGAACTGAAAAAAAAGGCTTAAATTTATGAATTATACCTTCATTACTATGATCATTACCATTTATAAATAAAGGTCTCCATTCATCATTTAATGATGATTCATCAACTGCGAATCCATGATTTTGTGATGTAATATAACATTTCATATTACGCAAATCAATTGCTGGTTGATTCATACTTCTATTTCCAAATTTCATTTTATAAGTAGAAGCACCCGTTGCTAATGCCAAAATTTGATGACCTAAACATATTCCAAAAATTGGAATATTTTTTTCCAACATTTTTTTCACATTATTTATTAAAATATCCAACATTAAAGGATTACCTGGACCATTTGATAATAAAATACCATCAATTTTTTCCTCAGTAAAATCATAATTCCATGGAACTATAATTAATTGGACATCATATTTTAATAAATTTGTTAAAATACTTTTTTTACAACCACAATCAACTACTAATATTTTCTTTGAACCATCTCCTATAATTTTTTTTTCTCTAATTGATACATTTTTAACAATATTTTCTTTATTTGGATTCCAATAATCAATGGATTGATTAGGAAATTCAATCTTACATAGCGGACTACCACTAATTCTTATTTTTTTTGTTAATTCTCTTGTATCTATATCATATAATCCTGGAATCTTCTCCTCTTTTAACCATTCAGATAAAGATTGTATAGCATTATAGTGTTCATAATTATCCGAATAATCAGCAACAATTACTGCCTTGACATGTATTTTCTCTGATTCAAAATATTTTAAAAATCCAAAGTCGTCTTTATCTTTATTTGGTACTCCATATATTCCAATTATTGGAAATGTTATTACCAAAATTTGACCATGATAACTTGGATCAGTTAAAGATTCCGGATAACCAACCATACCTGTATTAAAAACTAATTCACCAGATACAGATTTTTCATATCCAAAAGATTTACAAGAAAAACTTGTATTATCTTTTAATTTTAGAGTAATAGTATTTTGATTCATTTAAAATATAATAAATTATGGATAGTAATACTTATATTATAAATTATTGTATCTTATTTAAATATATCAATTTTTTTTATATTTAAATTATTAATTATTAATTAAGAATTAAACAAATATTATAGTATAAATATGGAAACTGCTAAAATTAATACTGATAATGAATGGACAACGGTTGTAGATAAAAAAAAAGTAAAAAAAGAAAAAAGAATGAAAAAAAAACTTTTAAAGGAACAAAAAAATTATCACAATAATTCTAGAAAATTATATAAAAAAAATACAAAAACTGAAATTAAATCTAAAACAAAAATTCAAGAAACTACAGATAAAAAAAACAATATTGTAATTATAACAAATGCTTTTAATAGTTTATTAAACGAATTTGATGAATCATCTGAATAATTATTATAATATTAATAACTCAAATTAGTAATATAATAATATTATTTTGCAAAATTAGCTTTGATTATGTGATAACCATCGTATTTGGGGAAAACGATATATTCGTTTATTACTTGGATTTAAAAAAGGACGGAATGTAATTTTTGGAGTTGGTAATTCCCTCCAATTATCATTTGTATGAGAATATTTTGCTTTTCCAAGTGGTTCATATTTAAACTTCTTTGTTATTCTAAATAAAAAAAATAAAATTACTAATGCTATTATTAGAAATAATAATTTTTTTATACTTACTGATGGTAAAACATTAATACTAAACATTTATTATTTTAATATATTTTTATTTTAACTGTTTTCTATTATAATTAATTGCATTTTTTCTAAAACATATCTTTTTACTTTTTCTTTATCATAAATTAACTTTTTAACAAAAAACTCTTCGTTAAAATTTAAAGGAACTTTTAAAACTATAATTTTAGATAAATTCTGTAAATTATTACATATACTCCACATAGGCGTAGTTGATAAATATAAATTAACCTTTTTTTTGTATTTATATTTTTTACCACCCCATGGGGGATCTATATATATTACATCTTGTTTTAATCCCTGTATTATTTCTAAACAATTACCTTGAAAAACAGAAACATTTTTACAACCATAAGTTTCTACATTATGTTGTAAAAACTGACATCTTTCACTAGAAATTTCTATCGCATTTATATGTTTAAATACATGTGAAAATCTTATAGTATCACCACCAACGCACGCAGTCATATCTGTAATAGTTCCTTTTTTTGATACATAAGATGAAATAATTTCAGCAATTCTTTTTGATTCTTCCAATGGTGTCATACTATATACAGCTACATTATCCATTTTTAATTTACGAAGAAAACTCTCTCTTCCTTCAAATAAATATTGTAAATTTTCTATTGGTAAAGATTTAATTATATTTCTCATCTTGCTATTACTCAATATAATAAGTAATTTAAATTATTTCATTATTGTTATTTCATTTTTAAATTTTTATTTTTTATATCGTTAAAAAAAATAAAAATTAATATCCTCTATTTTATATAATACATTATGAGTGGATTAGATCTTGAATTAAAAAAATTTGATATTCGTAAAATTAGTGATGACGCAGTCATTGCCGCAATTGGGCGAAGAAGAACTGGAAAATCTATAATATTAAAAGATATTTTATATAATAAAAGACATATTCCGTTTGGAACTGTAATATCAGGAACTGAAGCAGCTAATGAATTCTTTTCTGATTTTATTCCAAAAACTTATATTTTCCATGAATATGATAAAAAAATTATTAATAATGTTCTCAAAAGACAAATTAATCTTATAAAAAAAATGAAATCAAATGATAGACGATATAAAACAGTTGACCCTAGATTATTTTTAGTATTAGATGACTGCTTATTTGACGATTCTTGGACACGGGATAAATGTATCCGATCTGTATTTATGAATGGAAGACATTATAAAGTAATTTTTTTTGTAACTATGCAATATCCATTAGGAATTCCCCCGGCATTGAGAACTAATATTGATTTTACATTTATTATGCGAGAACCTTATTATTCAAATCGTAAAAAAATTTATGAACAATATGCTGGCTGTTTCCCAAATTTTCAAATATTTTGTGATGTTATGAATTCATTACAACAATTTGAATGTTTAGTTATTAGTAATAACGCAGAATCAAATAGATTAGAAGATCAAGTATTTTGGTTTAAAGCTTCATTACGAGATAATTTTAAATGTGGAAGTAAACAATTTTGGCAATATCATGAAGATAACTATGATAGTGATGATAATAAAAAAAACTTTGATGTTTCAAAAGTCAGTACCAAAAGAAAATATGGCAATATTAACATCAGTAAAGTAGATATATAAAATCAAGCATATAATTCATCAATCACATTCTGATTTTTTTCCAATATAATAGCTCTTTTTAATTTTAAAGTAGGTGTAAGTTCATCTGTAGATACTGAAAAATCATCTAATAAAATTCTAAATTTTTTTACAGTTTGAGCATTTGATACCGCATTCTTATTTGCCTTTACTATACCTTGTTCTATATACCTTTTTAAAATATTACATGTTCTAGCATCTTCAGTATTTACTAAAATACTACCTAACTTTTTCATAAATTCACAAACACTCTTTTCTAAAATACGTGTTGGAATTTCATCTTCAGATATTACACACTTTAATGTAATCAAACAAGTTAAATATTTCTGGGCATCACCAATTACTACTACATTTGAAATAATATCAGATAATTCTTTTTTTATATTATTTTCAATTAAAACCGGAGCAATATTTTCACCACCACGTGTTATTAAAATTTCCTTTATACGACCAGTTATTGTCAAAAAATCATCCTTATCTAAATACCCGATATCTCCTGAATGATAATAACCTTCAGAATCAATAACTTGACTAGTTTTTTCTCTTTTATTTATATATCCCATAAAAACATGCCTACCTTTACAAATTATTTCACCATTTTTTGTATTATCCGGTGAATATAATTTTAACTCTTCACCTGTAAATTTACTACCACAACAAACTCTTTTCTGAGATTGACCTGGAATTCTTACAAAATGCTTGAAATTTTTTGGTAAATTAAAAGTAACCGGACCACAACATTCAGAAGCACCATATAAATTCATTATTTGAATATCTAAACTACCAAAATATTTTAACACCTCAGTTGAAATTGGGGCAGCACCTGTCATAAATAATTTACATTTATCTAAACCTAAACCTTTTTTAATTTTACTAAAAACAATAGAATCAGCTAAATAATATACATATGGTAAATCCTTTTTCTTCTCTTTATACCTTGTCGCTTGTAATCCCACTTGCTTGGCTTTATTACCCACTAATCTTTTAAAACAACCATTACTTTTACCCAATAATTTCATCTTTTCAGCAAATTTTTCCCAAACACGAGGAACACCAAAAAATATAGTTGGTCTTACCGCACATAAAGTATCCTTTAATGAACCCTTTAAAGCATCTGGGCGCGCAAAAGTTGCATGAGAACCTGTAAACATTGGAAGATAAAAATCTAATGCTTGAGCAGCTATATGACTTAAAGGTAAATAACTCACCATTCTTTCACGATTTGTTAATTCAAAATCACGCACAACCGATTGAGCTACCCACGAAATATTATCATGACTTATCATAACTCCCTTAGGATTACCAGTAGTACCACTTGTATAAATTAAAGAGTGACATCTCCAGGGACTTTGCCTTGAGATACGCTCATCTAATTCAGCTTCAAATCTTGGTTCGTCCCCCCTTTTCATAAATGCCCACCAAGAATAAACCGGAATAACTGATTCTGTCCAATCTGTACTTAATTTTTCATAATCTGACCAAACTATAAAAGCCTTTACTTTACCAACTAAATCATCTACATAAGTCTTATATTTATTTAATTGCTTCTCATTTTCTACTATAATTATTTGAGCATTACAATCATCTATCATATATTTACAAATTTCTGGTAAATTTGAAGTATAAACACCTGAAGATATACCACCTGCAAATATTGTAGCAAAATGAGAAATTACCCATTCATATGAATTAAAACCTTGAATCATAACACTAGAATACTCATCTAAACCACACGCAATTAAAGAACGAGCAAACTTTCTTACTTGTATATAAAACTTAGACCAAGTTTTTGTAACTGGTTGATTACCTACATTATAAGTATATGCGGGTAAATTACCATAATTACTTACAGTATTAGATAAAGCATCGTAAAGAGTTATAGGTTCAATATTATCAGTAACCTCCCTTTTAATTTCAATTCGTGGATTTGAAGTCCACATAATATCCTCACCTACTAATAATTTTTCATAAATTTTCTCAATTTCTATATCCTCTTTAACTTCTTCATCCAATGAAGGAGAATCTGATTTAATTTGTTTTTCTAATGTGTCCATAATATTAAATATAAGTATTAATATAATTAATTACTTATATTGAGTATCTATATGTATAAAAATAATATCAGAACATATATGCTAAACAAGCGATATGAATATACATCTGATAATATACAAAAAAAAAGTTTATTAATAAAAAAAATATTATTCAAAAATTTTGATTTTAATAAAATTAATATAATTCATACATTTTTACCAATTTTACAAAAAAATGAAATTAATACAAAAATAATTATATCAACAATATTACATAATTATAAACACTGCAAAATTCTTATACCTAAAATTAATTTTAAAAATAAAACTCTTGATCATTACTACTATAAAGACAATAAACACTTATTACAAAATAAATACGGAATTGATGAACCATATAATTGTGAAAAATATAAAAAAAAACATAATATCAATATTATATTAGTACCATTACTAGCATTTGATAAAAATGGACACCGAGTAGGATATGGCGGTGGATACTATGACAAATTTATGATATACTATCCAAAATCTATCAAGATCGGATTATCATTAGAAGAACCAATACAAATTTTAGATATTAATAATCACGATATTAAATTAAATTTTTGTATTACACCAAAAAAATTATATAAATTTGACTAAAATCTTTTTTTTATTTCATCTATTATATCTGTAGTTGATATTTCAAAATTATACGGTATCTCTTCAAAATTATTAATTATATCTTTAAAAAAACTTTCCTGTTTCTTTTTATCTTCTTCACAACTAAAACCATGAACAACTTTATCTATTTTATTATTTAATATAAATTCATTATTTATTATTAAAGGTGCCGGAAATATAACATCATCCACATACTTTATTGATTTAACTATTTCATAACGTTGTTGTTCGTTAATAATCGGTTTCCTTTTATAATCAGTTGCAGCACTATCACTTATTACACCGGCTAATAAGAAACAATCTGTATAATGATTTTTTATATATTTAAACGATTTTAAATGACCAACGTGAAATAAATCAAATATACCATCAATATATATTATCATTGTTTATATATATATAGTATTATTATTTAAATATATTATTTACTTTTTTAAAATAAAGATATTATATCTAATATATACTATCAATCATCAATGACAACTCCAGTCGAAAACTTAAAAACAGGCGATATTTTACTTTTTAGTTCTACATTTTCTTGGACAAATCTTATGACTTGGCCAGGAAAATTTGTTGAATTTTTTACGAAAAAACCATACTCGCACGTCGGTATGATTTTAAAAGATCCTACATGGATTAAACCTGAAATGACAGGCATTTATTTATGGGAATCTTCTTATGAGGGTACTCCAGATCCACAAGATGATAAAACTAAATTAGGAATAATGATTACCCCTATTAAACAAGTGTTATCACAACATGATGGAAGAATATGGGTACGACAATTATTTGACGTAGAAAATAAATTAACAATACCTGTTTTGAAAAAAATTCATAAAATAGTATATGAAAAACCTTATGATTTTAACCCAATTGATTGGTTATCAGCATATTTAAGAAAAAATTTTGAAAAAAGAAAAGAGTCAAGATTTTTTTGTTCTGCTTTAGTAGCATGTATATATGCGGAATCTGGTATTATTGACCCAAATACAAATTGGACTATTGTACGACCATCAGATTTTGATGAAAATGACACACATTTAACTTGGATGGGAGAATCCCATCTTGAAGGTTTATTTCAAATTGAATAATTTATGTAAAAACTAAATTTTTAATATTAAAGATTTAATCAATATGTTAATTTATTACAAATGAATTCACATATTAATATTTCATTATTGGAACATGATCCAATAATCTTTAATCTTATCAAAGATGAAGAAAAAAGACAAAAAGAAGGTTTAGAACTTATAGCTTCTGAAAATTTTACTTCAAAAGCAGTTATGGAATGCCTTGGTTCAGTTTTAACAAATAAATATTCTGAAGGATTGCCGAATGCTAGATATTATGGAGGAAACGAAGTTGTTGATAAAATTGAAAATTTATGTATACAAAGAGCATTACAGGCTTTTCGTCTTGATGAAAATCAATGGGGAGTCAATGTTCAACCATATTCTGGAAGTCCAGCTAATATGGCTGTTTATAATGGAATGTTAAACCCTCATGATAGAATTATGGGATTGGATTTACCATCTGGTGGTCATTTAACGCATGGGTTTTATACACAACGAAGAAAAGTATCAGCAACTTCAATATTTTTTGAATCAATGGGATATCATATTAAAGAAGACGGATTCATTAATTATGATGAATTAGAAAAATTAGCAATATATTTTAAACCAAAAATGATAATTTGTGGATATAGTGCATATCCAAGAGATTTAGATTATTCAAAATTTCGCAAAATAGCAGATTCTGTTGGAGCATATTTGATGTGTGATATGGCTCATTTTAGTGGATTAGTAGCGACACAAGAAATAGGAAATCCATTTGAATATTGTGATATTGTTACAACGACTACTCATAAAACTTTAAGAGGACCAAGAGCTGGATTAATTTTTTATAAATTAGATTATAAAAAACAAATTGATCAATCAGTATTTCCAGGATTACAAGGAGGACCACATAATCATCAAATTGCTGCAATAGCGACTCAATTAAAACAAGTTGTTACTCCTGAATTTAAAAATTATATTATTCAAGTAAAAAAAAATGCAAAAATATTAGCAGAAGAACTTATCAATTATGGATATACAGTATCTACTAATGGAACTGATAATCATTTAGTATTAGTTAATTTAAAACCAAAAGGTGTAACCGGAAGTAAAGTTGAAAAAATTTGCGAACTTGCAAATATATCTTTAAATAAAAATGCTGTCTATGGTGATAAATCGGCATTATCACCCGGGGGAATCAGAATAGGTTCACCACCATTAACTTCTAGGGGAATGGTAGAGAAAGATTTTAAATATATTGCACAATTAATTAATGATTGTGTTTTACTATCTATTGAAATACAAAAAATATCTGGTAAAAAAATGAAAGATTTTAATAAACATTTGGTAAATTTTGATACTCAAATTCAAGAAATTAAAAATAATGTAATCAAATTCGCTACAAAATTTAACCTTTATGTATAATATATCTTACATACTTAGTTATTTCTACATATTTTTAATATAATATATTTATAAAATTAATGTCAGTGTCTATCTTAATTCCACTATATAATGGAATTGAATTTTTAAAAGAATGTATTGAAAGTATAAAACAACAGACATATCCTTATTGGGAAATTATTATTGGAATAAATGGACATCCAAAAAATTCTGATATATATAAACAAGCAAAAAAATATGAACATACACAAATTAAAGTTATTGAATATCTAGATACTAGAGGAAAACCCCAAACACTTAATAAAATGATTAATGATTGTTCTTATGATATAATATGCTTATTAGATGTTGATGACAAATGGCTACCTAAAAAACTTGAAGAACAAATTAAAGTAAAAAAAGATTATGATGTAGTTGGTACATTATGTCAATATTTCGGAACAAAACAAGATATACCAAGAATACCACGACAAAAAATTAGAAAAAGAAAATTTCTTAAAATGAATCCTATTATCAATTCATCTTGTATGATTAATAAAAAAGATGCAATTTGGAATAATGAATTTTTAGAAGATTATGACATGTGGTTAAGATTAAATTATGAAGGAAAAACATTTTATAATATACCTAAAATATTAACATTACATAGAATACATAATAAAAGTCACTTTAATAATACTAATAATAATCACGTTCCACAATTAATATCAAAATGGACAAAAATATATAATAAAATAAAATAAAAAACAAATAGGTGTAAATTACATAAAAAATATATATAAGTTATATAAATGTCTAATAATCAATTGAATATATATTACAGAAAAGAGGCTGAAGAACAATTAAAATTTGAATATGAACAAGAAATTTCTAAAATAAATACAAAAAATAATCAAGAAAAACAAAAAATTATAAATAGTACAAAAAAAGAAATTAATGACAAATACCAAAACGAAGATAAAACATTAAAAAATAAATATATATCAAAATTAGAAATTGAATATGCTAATATTGAAAAAGAATTTGAAAATATTCTTGAAATTTTTGATAAAGAAACTGATAAATTAACTATTTCTATGAATGATGAAAAACTTACGGAAAATATTATAATTACAAATTATAAAAATAATGAAGAATATCAACAAAAAATAAGGGATACACTTCGTAATTATAAAAGAGATTTACGAAAAATTAAACATGAAAGAAGAACACTAAGGCGAAATTTGATAAATGACATAATAGAACTCAAACAAGAAAAAAAGGAAAATGCTAAAATTGAAATAGATAAAAAATATAATGAAATATTTACTGAACAAAAACTTATTAAAAATAATTCTATTAATAATAAAATATTAAAAATTAATAGAATTTGGGATGATATATTAAAAGCAAATATTAATAGTTTCAATAATAAATGGAAAATAAACAAAGAAGAAAAAATACAAACAATTATTACACAATTAATTAATAAAAATAAATCTAGAATTATTAATAAATTTTCACAATTTAATCAATCGACAATAATAGATATGACTGAAATATTAAACAATAGATTATTAACTGATTGGAAAATAGAAAAAGAGAAAAAGATTAAATACAAATTACGAAATCTAGATGTATCAATAAAATCACTTAAGAATAATATTTTAAAAGAATGGAAAATAAAAGAGAAAAATATAAATCAAAAATATGATACAGAATTACATAATAAATTACTAGAAATAGACAATTCAATAGAAAAATATAATAATACTACTATACAAAATTATAAAAATTCAATTCTAAACACTATAGAAATATCTATTGTTAGTTTAGATAGAAATGATTTTCAAACAGAAGAAGAATATGCAAAAAAATTAAGAGATGAAGAAAGACAAAAAAATCATGAATTACGAAAAATGAAAAAAAAATTACGAAAAAATAAAATAATTCCGGATAATATAAAAAAACAATTAGAAATATATAAAAAAGAAAGAATAAAAGAAAAATCTAGTATAAAAGAAAAATATAAAAACCAGAAATTATATGATATTAGGAATTTATTACAAAAAAGAGATGATAATATTATTTATGAAGTAAAGAAATTAACTGAAAAATTAACTAGTCAAGCAGAACAAGAAGTTGATATATTAAAAGAATCTTGGATTTCTAAAAAAAAAGAAGAATGTATATTACTAAATAAAGTTCAAGATAATAATATTCTTGAAATTCAAATAATAAAATTAAATGAACAACTACGAACAAAGAATTCTATAATAAATGAATTACAACAAAAGACAGAAAAACTTTTAAAAGAAAACAAACAATTTCAAACTGAAATTACTAAATTAAATAAATATATTACTCAATATAAAAAAGACAAAGATTTTGTTGATAAATTAAAAGTAAAATATATGGAAAAAGAAAATTTAAAAACAAAAGATCAAGAAAAAATTTCACAAAATGTAGTTAATCAAACACAAGAAGTCGATAACTCATTACGAACATTAACCGCTAAAAAAAAATCTTCAAAAATAGTATCAAAAATTGGACAAAAAAATAAAAAAGAAATGGAAAAAAAATTATTAATGAAAATGACACTTCGTGAAAAGGGACCACTATTTGAACATAATTATATATGTACTGGAATTTACCGAGAAGAAACTGATTTTGAAATTTTAATTAAAGCAAAAAATAATATTATAATTCATTTAAAATTTGATAGTAAATCAAATTTTGTTAATATAATTACCTCGGATACTAATATTTCTTTATCGTATATATTAGAAAAAGATACATATTATGAAATAATATTTGCATTTAATAATAAAAATATTACAATAAATATAAATAACATCCCATTAGGAACATATGAATTATGTAATCAATTATTAGAAGATATTATTGTTAGAATTAAATCAACTAAATCAATATTTTATCATCAATATATAAAATTTATAAATTAAAAAGTTTTATTCTTTTTTTTTTTAATAAATTAAAATTGAAACAATTATATCTTTGTAAATACATAAAAATTAATGAATAAAAAAAATAAAATATCAAATAAAATTTTAAATAAAATTTTAAAAGATAGTATTAATTTTGATAATATTATTACTTCATTCTTATTAACAAAACAATGGAAAGATAATACAAAAATAAAAACAAAAACAAAGAAAAAAAGGAAAAACGCATATACTGTATTCAGTTCAAAATATAGAAGTATTGTTAAACAAGAAAATCCAGACAAAAAATTTGGAGAAATTAGTAAAATAATTGGAAAAAAATGGAAAGATTTAATACAAGAAGAAAAACTTACTTATCGAAATGAAGCATTAAGATTAAATCAAATTTCTAAAAATCAAATACACAACAAAGAAGAAAAGAAATTAATAGTATTTACTAATAACGAAAATTCTTTAGAAAATGATAATTCATATAAAGAAAATCAAAAAAAACTTTTCCAAAAACATCTTACTAAATTAACACAAAATATACATAATATTTTATTTGATATAATTATAAGTGATATATCAAATAAATATAATATTTCACAAAAAGAACTCGTTAAATGTATTCCATTTAAAAACAAAAAATTAAAAAAAAATGCTTATACCATATTTAGTTCTTCTCATAGAAAAAAAATTAAACAATTACACCCTGAAAAAAATTTCGGAGAAATAAGTAAAATGGTAGGATTAAAATGGAAACAACTTACTGATGAAGAAAAACTTGTATATAAAACAAAAGCTGAAGAAGAAAATAAAATATTAGATTAATTAAAATTTTCAATATTTAAAATAAATATCTATTGTATAAATATATTATAAAACATATGTCTTGTGGATATAGTTCTCAAAGTCAAGAAGAAAAAAATTTAATTAAAGTTTTAGATAAACACATTGTTGGTGGAGCAAAAAGAGGAAGAAAAAAAGTTGGAAGTAAAGTATTTAATAAGTATAAAGATAATACTGATATTAAAAAACTTGATGAAAAAATTTGCCAACAAATGACACTAAAACAATTAAGACAAACTGCGTTATACAAAAATTTACATTATGATCCACAAAATCGTCCAGCATGGAGCGGTAAAAAAGGTTCTCGTTTTGGAAAAAAATCATACTTAAGTAAAAGTGAATTATGTAAATATTTAAATGATCCAAAAAAATATATCACAGATTTAAATAAAACTTATGCTAGTCAAAAAAGAGCAGGTCCTAGAATTAGAAAAACAAGAGCAGGGGATTGTATTCCTAAAGCTAGAGTCCCAATTAATAATAATTGTAATTCTAATGGAGAATTTAAACATAAAGGTAAAACTAGTAGTAGTATTGATTGTTGTTATAAAAAACAACAAAAAAACAAATCATCTAAAAGACAAAATAAACTTAAAACTTCTAATATAGCTTTAAAAAAAAATATTAACAAAATAGTCAAAAATTCAAATAAAACAACTGAAATTTTAAATTACTTAGAATCATCCGTTGGGATTTCTACACAAGCCGATTTTAATCGATTTGCTACATCACCAAACAAATTCTTAACAAAATTAGATAAATATGATGCTAAAAACTCTAATGCTCTTAATTCTATTACATACTCATATTTAAGAAAAATAATTACAAATTTAATGTAAATTATATACATTTTTTATAAAAAATAATATAACAACTACAATTTAATAATAAATATCATAACATATTTATTATTAAATATGGATAATTCATTAATTGAATGTTCAAAAGTTTCTGTTAAAAAGTCGTCAATAGAAAATGCTGGATTAGGAGCATTTGCGAATACTTTTATAAAAAAAGGAGAAATAGTTGAAATTGGTCTTGTAAAACAAGTTAATTGTAATGGACATAAAAATCCATATCTTTTTACATGGAGCAAAGATAGAACTGTATGGGCATATGGTGCAGGTTGTGCTACATTCTATAATACTTCTAATAATCCAAATACTCATATGGAAAGAGATTTTGATAATTTTTCATATAAAATTTATGCTATTCGTGATATTCAAAAAGATGAAGAACTTACACATACTTATCTCAGTTTAAAATGGAGAGAATGTTTCGTCAAAGATTCTAAATTAGATTAGATAATATCTATTATTTTCGAAATAATAAATGTACTAAAATCAAATTTTATTATTATGTTAATAAATTTATAAACATAATAATAATTGAAAAAAATTTACTATAATTAAACATCTACATTTGATTGTTCTTTATCTTCTTCTTCCAATTCTGATACATCAAAATTCATGTATTTTTCAACATTTCGTTTCAAAGTATCCTGATCGGCACCAGACCATTTATGAAATGCTTTTCCATTTTTCATTAAAATAAATGTTGGGAGTGATTCTGGACCAAAAAAATCCATTAGTTCATCTGCTTCGTCAACATCTACTTTTAAAAAAATACAATTTTCATATTTTTGGGATAATTCAGCGAAAATTGGTTTAATAGTTTGACAAGGCATACACCAGGATGCTGAAAAATCAATAATTATTAAATTAGAAGGATATTTTTTGGTAATTTTTTCTAATTCTTCGATATCTGTAATTTCGACAACTCTTGACATTATTATATGTATATAATAAGTATATTATATATAATTTTTATATACGCATTTATAAAAAATTAATAATTATCTAAACATATGGCATACTAAATTGATCTATCAAATCTATATTATAATTCATATATTTTATAATATTCTGCTTTAAAGTATCTTGATTTGCACCAGTCCATTTATAAAATATATTTCCATTTTTCATTAAAAAAAATGTTGGGAGTAATTTCGGTCTAAAAAAATCTTTTAATTCACTTGATTTATCTATATCAACTTTCAAAAATACACAATTTGTATATTGGTTTGACAATTCCGCAAAAATAGGTTTAATCATTTGACACGGAGGACACCAGGATGCTGAAAAATCAATGATAAATAATTTATCAAGATATATTTGATTTATATTTTCTAATTCTTCTATTGTTGTGATTTCAATTACTTTAGATATCATTTTGTAATAATATATATAATTTATATAATTATACTTATATACGCAGTTATTAAAAATAGATTTATTCAAAAAAATTGAATTTAATTGTATTTAATTAATAATATAAGCTAAAATGATAACTTTCATTAAAACGTTGGTTTTGTATTTAGAAAATGTTTTAGAAACTTTTACTAAATGTGAAATATCAGATTCTATTAATCAAGAAGAATTGAGCAGAATGAAATATTTTTTTATTTATAAACCATTGTTCAAAGATTTTAAACAATTTAAAACTCAAAGCAAAAAAAATGATTATACTATTCAAGAATTTAATAATAAAGATAAAAAAAAATTATCCAATAGTGTAGTAGAACTTGTAACGATATGTAAACAAATGCTTTCTAGTATTATTAAGGATGAAATTAATGAAAATTTATCAGAATATGATTTAGAAACATATTATAATAAATATATTGATTATGATTCATTTTTTGAAATTTTATCCGATTATGGCTTCTTTGGTGATGAAATATCCGATAACGAGGATATCGATGATATAGAAATGAAAGATTAAAAAATTTATTTCTGGACTCATTTAATTTATTTTTTCAAATTCATGATTTGATGGATTTTTCAATAATGCGATTTTCATACTATCAACCCAAACTTGCTTTTTTTGTGATTCACCTAACTTATCAAATGCTGTTGATGATGGTGATACATTCATTTCAATTAACCAGGGTTTTAATTCTTCATCTATAATTATATCTACACCAAATAATCCCAATTTGATATTGTTTTTTACTTTTGAATTAGAACAAATTTCATCTTTTAATGTAAGACACGTTCTTTTCAATAAAGCATTAATCTTATCAAATATAAAACTTGAATTTATATTCTGTTTTTTAAAATATTTTTTCAATTGTACTAAATTTCGTGGATGTTTTGATAAAAAATCTCTTACTTCTTTTATAGAAACTTTATTAAACCAATAAGCATTTGCAACAATTGAACTATATGTTAAATTATTAATATCAAATTTATCTTTTCCAAAAAATACACCTCCTTGTTTATGAATATATATAGATTTTTGACTTCCTTTACATTTAATAAATAAAAATAGACGTATCTTAAATACTCTATCTTTAATCAGTAAAGGTTTAATAAATTTTTGAATTATTGTTACCGGATATCTTAATTCTTTTTTTACATCTATTACTAAATTTTGAATCTTTTCCATATCATTATATACATAAATACCTTGAGCATTTTCCTCTTCTGTTTTTAAAACATATGAATCATTTTTATTAAATTCTTTTTCAAGAATTTTAAATTCATTATTAAAAATAGAATAACTAGGAGGCATAATTTCACTAGCTTTATCCCTTCCTAATTTTTTGACTAATATTTCCCATAATTTATTTTTACGATTTAAATAATCAACACCTGGTATTACATTCAATATCATGTTTGGTCTATAATTTTTATTTACAAATTTTGATAATTCGTCATCTGAATACCAATATGGAATATAAAAGTCACAATTTTTGGGATCATCTGTATAAGTTATATCCATCTTTGTAAATAAATCCTTTAAACGTTCGTTTATACCTTCCTTTGATGATTTACAATATCTGAGTTTTTGTTTCTTAATTTCATTGCTTTCAGTTTTATTCATTTCTGTAAATGTTTCCATAGAAGGTCCCTTTTCCATATAGAAAGTCAACTTTCCTTTTCTTATATTAAATAAAACTAAAAATAAAATAGCAATTACTAATATCTGAATTATACTAAAACTATTCATTATACTATTAAATTAAACAAAGATTTTTAGTTTTAATTAATTAATTAAGATTACAATCAAATTTAACCATTTCTTTAACTAACTCCGCAAAATTATATTGTCGCTTCCATCCCAATTCTCTAATCGCTTTTCTTGGATCACTTAACAATATATCTACTTCCGCTGGTCTATAATATTTTGGATTAACTTTAATTAAAACTTTACCAGTTTCTTCATTATATCCTACTTCATCTAAACCTTCTCCTCTCCACTTTATATTAATATTAACTATCTTAAATGCCTCCTCTACAAATTCTCTTACCGAATGACATTCGCCCGAACCTATAACATAATCTTCTGGAGTATCTCGTTGAAGCATTAAATACATCGCCCTTACCGCATCCTTTGAATGAAACCAATCTCTTTTAGCATTTAAATTACCTAATTCTATATATTCCAATTCTCCTTTTAAAATTTTATTCATAGCTCGTGTTATTTTACGAGTTACAAATGTACCTCCCCGTCTTGTAGATCCATGATTAAATAATATTCCCGAACAAGTAAACATTCCATACGATTCTCTATAATTTTTCATTATCCAAAAAGCATATAATTTTGCTACAGCATATGGCGAACGAGGATAAAATGGAGTAGTTTCTGTTTGAGGAATTTCTTGAACCTTACCATATAATTCAGATGTTGCAGCATTATATACCTTTACTCTATCTTTCATACCACTAGCCATTATCGCATCAAGTAAATACAATGTTCCTAACGCATTTACTTGAGTAGAATATCCAGCAAGTTCAAATGATACTTTTACATGACTTTGTGCCGCTAAATGATATATCTCTAAAATAGAATCATCTTCCATTTGATTTTTAATTTTGTTTAAAACTGATAGAATATTACAAGGATCAGTTATATCTCCATAAAATAATTCCAATTTATCAAAAATATGGTCTATTCGTTGTGTATTAAAATTTGATGATCTTCTTATAATTCCATAAACCTTATATCCCTTTTCAAGTAAAAGTTCTGCTAAAAAAGATCCGTCCTGTCCAGACAAACCGGTAAGAAATCCGTGTTTATTCATTATAATCTATAATAATTTATATCTAAATAGATAATCTTATATTATTTTAAAATTTAAAAAAATTTTAATTAAAATTTTTTTAAATTTTTTATAATTAAATTCACCATTTTTTAAAATTAAACACTTATGCGGTTACTTTCTTTGTTTCTTTGATAAAATGTGGAGAAAGGAAAGTTTGTAAATTAAAATAAGATAAATCTGTAGTTGGAGCTAAGAGTTTTTTGAGAGTAGTTGCTGCTTTATATCTTTTATCTGATTTTGGAAGAGTAGTGTTAATATAACGATTATCATTCTTATCAATTCCATTCTTATCAGTTCTTGTCATACCTTGAAGATTATGTTCTTTAATATAAGCATTAATTCTTCTAGTGACATCAGTTCTTGGAAGACAAGTTCCTTTTTCTACACTTAAAAATTTAGCAAGAGCATCAGTAATTTTAGTTGGTTTATTAAATCCACTTGGATTTGTTTTTTGATTACCCCCTTTTCTTTTTCCTCCTCGTGGTTTTTTGTTCAATACCTTAAGTCTTTTACTTACACGTTTGTGTAAAGCTTTATAAGAACTGAGAACACCTCTAGCATCAACAATTAAAGTTTTCATAGAATTAATAGTATTGTTGAATTCAAGATCAATTTTTACATCTTCATCTTCAGCAAGAGTTTTAGCAATTGCTTTTACAACTTGCTCTTCAACAGAAACCTTATCTGCTACTTCTTCTACTACTACTGGAGCTGCTACTACTGGAGCTGCTACTTCTTCTACTACTGGAGCTACTTCTTCTACAACGACTGCTTTTTTGGCTGCTTTTTTGGCTTTAGGTTTACGAGTGGAAGCTCGTGTTGTTTTAGATTTTTTTTTAGATACTTTAGATTTAGAAGGCATTTTATAATATATTTATATGTTTTTATAAATATCATTGAACGCAGATACTTAACTATATTTTATATATATTGTTATAACTAATTTAATGAAATTTTTATATTAAAATGATATACTTAATCAGTATATTAATTTAATATTAATAAATATTACAATAATGATTTATAAATTCATTATAGTTAATTTATAATTTAATATAGAATAAATTCTTTATTCATATAGTTGATTACGATTTAATTGATAATTTAAATATATAAAACAATATAATACTATATAAAAATCTATAATTATAGATTTTTATTTATAGTGTGCGTTTATAAACAATGCGGTTAAATGTAGTTAAAATTTTGAATATAGAATAATACATAAAAATTAAATGCTACAAAAAAAATCGCATGTTAATAATCAAATAGAAATGAATAAAACAATACAAAAGAAAAAACCAAAAAGAATTACTAAACGAAATTGTAAACAAGATTTACTAATGCAATCATTAATTACCTTCTTCTCAAATAAAAAAAATATTAATATAATTTTATCAATCATAGAAGGAAAATCAAAAATATCATTAAGACTTATAGACTGGTTTGTTACAAATTATTGTAAAAAAAATACAGTTAGATATTACATTAATAAAAAAGGACTACCAAAAAAACAAATCGATGTTCATTTAAATTATAAAACGCAATTAAAATCATTTTCAAAAAAACAATTTGATCCATTTCGAAGAGACGAACGTATATTATTTGAATATGACAACGAAAAAAAATTAACTTTGACGACAACAGTTGGTCAGTTAAATTTCTTTCGCTGGGTTATAAAAAATAATATTCTCATATATATTGAAAAAAATTTAAAATCTATTGAAAAAGATATGAATTCTGTTACAAAAAAAAATAGAATAAAATACCTTAAAGACAAAGAACAAAAAACAACAAAAAATAAAAAACCTATTAGAAAACGAAGACAATTATGTGTATCTGCTACAAAAACTATTAGCAAACATGTAGCAACAATAACTGTAAATTTTAATTAAGTGTAAACATAGATATTTTAATAATTAAAACTATTTAAAATTGAAAACATAATTTAATTTTAGTTATAACAATGTATAATATATCATTAAAAGATAACGATAAAAAAAATTCATATAAAAATTTAGAAAACGATAAAGAATCCGATAATGAAGGGGTATCACTTCAAATCGATGATGAAAAAAATCAATCGGAACCATCAATATGTCGTTTCTGCCTTGAATCAAATAATGAAGAAGATCTTATTGTTCCATGTAGATGTTCTGGTTCTATGAAATTTGTTCATAGATATTGTCTTCAGGAATGGAGATCACAAGATGTAAATTCAAATAATTTTATAAGATGTAATCAATGCTTATTTGAATATGAATTAATTGATAAAATATCAAATAGTGAAAAATGTTGTATATCATTTTGTAGCTTCTTTGAATCTAATAAATTTATTATTTTTATATTTTTACAAATTTTTCTAATATTATTAAGTTTATTTTATAAATCAATTGACACAAATGGAACTTATTTATATAAATTATTTGGAATACATGTAGAAAAATCTAAAGAATATTATATTCTTAGTGTTATTACACTATTATGTCCACTTACTATAGTTATTATTGCTCACGATATGTATATTTATCATAAATATAAATTACATACTTATTTCAATAATTACGCTGAAATTGGATTTCCTAAATTTATTGTATATATTTTATGTAATTTCGCTTTATTTTTTCTAGATTCACTTGTTGCTTCATTCATTTTGAGTTTTTTATTACAAAAAATATTAAAACATATGCTAGAAAATTTCTACTACAGAAATATTACAGAAAGAAGTTATGTTAATGAAATTAGTGATCATAATAGAGCTATTAGATTATAAAATTATAAAATTGATTTATCATTTAACAATTAAATAAATAATATTTATATACTATAAAAACAATTATATACCAAATCATGAATAACAAAAAATATCATTCAAATAAATATCATTTACATCCTATGAATTTTCAAGTAAATACTAGAAATAAACTTGTTACAAAAAATGATATTAGAAATATTCTTATTAAACATGAAATTTATGATGAAGTAAAAAATATTTCATTATATCAACGAGCATTAACTCATAAATCTTATGTTAATACAAACAATTTTTTATCAAATAATCATAACTATCATCGCAATCGTAATAACAAAAATGCTGTTCCATATCAAAAAAATTCTAATGAACGATTAGAATTTCTAGGGGATTCTATTATTGGGCATATCGTATGCGAATATTTATATGATAGATATCCTAATAAAGATGAAGGTTTTTTAACAAAATTAAAAACTAGATTAGTTGATAGAAAATCGTTAGCAAATTTTAGTAAATATATGGATATTTCCCAATTTATATTGATTTCTAATCATATGGAAAATATTCATGGTAGAAATACTGATAAAATCTTAGAAGATATTTATGAATCTTTTATATGTGCCCTATACAAAGATCTTGGTTTTATGATTACTAAACAATTTGTAATAGCTGTTTTGGAAAATACAACAGATTTTGCAAAATTGCTATATATTGATATTAATTTTAAAGATAGATTACTACGCTTTTTCCAAAAACAAGGTTGGGAAACACCTGTATATACTGCTGGTGATATGATTGGGCCTTCACATAGAAGAACTTTTACTATGTATGCTACTAGAGTTGTCTATGATAAAATACAAGGTAAAAAAAATATAATTAAATCAGATATAGTTGGAGTAGGTGTAGCTTCCTCTAAAAAAGAAGCTGAACAAATTGCTTCAAAAGAAGCATTGAGAAAATTTAATGCATTAGGCGAAGATGAATAATTTAAGCAGAACATTCAGAAACATTGGTATTAAAAGTAAAACATGCTGAATCAAATTTATAAATTTTGTCTTCTACTTCCTTAGCATTTGGAGCCTTTATTACTACACAATTACGATTTTTACACGTTCTTCGAAAAAGAAGGGCAAGAGCAAAACCCCAGATAACAGAAATCAAAAAACTTCCAAATTCAGTTTTCATTAGTAATATTAAATTTCCTAATAAAGCCATTTATTTATATATTATTAAATATTTTTTATTTTTTATAAGTTATTATATTAATAATAAGAATGATTAATATAATAATTTCAATCATACTCGGATTTATTATTAGCTACTTCTTTGCTACATATATTCTATTTGATAATCACAAACTTAAAGGACCAAATTCTAATCACGTTAGAAAAGAAATATATATAGATGAAAATAAAAATTGCTTCTCTTTTATACCAAGTCCATATATTTGCCCAACTTCTATGTAATTGTGTTCGTTTCAATATCAATACATATTTATGAGTTCAAAATATATATAATGTCTAAATCTACCGCAATCAGTGATATACCAGATTCAAATAATGAACTTGTTCAACAAGTTCTTGATGAAGTAGAATTAAGTAAACAAGAATCTGAACGTTCTTATTCTAATGAACCAATGGGGCAATTACCATTTATACAACCCATCCAAACTCAACAACCTATGAATCCTATGGGACAATTTAATATGCAAAATATGCAAAATATGCAAAATATGCAAAATATGCCATTTATGTTACCACAAAATAATCAACAAATGCCACAATTTAATATGCCTCAATATGATGACAATGATAATTTATTTTTAGGATTTACTCTAAATCATATCAAAAATACAGTTATTGTATTGATATTATTTACACTTTTACATATGCCTTTTACTACATCTATTTTAGGTAAATATCTTTCATTTATGACTGACTTTGAAACCGGAAATATTACAATTGTTGGTATTTGTATCAAAGCATTAGTTTGTGCAATTATATTCCTAATAATCAGTCGTTTTATTTAATTTCTTACTATTTTAACCATCTCACTTTCAATGCCACGATTTAATAATATAGAAATTCGATGAACACCATCAACTAATATATATTTACCATTTCGCAATACACACTTTATTACCCCCATCTTCGATTTATCAAAATCTTTTATTAAATTATCATATTTAGAAAAACTATGTTCTAATCCATAACCAGCATAAATACCAGATGATTTCATGTAATTAATATAATCTTTCTTATTACCCATAACATATGTATAATGTGGTGAGTATTTTACTTTACACATTATATGTTTTACTTTATCATTACGACAACAATAACACTTAATATAGTTCTCATTATCATCTAACACCTTTTGGGAATCTATACTAAAAACCAATTTACAATAAATATCATTTAATAATATTTTTTTTAAAACCATTCTTTATACCTTTTGTATTATATATTTATTCTGTTGGGATTACTCTGCTAATAAAGTTAGTAAACATACTAAATGTTCGTAATTGGTCATAACATTTTAATTTAGTTTTATTATTTTGAAGCACATAAAACATCTTAAAATCTTCAATCGTAGATTTATTGTTCTTTTTCTTTGATAAATATGGTTCCATTAATACACTAACAATTGTATCCATTTTAATAGTATTAAACCCTTTTTTATCATTTACGAGCGTACGTTCTGCTTCCTCATTTAACTTAGTAATAGCTTTTGGAAAATTTTCCACTTTAAAAAGTTCATTAGGTTTATAATGGTCCTGACAATACTTTATAACGCTGTTTGTTCGAGTAAGTTCATCGGAATGAGAATTAGTTATATATTCATTTTCAATATCTTGAGAACTTTTTTCCATAGAATTTTTTTTATTATACTCAACTATATTATCTTCAATCACATTTTCTTCTATTCCAGATGCCTGACTACATTTTCTTAATATACCAGCAATATTTTGATTAATATACCAAGATTCCATTGATAATGTTATTAAATCCCCAATAGTTTTTCGTGTTTTATTTATTTGTTCAGGAGTTGCTTTAGTTGCATCTTGATTACTAATTGTTTTTTCTAATTCAGATACCCAATCGTTGATTAATTCAGCACCAACTAATTTATTTTTAATTAAATAATTGATAAATTCAGGTTTTCTTTTATCCGTATCCTGATCATAGAGTTTATGTAATTCTTTAATATGAACACTAGTAATTTTATGAAAAACATTTTTTACAGCACTTTCTTTATTATAATTTGAATCTTTATCTATGCCCAAAAATATAACACTCCATGCATCGCCGTCATTTTTGTGTATTGAGTTCTTAAAATTTTGTACTGATTTCATAGTTGTTGTGTCCCAATCTGCTATTTTCCAATCTTGTGAAACTTTCTTGCCTACATGTTGTGCTCCACGCACAACAGTTTCATCTACATTTTTATTAAAATATTTTACCCATTTTTTATAAAATAAATCGTAAGATGCATTTTTAATGACTTTCTCTTGATTTTCCCATAATACATTAAATTTTTTGGCATCACCATTTATTTTTTTTGATATATCTTCTTTTTCATATGATTTCAAAAATATATTAGATAATTCAAATATATTTGTTAATAAATCAATTAATAAATCATATTTAGATTCACCCTCCTCAAGATCATTACCTTTAATATCTATACAATATTTTATAGTATCATATATAAGTTTAGAAGCCAATATCATATTTTCTTTTTCTGTTTCGGCACCGTCGGCATAAAATGATATTTCTTCGTTCAAAACAGCAATTTTATATGATTCTTGATCACGTCTGTTAACAAAATTATTTATATAATTCATAATAACTTTTGTTTCATATTGTTTATACATTTTTTGACAATAATCTGAATGGCTTATTTCCCGTGATTTAAGTTGTTTTAAACCTATATGATCAATGTAATCATCTATTCTTTTTCGTCTTCTCTTAAAAAGATTAAGAGACATCTTATTATACCCGAGTATTACGCCATTTGCATTTAAAAAACCTAACATTAATGGTTGTACTAATACAGCACAAATCATTGCGAATTCCCAAGAAACTTTTTCATCTTGAATCTTCATTGGAGTATTTTTATTTTCTTTTATTTTTTTTAAAATATTTTCGTTAATTTCTTTATTATTATAAATATAAGATTCTAATAAATTTTCAGCACCAGGACTATCATCAATTATAAAAGGGGTTTCTTGTCCATCTTCAAATTTAAATAAAAAGTCATAAACAAGTTTTCCACGAGAACTAACTGGATTATTTATAGTTTTTTTAATCCTTTCAGGATATTTCTTTTCCGAACTCGGCGCATTACCCTTTGTTCGTAATATATCTATTTGAGAAACTAACTTCGAAAAATTATTCAATATCTTTTTATCGCCTTTTTTTCTTTTCTTTTCTAAATGTTTTGGTTCGTTGATATATTTAGGTATATTTTCTCCTCGTTTTTCATCTAAACTCTTAATATATAAATCACCTCTTGGGTAAACTTCTATTTTATAATCAAATACGGATTGATCTATTTTATTATAATCACTCCAACATTCACTATATCCAACACCCAAACCATATAATTCATATATACGAAGTTTAATTGATTCTAATTTATTAGATGAATCGTTTGTTTCTATATTCGTAATTGTAGATTGTAATAAACCATCAACCCCTTGGGAACCAAATAATGTATATGATTTACCAACACCACTATATCCATATGTAAATAAATATGTTCCAATATCTTTAGTAATAAGTTTATCCAATAACATATATTGTGATATTGTTGCATTATCATTAAATTCTGGTCTAAAAAATATTTCACTAAATTTTACATTCTTTGCATCTTCTAACATATTTACTTCGTTCAAAATAATTGGGCATTTTTTATTTTCATCACTATTTGAGAATCCACTAATAGTTAAGAATCCACGTTCAGATTTATCTTCAGACCATTGGACAAAATCAGTAGTATCTATTAAATCACAAAATTTAGTGTTTATTAGGTTCTCATCTTGGGAATTTACAGCTTGAATATTTTCCATATTAAAATCTACAGGAATTGTTCCCCATTTCTCTTGTAGTGGTATGTCAAGTTTGGAATCAGCAGCCATTTTATAACATTTTTTTTTGGAAACATCAAAATCTTGGATTATGTCATTTCCCTTTCCCGATTTTCTTTGAAAACGACCAACATCATTTATTCTGGCAAAAATAGAAACCGGCCTTCTTGTTAAAATTAAATAATGATCTAATTTTTTTTTAATCTTAGACAAAAATTGTAAGAGTTCTCCTTGTAATTTGTTCTCTGTTATTTCACTATCATTTTTTTTAGCACGATTAATTTTAAATGAATCGGTTGGTTTAATTTCTTCATCTTCTTTTAATTTCCTAAAAAGTTTTTGATAACGTATTATCATAATATACTTTTCATCGTATAAATCTTTCAAGAACTCAATCAACTCATCTTGATCTTTAGAATTCATATATTTAAATTTCATTTCTTCTATTAAACCGACTTTATTGTTTTTTATTTGGTTCTTTGCCAAAATAGAATAATTTGGTATCTCAAAAAATTGTAATGCTGAACCATCACTAGCTCGTTCATCCTCAAGTTTTTCTTGTTTTTTCCCCATTTGAAGACTTTCAAGATCTGCAAGCAATATCACAATATCATCATATATCTTATCATTCATATCGTTTAATCCACATTTTTTCCACGAATCTATTATATTTGTCATTATTCTCTCATAATGAGAAATTTCACCCATACTTAAATTATAACTTTTAATATCACTTTCGTCAAAATTTGATTCATTTTTTTCATATATAATCTTCTTGTCATTTAAAAATGTATCATATTTTTGAATATTAGGAATTCTCTCTTTATACACAGCCGATAATGATTTTTGAAGTTGCATCTCTTTTAATGTTCGATTACCACCCTTTGATTTATATAAAGTCTCTATTAAATTATTTACTATTTTATGAACTTTTTTTTTATATCTATCTTTTTTAAGATTTAATTTTTTTATACCACCATCTTTTCTAAATATAATTTTATTATACAATTCTTCTGCTGCTAAACTTTTACGTCCTCCTCTTTGTGAAGAATTTATTAAAAAATTTTTTTTTGTTTTTAGAATATCGCTAACATCAAGCATTTCTCTATATTTTTTTATTATGGATTGAAGGTAATTTATTTCTTCATTTAGTTTTTTATTATTTTCTTCAACAATTTCTTGATATTCTTCATCAACATTTTTTTGAAATTTTTTCTCAGATATTGTTTCTTCTTCATCCAATTCATCACCTAATTTATCCAATTCATCTAATAAAGCATGTTCGTTATAATTATCACCCACACTATAATTTTTTTTAGGTATTATTGGTTGTATTGGTACTTGTTGTGAAACAAAGATACCAAGATTATCTCTCTCCAGATTCTCAATTTCGTTATTATTTTGTTGTATCTTTTTCTTTAAAGAAGTTTCTTCATCATTTTCATTATTTTGCACATAATTTTCATTATTTTTCATATAATTTTCAACCTGTTTAAGTAAATCTACGAATTCAATAATATTTTTGAAATATTTTTCAACATTTTCAACATTTTCCATTAAATTCTTTACATCTATTACTAATTTAAATTTATTCGGATCATCACAATATTTATCCATTTGATCTGTTGTCAAGGAACCTCCTCTTTGTCCACCTGTCACATTTAATATTTTATTAAGAGAATTAAGAGAATTAGTAATATCGGAACGCCAATTAGCAATCTCCGTCGCCAGCCCTTTTTTATCTATTTCTTCTCCTTTTCTTAGATCACCTATTCGCCAAATTCTCAATTGATCGCTAAAAACTATCCCTTTCAATTCAACAATTTTTTCTTTCAACGCTTCATTTGATGAATTTTTTATTATGTCTAGGTATTTTTGAATTTCTAGTTTTTTCTTCTCCAACTCTCCCTCTAACCTCAAAATTGTTTCACGACATTCTTGTTCTTTATTACGTAACTTTTCTTTAGCACTATGTTTTTCTTGTATAGCTTTTTCCTTTTTTTTTCTTAAATCTTCAATCTCTTCTGAATGTCGTGTTTCTGAATCAGAAATTTGTTTTCTGAGAAGAGCTATTTTAGTTACTAACCTGTCTTGTGGCATTTTTTCCATTAGTTTTCTCTCTCCCCGTTGTAGTTCTCCTTTTGCTAAATTTTTTAAAATTTTAAGTTCATCCTTTAATTTGTCTAATTCGCTAGTGTCTAACTCTGGGGGATTTTGTATTTGTTGTTGTAATTCGTTTATTTGTTGTTGTAATTCTTTTATTTTATCCGCCATTTCCTGTGCATGTACCTTTTCTAATTCTTCTATTTCTGTTTTTTTCTCTGCTACTTTTACTTGTTCAAGCCTCAAATTTTCTTGTAATTTCTCTACTTCATCTTCTAATTTTGCTATTTTTCCATCTTTTATTTTATCATCGTTTGTTTTGTCTTGTTTTAATTTCTGTAATTCAGTTTCTAATAGTTTTAATCTCGCTACTTCAGTTTCTAATCCTGCTATTTTTCCATTATCGGCTTTTAATTTCTCTAATTCTTTTTTCTTTTCACAATAGATACGTATCAAATCCTCTATACGTTCTCTAGATTCATTCAATAAACGTGTCAATAAAGTTATTTGTTTTTTCATATTTTCTTGTTGTTTTTTATATTCCTCAATCTTATCATCCCGAGATTTTTTTTTTTCTTTACAAATGCGTAATTGTTCATTTAAGTTTTGATTATTTTCTTGTAATTTGTCATATTTTGTCTGTATCTCTTTTAACTCTTGTTGTAATTTATCAATTATTTTTTCAAATCCGGGCTCAGATTTTTGTTTATTTATTATTTGGTGCAACTTAAATATATATGCTTCTAATTCTTTTATTTTTTTCTTTTCTTCACTTAATTTTATATTATTCAATTCAGATGTTATTTGTGTGCCATCATTTAAAATGATAGAAAATTGTTCTCTTGTTTTTTTTAAATCTGCTAAAGCATTAGTAAGTTGTGTTAATAAATTTGCGAAATCCAAAACATTTTGTGCCATTCTTCGCCGTTCAGATTTTATTGCTTCTATCTCTTCCAAAATTTGCTTTATATTATTTTTCGTTTCGTTATCAATATTATTTCTATCGTTTGAAAATTTATTTATAAATTCACTTAATTTTAAATTTAATGCACTAATCGTTGCAGAATGTGTGTCTAAATTATTTTTGAAATGTGACGTATGTTCATTAAATAATTTTTTAGTTTCGTTGACAGTGTTTTGTAACTTTTCAAATTGATTCTTATATTGTTCAACTTCTTTACTTCTATCTTGTCTTCTCTCTTGGTCCATATGAAGCGATTCTAAACGAAATATTCTTTTATTATCTTCGTTATGCTTATTTTCTAAATTATTAATTAATTGATTAAAATGTTTTCCTTGTTGTTTTAATAATGCTTTATCATGGTTATTAACATTTAATTGTTGCTGGACGAATTTTATAAATTGGTCTTTGTCTTCTTTTAAATGCTCAACTTGAGCTTCATGTAAAGAATTTATTGTTGCTAATTGTTGCTCATAAATCTTCTTAATACTATTATCTTGTAATGCTGGTAATAGAGAGATTTGTCTTAATATCTCATTATACTTTTGAGTTTGGTCTGTTTTTAAATTTGTTATTTCAGATTGTATCTTATTCTCTATATTTGTCCCTAACTCACGTAACGCATGACCATGCTCTTTTTTTAAATTAGATACTAATTCATGATGTTCATTTGCCAACTCCAAAACAAAGTTTCCCAATTCATCCACTTGTTGAGAAATATCTTGATTTGAATTGTCTATTTCTTGTAATATTTCTAGATTTGAATTGTTTATTAATTCTTCCAACGATTCCTTTAATTTTCCGATTTTTGATAATATTTCCCTCTTTACATTCTTCAGGTTAGAATTAATATCATTTAATTTATTGTTCAATCTAGACTCTATGCCCTTTAATTCTATATTCAATCTGTTCTCCATATTATTTAATTTTTTTTCAACTTCTCGTGTCTGTTCAATAATCGTAGTTTTTAATTTATTTCTTTCGTCCTCACTTTTATTAAATCCGCTTTGTACATTGTGTATCAATTTTTTTAAATCGCTCGAAATGTCCTTATTACTTTGTTCTAAACTACTTAATTTCTTGCGTTGGTCGTTATAAGTTTTATTTAATTCTTCTAATTGTTTTGCTTGTAATTCAATCAAGCTTACTACTTGCTTATGTCTAATCTCTTCATTATTATCAAATCTTATTAGAAGATTTTGATGATAATTGCGATTATCATCAATCTTCCGATTAAGTGCAGCAATCTCGTCTGTTATTTTATTTTGATTTGTTGAAAGTTGTGTATTTAATGCATTTTTATCATTTGTTAATTGTATTTTTATATCCCCAATTTCTTTTAATATTGTTGAATTTATTTGTCCTTGTCCTTGTCCTTGTCCTTGTCTCTGAGATTGAGATAACTTTAGTTCTAACATTTTTAAATCAGTATCAAATTTATCCTTCATATTCTGTCTTTCTTCAGATTTCAATTGGTTTTGTAATTGTCTATCTTTATTCATATCTTCATTAAATTTTATTTGGAATTTTAACATTGTATCATTTTGTCTATCTATCTTGTCTTGAAATCTTTTTAATTCCATTCTCTGTTCGAGTTGATCAACACGTAATTTCTCTTTTAAACGATTTATCTCATTAGATTGTGTATTACTTGTATCAGTTTGTACTGCTTGATTTATAAATACCGCTGAATTTTTTAATTTGTTAAAAGTATTTCTTAACGAATCTCTAATTTTATCTATTGTATCATCTTTGCGATAATCTTCAAAATAATCTTCAAAATAATCCTTTCTTATATTTTCTTCAATCTGTTTGCCCAATTTCATTATCATATTGACCGATGGGGAACTCCCATTTTTGTCGAGGGCATCTGATATTGTATCTTGATTTATATTTGTATCAGACATTCTATATAACTATATATAATAAAATACATAAATATTTTAATTCTTTAATTCTAAAATAATCTATTAATAATATATATAATGACTAAAATCTGTTTCGATAAATTTTGCTTTAATCTTAAAAATATTTATATAATAATAATTGTTCTAATTGGATTATTCATCTTTTGTAATTATGTTATTCAAAATCCATTAGATAATCCACAAAAAAAATGTGCAAAATGTATAACTAGAACTTTTATAACCAATCCAATAAATACTGCTGGAATGAATACAATTCGAAGTAATAATAATATGATATCTCCACCAGAAAGATCATATGCCCTTACAAGAAGAAGTATGCCACCACAAAATGGTAATAGTATACCAATAAACACTCCTACACGAGGGGAACCAACAAATTTTCAAAAAATTGGTGTCTTAACAAATAATTCTAATGATCCTGATAATGCACGTTTACCACTATTTGGAAGACCAAAATATCCTGGTTCAAATGATTATGATTATTACGTAATGGATGGTTCACGTAATGGTAATAAAATTGCGATTGATTCTAAAAAAGAATTAGATACTAATGATGAAATAGCAGTTCCAAGTTTCAATGGTTCATACAAAGTTAGTTTATATTCATATGATCAACCAAAATATATACCGTTTTAATTTAAATTAAAAAAAGAATATAATTTAGATATATATATATATTTAGTTCAATGTCATCAATGGAAGAAGAAATGAAAAAGGCAAACAAAAAAAAGATGATGAAGCAAGCTAAACAACAACATAAATTAGCAGAAATGGAACAGGATTTTTTAAAAAGTAAAACTCTTGGTATATACAACTATATAATAGATATTGATAGAAATTCATTACTGACATATGGTTTTGTCCTAATTACAATTGTATTTTTAATATCTATGATAGATATTAAATTTAATTTTATTTTAGCAGTTGTAGTTGGTATTGGCGTAATATATTTTTTAAATGAGAAGAGGAGAGCAACCGAAAGTGGAGAAATGAGTCAGATAGAATTAAAATTAACACGAATATTTCCACCACCTGATTATTTTTATATGGATTCAGGTATAGTTGAATTAACATATGATATTCAAGAATTTAAAAAATATAATGAAAAAGCTTACGAAAATATGATTAAACATATTGATAATGTATTACATTTACGACTCGATATAGAAAGAGGGGTAAAACATTGTGAAGCAACAGTTGATATTGCAAAAGATGAAAGAGATGATGCTTTAAATAGTTTACATTCTATAATATATAAAACACCATCGAATCGTGAATTTGAAAGTAAATTAACAAAAGCATTAGAATCGCTACAATACATATTACAATTACATATAGATTTTATGATACAAAATTGTAATAATCGATATAAAAAATCAGGACCAAATATTAATAATAAAATGTTATACCAAGATGATCCGAAACCAATTGATAATAGAAAATGTAAAGACCAAAATTATTATGTTTATTATTAAATAATTTTCCAATATCTTTCATAATAATTCTTTTTAGAAGATTTTATATTATTTGAATATTTTTTAAAAAGATATTTTATTTTTTTTTCATCATTTGTTCCAAAACAGACTTGTAATTGACTTTTATACATTAAAATTAATTTTATTTTTTTTTCAAATATGTTTTCATTAAATTCGATAATTTGATTTTCATAATCAAATTTTTTGGGTAATTTATTATGTAAATACAAATGTAAAAAACAGAATGGTTTAGTTAAATTTTTTGAAATTCCTGATATTTTTTCTATAAAATTACAATTACTTTCAGAATCAAACCAAATATTTCTATTTCTCGATTCACGAACTAATCTATATTTTAAATTAGTATACAAAAATGAATATGGAATATCTTCATAAAAAAAAACATTGTATTTAGATTTTAAAATAATTCCAATATCATGTATTAATAAATGATCTGGATGAAAACCACTTCCCAATGGAAAATATAAAATTCCATTATCTTTTAATCCTTCCCCAACAAGTTTTATAATTTTTTTGGAATATTTTTCATAAAATTCAATATCTTGTGATAATAAATTTTTTTTTGAAGGAAATATTATCATATTTAATACATTCATTTTTATATGTCTATGTAAAATTTCTGGAAAATCTAAATAAACAAAATCAACTTTTATCTCTTTCATTGCATTTGTATCCTCTTTTCTTCTTGCCTTTAAACAAGATACCTTATTATATAAATTTTGGAGTGTATTTGTATTATTAGTAGATACTGGCTTGTCAGAACAAGATGTATTCAAATTAGTTTGGTTATGTGTAAATACAGTTATTATTAATATAGATTTATTTTTTTTTAAATTTTGATATAAACTACCTGATGCTGAAAAAACTACATCGTCCATATGAGGTGACACATAAATACAATCATATTTTTTTACCATGATGAATTAAACTATAACTATACTTATAATCTATATATAATTATTTATCCAAAAAATAAAAAAATAAAAATAGCAAGAACCGCTAGAAACATACCAAGATATAAGATGCGATTTTCTTTTAAAAATACTTGTAATATAGAATCAATACTATCATATGTTTCACCACGAGTTAAATCATTTAATGTTAATAATATAGAACTTGCTATATTTTGTAATAAAACTTTTACTGGTTGATCAAATAAACTTTTTTCTTCTTTTTTTTCTTGAGACATTACCTTTATAATAAATTTATAGAAAATTAATTTTTATATAATATAGTTTATTATTTAAATAATATACAATTTTAACAATCTTTGCAAACAGCCCCCTCTAAAGATTTTAACCATTCTTGCATTGATATTTGAAGTTTCAAACTTATGCTCGGAAAACTTTTTATACTTGCATCTTCATTTGTATCAATATCACCATTTGATGATTTAATATCTAAACCCTGATTTTGCTTATTATTTTCCTTTCTTTTAGAAGAAAGTTCTGGATAAAGAATATTTTGTAACTGACGTGTAATTGGCGATACATCGGATGAATAATTACCACAACAAATTGATGAACTATTAAATGATTCCGAAAAACACTTTTGACAAATTGTTTTGTCATTTAATAAAAACCAAACATGATTGGTATTGTGTGTTCTACATACATTTTGACAATATTGTGAATCAGTTTGGATAACGTAATATCTTTTCTTTTTGGGACCACATTGAAAAATATCTTTAATATTTTGATCCTTATATTCATTATGATCGCTGAACAGACTTTTTATAAATTTATTAATAGATACAAATTCTGTAGAATCATGACTCAAAGTTACTTTCCTTTTTAGACCCTTTTTTGTACCCATCATATCTGAAAATGACATTATCTTTTTCTTCTTCTTTTTCCGTTTAGCTGATGGTTTTTCAGAATGTTCTATTAATTTAGTTGCATCAAACCATTTTGGATAATCTTGTTTTGTTAATCTTTTAATATTTCTTTCTGTATCGAACGTCCGGATTGATGTTTGTTTTAACATCTCAAAATTATCATTTTTTAAAATATCCAATTCATCCTTTAAAACTTTTCCATTACCATCTAAAACTAAACTTGGCATATATATTCTTCCATTTCCTTCTAACTTTTTACCTTCTCCATAACAGACTTCGCAATATTCAACTTTATCTTTCTTCCCTTTACATAAAGGACATTTCACTTTTTTTGAAGAACCTTTCATTCGTAATCCCGAAGAACTATAAACAGCATAATCAATTACTTCTTCCCAAGGATTATGACTTGGTCGTAATGTATGATGTTGTGATAAATATTGAATAATTACACTTCTTAAATATTTAGCATGTAAAACATCTACATATACATTTGGCCAAATTATATGAATACCTGTCTTTTTCAATTTATATCCTTGATCAGTAACTGTTTTATATTCTCCTGTTGTACAAACTATGATTTTACGCTCATATACACTTAAATCATTTCTTAAAAATAATTCTAAACCAATTTGAATTTTTTTTGCTATTATTTCTATATCATCATTAGTTAATGGCTGTTCATCAATATAATCTATATCTGTTAGAAAACGAAATATTTCCGTTCTATTTTCCGAAATACAATTTCTATTACCTTGACAAATATCCATTGATAATACATTGTAAAAATCTGTATATAATTCTCTTGGAATATGAAGTTTGCCGCCATCTAATAGTAAATGTGTATATTCTTTGTCTTGACCTCTTTTAACAAAACATTTATTTTTAAAAAGCCATGTTTTCAAATGTGTTCTTCCTCCATAATTCATAATTTAATTCCAAATTATTATATATGATTATAATAATTTACATTTAATTATTTAAATAATATTATTATATAAATGATTAAATCCAAATATTATCTATAATAACAATTTAAAATACAATTTTTTTTTTGGTTTATATATTTTAAGTCCTAAATTTAAATATGAATTATAATTCAAATTTATACATAACGATCTAAAGAATACTTCGAATTAAATGGCATTTCATTATATCGACACCATTGAATCGCATTACGATTTTGTATCATTTCATAAAAACTAAAAATATCAGAATTAGATTCCATATCACCAATTCTTTCATTTCTATCCATATCTCTTATTAAACTTAATATATCACTAATATTATCTATTTGAGATGGAATAAATTTATTATTATGATATTCAATTTGTAATTTAATATCATTATTACAATATTCATTTCTAAATATTGACGAAACAAATGATCCCTTTTTCGTTTTTTTATATTTACCATCATTTAATACTGATTTATAGCGAATCGCATTATTTGATACCGATAAAGATGTTTTATGCAATTTACTTAATTCCTTTTTTGTTATACCTTTAAAGCCTAAACAAACAACATATCTCTCTGAATTTGCTGGACGACTTGTTAAAGGTTTGGTTATAAAAACCTCTTTATAATAAATTGATAAAAGAGCAAATAATTGACATGTTGGTAAAGTAAACATATCATAAATTTTTAAAATAAAACATCCACCTTTCTTTTGAATAGATAAAGCACAAATAGCTTCATTATAAAATAATGGAAAATGTAATTGTTCTTTAAAATTTTCATCCTCTACTGATATTGAATATCCACCATCAGCTGTAACAATATCTACTTTTTGATTCCCCTCAGTAACATAATTACAAAAATATTCTAAAACTTCGTAATTCATTAAATCCCCATCATGATTTTTATCTTCATCACCATATGTTAAAATAACTTTATCATTTTGAAAAAACTTGTTATTCCATTTAGTTATATTTTGAGTACCATCACGCAAAGTAATTCCATATATTTTTGTTGGTTTATTACAACGATATTCTAAAATACTTTGTAAAAAACCACCTGGACCTTCTGCTAAAGTTACACAAGTTAAGGGATCATTACTGCAAATATTCATTTTTTTTCCATATATTCTCATAATCTCCCACAATTTAAAAAATGAACGACTATAAACATCTTGATACATTGGAATTTTTGTTTGGTTCATTTCATCCAATACAGAATATTTCATATTATATGGAATTCGTTTTAAATAAGGGTGCTTATCACATATATATTCATAATCATTTGTTAAATTACGACAAAAATACCATTTTTTTGAATCAATTTGGTCTATCTGACTTTTTATTTTTATTAAATCGTTATATAAATCACTATTCATTATAGGAACTAATGGTTCTTCGGAATAAGAGATTTCACACGAAATCTTAATTTTTTTTTTTTTCAATTCACTCATATTTATTAAAATATAAAATATTAGTTTTATTAATCATATTAATTTTCAATTTTAATGAATTTTTTTTTTTATATACTAATTATATATAAAACAAATGGTTGCTTCTCATATTCTTAACTTTTTACGTGTTGACGATAGCAAAACAATAATTCTTAACTTATGTACAGCAATTGGAGCATGGGGTGGATTTCCAGATGCTCCAGCTATTTTCACTAGAACTGTAGAATCATATCCAATGCTCAAATGGGTTCTCTTATGTGTTCTTATCTTTCAAGGTGGTGGCGAACAAGATTTTCAACTTGCTGTTGAACTTACAGTTATCATCTATTTCATTTATAATATCCTTGAATCATATGAACAAAGCAAACAAGAATTATTTTAAACAATTGAAAATTTAAAAACATATATTTTTACAATTTATTATAAAATATAAATTAATTTATATTTTATAATAAATGAAATATTTATAAAATATAGTGAAATAACTACTATCAGTCCAATTCCTTGCGGATTGCTAATCATAAGTTACACATTAGAAATAGAAATTCCGAAGATTTAATTTACTAGATAAAAACATTATTTTAAATATTTATTGATATAAATTATAATATATAGCATATTTTAAAAATTTTTTTTTTTCATTAAATACAATATAATAATATATAAAATTTATATTTACTAAATTAAGATTAGGAGTATTGATTTAGTTAATATAAATAATTTTCTAAATATAATATATTTATCATTTGCCGATGTCTAATGAATTTAAAGATAATCGTGAGAAATCCCCAAATTCTCGATATGTTAAATTAAATCAGGATAAAATAGGACAAGGGGGTCAAAAAAAGGTATTTAAAGCATATGATACGATAAAAGGAATTGAAGTAGCATGGAATGAAATCGATGTTTCACCATTTGATTCAAAGATACAAGAACAAATTTATAAAGAAATTGAAATTCTACAAAAATGTAATAATCAATGTGTATATATCATTAAACTATATCATAATTGGATAGATAATTCAAGAGAAAAGATTATATTTATTACTGAAATAGCAACATCTGGAAGTTTAAGAGAATTTGTAAATAAAGTTAAAAATATTAAATTACGAATTATTAAAAAATGGACGAAACAAATTCTATATGGAATTAAATTTTTACATGATAATGATATCATTCATAGAGATATAAAATGCGATAATATATTTATTAATGGTAGCACTGGAAATATTATTATTGGAGATTTTGGATTAGCAAAAAATATGGAAAATAATATTACTAAAACAATACTTGGAACTCCTGAATTTATGGCACCAGAAATATATAATGAATGTTATGATAAACGAATTGATATTTATTCATTTGGAATGGCTTTACTTGAAATTACTTCAGGAAAAACACCATATTCGGAATGCGATACAATCCCTAAAATTTGGAAAAAAGTTATCAATGGTATTAAACCAAAAATTATATCAAGAATAAAACATAAAAAATTAAAAGATATTATTGAAAAATGTATATGTAATAATTCAAACAGAATTACTATCGATGAATTACTTCAAAATGAATTTCTTAATAGTATTGAAGATGATGATATTGAATCATTTTTATATGATAAAGATGAAATTATCAAAAAAAAAAAAAATATAACCAGAAATGAAAAAAAAATAATTCATGATGCAGAACTAGAGGCTCAAAAAATTATTAAAAAAGCTAGAAAAAAAGCAAATAAAATTATTAAAAAAGCAAAAATAATTGCAACTACATCTTCTGATGAAACAAATCAAAATGATGACCCCAAAAAATATAAAATTATTCAAACAAATCATAAAACTTCCAGTAAAAAAAACACAGAACAAAATATTGAAAAACTTATTGAAAAATCAATCAATAGTATAAGTAGTAATAAAATTGTTATTTAATTACAAATATAATTTTGATAAATCTATATACGCTTTTGATATTCCGGTAATAAATAATTTACTATTTTTTCATGACCAACCTGAATTGTTGGATCTATATATATTTTAAAACCTTTTTTTAATACCGTTTGACACCAACCAACATCCTCAGAAGCAAATTCCTTTATAGGTTGCCCATTTTCGGTTTCACCAAATGTTTCCCAAATAGGACGAAACCAAGGATATTCTAATGATTCAAAAACACCTTTCTTTACTAAAATCCATCCAAAACCAGTATACTCCACATTCATTAATTTATTTGGATTTTCTTTAATCCATTTATTTACAATATCTGGTGTTAAAAATTCAAAATATCCATTCTTTTTATAAAAATCTTTATCCCATTTTGGAACCGTAGCATATCTAGTACCACCATCCATAAGATACAAACCACTCACAATATCCTTATTTGCTGCTAATAATTTTTCAAAATCTTCAACAGAAAATACCTGGTCACTATCTATCCACATCAAATAATCATAATTTAATTGACCACCAAATGGATTTTGCTTGACACCCATTTGAACATTCCCCCCTAAACACTTATTTCTTACATAATAAACATTACTATCTGTTCTATTTGACACAATTAATTGAATTTGATGAGTCGCACAATATTGAACTATTCGTGTCCACCCCAATAAAAATTTATTAGAAAATGGACTACCCGGTAAACAAAATACAACAGTTATTGGTTTTCCCAAAGGATTAACTATTATTTTTGTATTTTTCCGAATTGCTCGTCTATTTTTACGCATATTACCTAATTTTAAAGGTTTATCTAATTTAATTTTTAAATCTGGATTAAACATATTATATTATTTTATATAATATTATATGTTTATTCATAATTAAACATATTCTTAACATATATTAAAAAAGTCTTTTTCTTTTTCTTCTTTTTTATATCTCTTTAATTCGCGAACTGCTTTTACAGCACTGAATAGTGACACATAAATATATTCATACATTCCTTTATTACTATTATTGCGAAAATCATCTATAAATCCCAAATTCGAATAAATTCTTGTTGGAGAATATTTTACTAACATAAAAATTAAGGCAGTTATTAAATCATCAGCTGTTAAATCTGGACATTTCTTTCCTATTAGATTTACTAAATGGACAATCGATTTCAATTTCTTACCAGGTGTATACGATTGTTCAAAATGTTTTAAAAACATTTTATATTTTTTACTAACTGGTAGTTTATTACGAATATTCCTTATATCTTTGGGCAAATGTCGTCTTATTTTAATACACTTTTTATAAAATTTCTCATCCTCTTCGTAAAATTTATCATAATACGCATAAATTACATTATTATATACATTTGTAAATACATAATTTTCAATTGTATTAAAACATACCTCCCTATCCTCACTATCCATATATTTAAAAACATGCCCAAATGTTTTACATAAATATTTTGAATAATTCTGAGCATCCTTTATTGTCATTAAATTATTGTAATTTTTTTCTATAAATAATACCCTACGCTCTTTGTAAAATTCCATTAACTTTAAATTTAATTTACCTAAACTATTATCACTATCTGACTTTAAAACCTGTTTTATATATCTCCTTATATCTTTTTTAAAACATACCGGTAATACAAAAATTGGACAATTATCACTTTTTATAAAATCACTATAAAATTTACGCCATTTTTCATTATCCTTTCGTTCGGATATTACCATATTAAGATATATCGCTTGTTCAGTTAATCGTCTTGATATATCTCCTACAACTAAACCAGTGGCACTAGCACTTGCTATAACCGAACCAAGTCCAAATTTTGTAGCAATTAAACCTGTAGATATAGTCGGACCTAAAACTGGACCAGCTATAACCGCACCAATTATACTTCCAGCAACTGGAACACCAATCTTTATTAAACCATAACTATCATTATTCATCTTTTCTTCTTCGATTTCTTCCATTAATTTATATTCATTATTCATATTGTGTGTTACTTAAAATATATATTTTTAATTTTAAATAAGAATATTTAATATAAAAAATATATCTTTTAATTTTTATTTATTAATGACAACGACTACCGGGAACATATAAATATGGAGGACGAATACATTTAGCTTCTCTTGGTTTTGAATTATCATGAGGATGACCAGGATGAAAATACTCCTTTATTTTATAACATAGAATGATAATTATGATAAAAATTATTAGGTAAATATATTTATTTATTTTTTTTAAAATTTCTTGATACATATATTCAGTATATATTATATCTATATAAAATTGAAAATTTTATTATTTTTTAACAAATTATATTACAATGATTAATTGTCCGATATGTTTAGAAAATTCTAAATCCTTTGTAACATTCGAATGTAAACATAATCTATGTTTACATTGTTTCCAACAATGTATTTCACACAATTTAGTTAAATGCTCAATGTGTAGAAAAGATATACCCGAAATTAATAATTTTCTAAAATATATAAACAATTTAAAAACTCAAATTGAAGATTTAGAAAACAATATTAGCAATATTATAGATGAAGTTGAAGAATTACAAGAACAAATATTAAATGTTGAAGATGAAAAAGAAGAACTTGAAGATAGATTAGAAGAATTATGGGCACAAATCAATTAATTACAAATCACCAGCAATTTTTAATAAATATTTATCAACATTTCCTGCCATATTTGGACACGTAGCAGACACTTTCTTTGATGACTTATCTTGAATATCTGTAACTTTCTTAGCAAATTTATGTATATCTACATTCATTATTGCTTTAATATCATTATCACTGGCTATATCTCGTAGAGCAAAAAGATAAGCTGCACCATAATTAGAGTGTAAAAGAGCAATAAGCGGATTCTTATCTTGTTCTGCTGCTGCTGTATAACGAGCAGATTGTCGTAATAATGTCTTTACAGCATTAATTTTAAATTTATCTTCTAAATTAGGTGGTGTATTTTGCCACATTTCAATATCTTTTAAATTTGCCATTATTTTTATAATATATTAAAACATAATAAGTTAAGTATTTACTATATTTAATATTTATTATTAACATGGTATCATCTAATATACTTATTATTGGCTCTGGAGCAAGAGAACACTCTGTCGCCCTTAAACTTGTTGAATCTAAATGTACTTTATACTGTATATCTACTTTCAAAAATCCAGCATTATTTAAATTATGTAAAAATTATTTTGTTATATCTAATTTAAACAATAGTGAAATTATTAACACATGTATTAATAATAATATTGATATGGCATTTGTTGGTCCTGAAAAACCATTGTCTAATGGTATTGCTGATGAATTAAAAAAAAAAAATATTAAATGTATTGGACCTACTAAAAATTTTGCTAAAATTGAATGGAGTAAAACATTTACAAGAAATCTTATGAATAAATTTAATATGACTCAATATATGCCAGAATTTCACCCATACAAAGACGAAACATATAAAACATTTATTCAAAAATGGACAAAACAATTCGTTATTAAAATAGATGGATTAAAAGGTGGAAAAGGTGTATTTGTGTCAGGTGATCATTTTAATACTGATGAAGAAGGTATTGAAATTTGTCAAAAACTTATTCAAAATAATGAACAATTTCTACTTGAAGAAAAATTAGTAGGTGAAGAATTTTCCCTTATGAGTTTTTGTGATGGCGTTACTCTAAAACATATGCCACCCGTCCAAGATTATAAAAGAGCATATGCTAATGATAAAGGACCAAATACAGGAGGAATGGGAACTGTATCTGGAAAATTAGATTTTCTCCAAAAAAATGATATTACTATCGCACAAACAATTAATACTGAAATTTTACACGCTCTTAATCTTGAAATTCAAGATAATTATGGATATAAGGGAATATTATATGGTAGCTTTATGAAAACGAATTCTGGAGAAATAAAAGTTATTGAATATAATTGTCGTTTTGGTGACCCAGAATCAATTAACGTATTAAGTTTATTAAAAACATCATTATTTGATATATTTGATTGTATTATTAATAAAACTCTTTCTGAAATAGATATTCAATTTGATAATCTTTGTACTATTTGTAAATATTTAGTTCCAGAAGGATATCCTAATAAACCGGTTAAAAATCAAAAATTTACTATTAATAATTCAATTGATTATAACACTTTACGATTCGCAAGTGTTGATTGGAACAATAATGAATATATTGAAAAGGGATCTAGAACTATTGCAGTTATTGGTAAAGCAGATTCATTTGAAGAAGCAAACGAGATTGTTGAAAAAAATATATCACTTATATCTGGACCATTATTCTATCGTAAAGATATTGGACATAAATTTTATAAAAAACAAATATCATACAAAGATTCAGGAGTTGATATCAATAAAGCAAACACTATTGTATCAAATATTGGGAAACATGTTAAAATGACTTATAATGAACATGTTACTAGTAAATTTGGCTCCTTTGGAAGTTGTTTTCAAGTTGATAATACTACTTTAGTTTCATCTACTGATGGAGTTGGTACAAAATCAATACTAATTGAGCAATTACTTGGAGAAAAGGGTTTAATCAATCTAGGACAAGATATTGTTAATCATTGTGTTAATGACATTTTAGTACAAGGAGCAAAACCATTATTCTTTCTTGATTATTTCGCTGCGGGAAAATTAAAACCAAAATATGTTGAAAATTTTGTTATGGGAGCAGCATTAGCATGTAAAGATGTTAATTGTGTATTAATTGGAGGAGAAACCGCAGAAATGCCTGGTGTATATAATGTTGATAGTTTTGACATTGTTGGAACTATTGTAGGAATGATTGATGAACATGGAATGATTGATGGGAAAAATGATGTTAAAGAAGGTAATCATATTTTAGCACTTGAATCAAATGGGGCACATACAAATGGATATTCTCTCATTCGTAAAATTTTTGAAATTTCAAAACCACCTCAAAATATTTTAGAAGATGCTTGTAAAATTCATAAATGTTATTATAAAGATGTAAAAAAAATTAGAGATGAAAATATTAAAATTAATGCTTTATGTCATATTACTGGTGGAGGTCTTATTGACAATCCTGTTAGAGTTTTACCTTCACATCTAGGAATTAATTTTAATAAAAATACTTGGAAATTACCTGATTTATTCCAATATATACAAGATACTGGAAATATTAATGATACAGAAATGTATAAAACATTTAATTGTGGAATTGGTTTATTAATTATTGTATCTCCAAATATTTCTAAACAAATTATTGAGTTATTTCCTGAAAATTATTGCTTCCAAATTGGAGAAATTATTAAAACAAATACTGAACCACGAATTAACTTTATTACAACTTAGAAACTTTCTATATTTACTATATTTTTATCTAAAAAATAATTATTTAAATAACTTTTATATATTTAATTAATTAAGTATTTCAACTTAATTTTTAAACATAGTAAAATTTAACTTATGTCTTATAAACCTTCCATAATTGTATTAATTTCCGGAAACGGAACTAATTTACAAGCTATTATTGATTCTGTTAACAATAATAGCTTATATGCAAATGTAGTTGCTGTTGTCTCTCATAAAGAATGTAATGGATTACAAAGAGCTGAAAAAGCAAATATTCCATCTGTATTACTTACAACTAATAATGAAGAAAGACATGTTTATGATACTCGTCTTGCAAAATTAGTTAAAACATATAATCCTGATATTGTTGTATTAGCAGGGTGGATGAGAATTTTAACAAATAATTTTATATCACAATTTGACAATATTATTAATTTACATCCGGCATTACCTAAAACTTTTGTTGGAACTAATTGTATTGAAAAAGCATATAACGCATTTCAATCTGGAAAAATTAAATATACTGGTGTTATGGTACATCACGTTATCGAAGAAGTTGATGGAGGAAAAGTTATCGCAACTTCAAAAGTTCCTATTCACCAAAATGATAGTTTAAAAGATTTATCGGACAGATTAAGATCTATTGAAAAGGGTGTTCTTCTTCAAGGAATACAATCTTGTATTTCAGAAATTATATCTCAAAATATTGATAATAGATTGAAAAGTGTAATTAATGGAAAAGTTAGAGATTATCATGATATCGGTTATGACCTTATGCTATTTAATCATAGTGATAGACAAAGTGCTTTTGATAGACAAATTTGTAATATTCCTGGAAAAGGTAAGTTATTAAATTATATTAGTTGCTGGTGGATGAATCAAACACAACATATTATTCCAAATCATATTAAATATTATAATGACCATATTTTGATAGCACAAAAAACTACCCCATTTAAAATAGAAGTAGTTATCAGAGGTTATATCACAGGGTCTACAAAAACAAGCTTATGGACACATTATAACAAGGGAAGTCGCGAATATTGTGGTATTTCTTTTCCAGATGGATTAGTAAAAAATCAAAAATTAGATGAACCTGTTATTACGCCTACTACAAAAGGCGAAGTTGATATTCCAGTATCAAGACAACAAATTGTTGATATGGGATATATGACTAAAAATGAAGTTGATTTTGTATTTGAAAGAGCAATGAACTTGTTTAAATATGGACAACGTAAAGCAAGTGAAAGAGGTTTAATTTTAGTTGATACTAAAATGGAATTTGGGAAAAAAGATGATGGTTCTATTATACTTATTGATGAACTATTTACTTGTGATTCTAGTCGTTTTTGGATGCAAGATACTTATCAACAAAGATTTGATAACGGACAAGAACCACAACGATTAGATAAAGATGCTGTTAGAAATTATATCAGAACTTTATGCGATCCATACAATGAACCTATTCCAGAAGTACCAGTTGATAAAATTCAAAGTGTTAAAAAATGTTATGAAAATCTATATGTCCAACTTTCAGAAGATAATATTTGTGATGATTTTTACAATTATAAATCAGAACAATATTATATTGATGATTATTTTAATAATTATCATGATGCTACTGCTGTAATTATTGCTGGTTCTACTAGTGATCAAAAACACGTTGATAAATTACAAAATGCTTTAAAATCTTCTCAAGTTTATTCTACTGCTTATGTTTCTTCGGCACATAAATCTACTAAAGATGTTTTAAGAATTATACAAAAATATCAAGATAGAAGAATCGTATGGATTACTGTTGCTGGCAGAAGTAATGCTTTATCTGGTGTTATTGCTGCAAATACTTCTAAACCAGTTATTGCTTGTCCACCTTTCAAGGACAAAATGGATATGTTTACTAATATCAATTCCACTTTACAAATGCCTTCTAAGGTTCCTGTTATGACAATTTTAGAACCGGGTAATGTAGCATTAGCTGTTAACAGAATATTCGCATTATAATTTTTTACTATATTTATATAATTAATATATCACCACCACCATCATTATTACCATCATTATTATCATCTCCATTTTCAAATATATTATAAGATTCTAATATATCAGAATTTTTCTCAAATTCAATCTTTTCTGGTAATAATTTTTGTATATCTGACGCAAATTTTGATATATGCTCTTGAACCATTTTACCATAATCATCTTTATCCTTATTATATAAACGTGCGGCATCTGTATTATAAGGATCACCAGCATTTGGATTACGTAATAAATCTGGAATAAATTCATTTAATATACTTAATAAATCATATACTGGAGACCAATCCTTACTTAAAAAATTTAAACAAATCGCACCAGCTTTTGATTCAACATTCGGATGATATATATAATTACAAAAAGATACAAGTGGTCCTTTATATGGATATTGGGGAGGAAAACGGATTCGTAGTTTCCAAATACCATTTCTATAATATGAATCCTCTGGACCATGAAATATAACAAATATTTCATCTAAACTACCTGCTGAAAAATATAGTTGATAACCATTACTCATCAACTTTTTTACATCCAGCATAATTCTACGATTATGAACATTAAAACCTGACATAATTCTCTTCGTATAAATTAAGTAAATAAATAAATTTGTGTATAAAAATAAAAATTAGTTAAATATAAATTATTTTTCATATAAAAATTGACAAATAATTTATATTATAAAAGATGAATGTTTATATTATTAAATGTCAAAATACAAATTTTTATAAAATTGGTGTATCTGATTATATCGAAGATAGATTAAAAAATTTACAAACTGCAAATCCAACAAAATTAATATTAATATCTGGTTTTATTTGTAAAGAACGATTCAAATTAGAAAAAATTATTCATAAAGAATATGAAGATAAAAGAAAAATTGGCGAATGGTTTGAAATTAATGATATACCAAAATTAGAAAAATTTATACGTAATCAAGCATTTATTCTAAATAATGCTTATTATACTTGTGTATATTGTGAATTTAGAACAATATACAAAACAACTTTCGAATTACATACAAAAAAATGTAAGAAATGTAAGAAATGTACCGAAATTGATACTACTGAAATTGATACTACCGAAATTGATACTACCGAAATTGATACTACAGAAATTGATACTACCGAAATTGTAGATAAAGGAAAACCATTTGAATGTCCTAATTGTCATCGTATTTTTACACGACTTTATAACTTAGAAAGGCACTTAAAAAAAAAAAATAAATGTATAAAAGTTGAAAAAATAGAAGAAAAAAAAGAAGAAGGAGTTAAAAAATTTGAATGTAATTATTGTAATAAATCGTATAAACAAAAATGTCATCTAACACGACATCTAAAAACTTGTAAAATAAAAAAGGAAAAACAAAAACAAGAAGAAATACAAAAAGAGAAAGAAGAAATAGTACTAAGACAAAAATTAGTAAAAGAATTGAATATAAATTATAATAAATTATTAAAAAAAACAGAAGTAAAAGAAGAAGAAATAAAACAAGCATTATTAGAATTGGAAACCGAAAAAATGAAACTAATAAGAAAGATTAGAGACAGAGTTTCAAGGATAGAAAAATAAGAGTTTTAATATTTTTAAGACTGCCCAGTCAACGCCCACAGTTTTTGACTCGAAAGTCGTGATTTGGGCGTTGACTGAAACCGACTTAAAAAAGCCCCTTTTTGACCCCTCTCTATTCAAAAAGTAAGACTGATCAGTATAGTCCCAAATGCAACAAAATAAAACTTTTTCTAGAAAAATTTATAATAAAAAAAAAAAACTTTTTTTTT